CCCCGCCCGGCGCGCCCCGTGTGCTCGTGCTGCAACATGAGGCTCCCGCTCCGGCTGGTCGCGGGCGATACCGTCGCCCCCGAGGTCGAGTGCCCCGCCTGCAACGCGCTGCTGCTGCTGCTGCTGCTGCTGTCCTAGTTCCCGCCCCTTCCCCCCGCAAGCTTTAACTCCCTGAATTCAAAGCGCATTTCGCCCGAGCGACGCATCGCGGCGCGCGCTATCCCATTGATTAGAATCAGGTTTTCGCTGCGACGCGCTAGGATGCGTTTTAAGCGCGTTAAACTTTGCGCGAGGGTCAAGATACCGGGGCAAGCTGAAAAACGCCCTGGCGAGGCTTCCAGGGGCCTTGCGCGCGAAGTTTTGCGGGAACCTGAGACGCGATTTCTCGCGTGCGCGCGATCCCCGGGGCCTGGATTCTCTCGGGCGTTGTTGCGGATTCTCACGCGGGCGCGATGGTTTAGCTGGGGGTTTCGCGCGATGGTTTAGCTCGGGGCGCCCGGATTTCGGGGCTCCGGCGTAGCTCCGGAGCGTAGCGTAGCGTGGTACGAAAATTGTTTGAAATTTCAAGGCTTTGCGAAAAAGGGTTGACTTCGCAAAACTTTGTGTCAAAATGTTTGAAAATTCGCAAAACTTCGCGCCCCGCGATGCACCCGTGCTGGCGGGTCGTGCACCTCAACCGAGCATAGGGCTCGGCCTCCGGTGCGTTGCCATCGTTCCTCCGGTACGGGGGCATCGCGGAGCGCGAAGGAGTAGCGAGATCACGCGCGGGGCTACGGCCCAGAAAGGACAGGAGTTGAACATGGCCAAGGAACCCAAGAGCTACGCGGACAAGCTCGCCGACAAGATCGAGCAGGCCCAGCTCGGCGCGGACGCCTGGGAGCACCCGGACTTCCGCTCCGCCACCAAGCGCAGCACCAAGGCCAAGAAGGCGCAGGCGCGCGAGATCGCGCGCGAGGACATGACCGAGGACTGCCAGTTCGCCATCGCGCGCAAGCTCTCGATGGCCAAGGAGATCGCGCGCGAGGTCAAGGCGCACCCCGAGAACCTGGCCGTGCTCGACCCCGCCAGCGCCAAGGCCAAGGCCACCGAGTCCGAGGCCAAGGCCAAGGCGAAGGAGCTGGCCAAGGCCAACAAGGCGCTCGAGGCCAAGCTGGCCGCGCTCGTGACCGCGCTCCAGACCGGCACCGTCACCAAGAAGGTCAAGGCCATCGTGGCCGCCGCGTCGTGCGCGGAGTCCGCGCCCGAGGCCAGCACCAGCACCCCCACCCCGAGCGCGGAGTCGGCCACCAGCCAGGAGGCCGGCAACTAGGATCGCACGCACGCGCAAACCCCCGAAATGGCGCGGCCATGTGCCGCGTCATAGCGCCGGCTGGACCCCGGCGCCTGATGATGGGAGCCTAGCGCCATGACCACGATCACCAAGGCGGACATCAAGCACGCCAAGATGCTCCTCGACGCGGACCCCGTGCCCCCGTCCGAGAGCAGCTTGGTGCCCGTGCTTGACGCGCGCGGCGAACCGACCGGGGAGATGATCTCCGGCGGGGAGCTGCTCGCGCGCCTGGACGTGGCGCGGCTGGCCGAGGCGGACCTGCTCGCGCGGCGCGCGGCGCAGGTTCGCGCGGACGCGCGCGATCCCGAGCTGGGGGTCGAGGGGCACGAGCTGGCCGCCGCCCTCGAGTGGCGCGACCGCGCGGCGGCGCTGCGCGAAACGGTGGCATCGTTCGCGAAGGATCGCGAGGACTTCCGGCGCGGGCGCGGTCGCTGGCGCCCGCTGTCCGTGCACGGGCCGGCCCGGGCGTTCGCGTCCGGCGTCGAGCTGTCGCCCACGGACTACTGCGTGTGCTCCGCGTGCGGCGTGCGGCGCGGGTTGGACAGCGAGGGCACGGTGCACGGCAAGTACCGCCTGAGCAAGCGGGCGCCGGCGCAGCACTGCGCGGGCGTGTTCAAGCGAGAGTGGTCGGCGCCGGAGCGCTCGGAGCGCTTCGCGGTCGCGGCGGCGCGCGAGGCTGGCCGCCGGATGGCGCAGGAGTCCGGGTCCTCGGTCGAGTACGTGGACGTGCGCGATGCGAGCGGTACTTGGCTGCGCACCGAGGCGCGCGCGGAGGTGGGGTACGAGCTGGTGCTCCGCGCGGAGGAGCAGCTGCGCCCGGCCAAGGTGCCCGGCCCGGGCGGTATCGTGGAGCGCGGCGAGGCGCGGCAGATCGCCCGCGCGGAGCGCGCCGCGGACGTGGCGTGGGCCTTGCGGCGTACCGAGGCGCGTGCTCGGCTGGAGGATCGTAAGGCGGGTCGAAAGAACCACGGCAAGCGAGGAGGTAGACGCGGCGGGCGGTAGCGCCCGCTTTCCGGCGCGCATACTTGGCGTGGCGCGCCCCAACAACCTGGTGATGTCGCGCTCCTGCTCGTGAACAGTGCACGGGTTCAGTGCAGCGTGGCCAGTCTGTGCGCCGAAGCATGGGTGAATTGCGCCCGTGTGCCAGGTGCTAACAGTCCGAAACGATAGGACAAGTCTGCAAAGTGCCCAAGTGTGCCTTTGGTGTGCCTCATGTGCACGCGATAGGGCACGTTTCGGCACGCCCGAGCACGGGTTTGGCACGCCCGAGCACGGGTAAGGGCACACCAGGGCACACCCCGAGCACACGACTGGCACATCGCGCGGCATCACCCCGAAACCGCAAAGGAAACTGGCAATGCGAGTGAGCATGGCGGCAAGCAACTATGGCCCGGTCCGCAACCTGGACCACCTGGGCGCGGCCAGACCGCGGCGCCTGAGCATGCGCGAGGCCATCGAGGCGCGCGCGAAGCAGGCGCAGGCGCTCGTGACGGCGCGCGCCGAGTGCGAGTGCGCGGCGACGCGCGAGCGCGAGCGCGCGGAGGCGGAGCGCGCAGCCGAGCTGGCCGCGGAGCTGCGAGCCGAGCGCGAGCTGGCCCGCTTCCAGCGCCAGCTGGACGCCGAGGCGCGCCAGGACGACCGGCGCGTGGCCCGCATCCTGCGCGAGTTCACCCGCGAGCTGGACCGCCAGGCCAAGCGCGAGCGCAACGCGGCGCGGCGCAAGGCGCGGCGCGAGCGCGCCCGCCGGCACCGCGAGTACCTCGCCCGCGAGGCGCGGCGCGCGGCGGCCAGGCGCAAGCGCTACTCCCTGGTGTGGCGCGGGTCGCAGCCCCCGGCGTGGGCGGGTACCCCGGCCACGCAGCCGAGCGCGCGCAGCCGGGACCTGACCCCGCAGCCGGCCCCCAAGCCGGACACCCTGACCGCCACCGTGGCCGAGTACATCGCCGCCAGCGAGCGCGCGTGCGCGGCCCTGCTCCCGCTGCTCGACGCCTGCGAGCCCGAGCTCGAGACCAGGCGCTTCGACCCCGAGGACTACACCAACCCCGACCGCGGAGCCTACTCGGGCTCCGCCCTGGAGGTGAGGCACATGGACCGGGACGACCTGGACCTGTACGACGAGACGCAGCGCGACGAGCTGGCCTGGGTGTACCTCGGCCACAACGCCGTCGTGCGCCCGACCCACGCCTCGGTCGCGGCGCAGGCCCTGGGAGCCTGCCCGCCCGAGCTGGAGGCGCGGACCGACTGGGCCGCCCTCGAGGCCACCTGCAACGTGCGCATCCCCGAGGGCGCGGCGCCCGGGAGCCTGACCCCGGAGCGCGCCCGCGAGTTGATGCGCGTGGGCTCCGCGCCCGCTCAGCCGGCCAAGCCCGAGCTGCGCTTCTAGGAACACCAAGAACAGCCAGCGCCACCAGGCGAGGACCGGAGGTGCAGCCATGCCACCAGCCTGGGGAAAGCCCAGGCGGCCGGACCGAGCCGGTCCTGGCCTGGTGGCGCTGGCGCATCCGGAGGAACGACCATGCTGACCGCCCTGACCATCATCATCCTGCTCGCCGCCGGCGTGGCCGGCTGGGGCATGTACCTGCACAGCCAGGCGACCGCGCGGCGGCGCGTCGCCCTGCGCGAGAAGCTCAACCGCCTGGCCGGCGACGGCCCGGGCCTGGCCATGGCGCGCTTCCAGCGCAGCCTGGAGCGCGCCCGGAGCGAGGAAGCCCTGCGCGCCCGTGGCATCACCCCGGGCGTGGCCCGGGTCCAGCTCGAGCTCGACTCGGCCGAGTGGGAGAGTAGCCGTGCGCGGTGACACCCTGCCCAGAAGCGATACCAGGTGTGGTCCCGAGGCCGTGAGCCCGGAGCCCCCGGCACGCGGCGCGGAACAGCCGGCGCCGAGCGAGCTGCGCTCGTTCTGCGAGGCCGTGCAGGAGCTGGCCAGCCGCGACTCGCACAGCCGGCCCCGCTTCGAGCGCATGCTGCTCGAGTGGGCTCGGTCGCTGCACAACCGCCTGCCCGTGAGCGCGTCATGATCCGCACCAGCCTGCTCGTCCTGGGAATGCTGCTCGGCCTGAGCCTAGCCGCCGGCTGGGCCACGGCCAAGCCGCGTAGCAACTGGGCCAGACACGAGGCGGTCTGCCTGCGCGGCGAGATCGCCGTGTGCGCGCAGCCGGTCAGCCAGCGCTCGCCCGTGGCCGTCCGACCCTACCGGGTCCAGGGCAGCCGGACCTGGCGCGTGGCCTTCGACATCGAAACCGGCGCGGCGGGAGCCGCGCCCATCTGCTCGTGCAGCCGGACAGCCGACCGCTCCTCGGTCGTGCTGACCTGCACCTGCACCGGGAGGTAGGACCATGAAGACCAAGGCCAACGTCGCAGCCGCGCCGTGCAAGTGCTCGAGGAGCGCAGCCGGCGAGATCAAGGTGGGGATCGTCGAGCCGGCCCTGGGCCTGCGCCCGGCGCGCATGGTCTGGCTGTCCGCGAACGAGGTCATCGCCCGCTTCGGCGTCGAGCGCGGCGCCGAGCTGGTCGCCCGGGCTCGCGAGTCCGTCGAGAGCACATAGCCATGCGAATCATCCGGAACACGCGCGGAATGAAGTGGGCTGAGCGGGCCTGGGATCCCGTGGTGGGCTGCACCAAGATCAGCCCGGGCTGCAAGAACTGCATGGCGGAGCAGTCGGTGTGCCGCTGGAACAACGTCCTGTATCCGCCGGGCTTCCACCCGACCGAGTACCCGGACGAGCTGCTCGTGCCGGCACGCGACAAGACCCCACGCAACATACTGGTCGCGCCGCTCGGCGACCTGTTCCACAAGGACGTCTCGTCGCGCTTCATTCGCCGGGTCATGCGCGTGATGCGAGACACGCCGTGGCACACCTACTACCTACTGACCAAGCGGGCTGAGCGGATGCACGACCTGCTTTCCTCGCTGAACTTCTGGCCCTTGCCGAACGTGCGAATCGGCACGTCGACCGAGAACCAAGAGTGGTACGATCGGCGCATCGCTTCGCTCGTAACAACGCCGGTGCATCACAGCTCGTTCCGCTACCTGTCGTGCGAGCCATTGCTCGGGCCCATCGAGCTGGGCGAGCGCGTGCGGGACATAGGCTGGGTGATCTGTGGTTGCGAGCGCGGTCGCGGCTCGCGCTTGGCAGACGCCGCCTGGTTCGCGGAGCTCAAGCGCCAGTGCCAGGCAGCCGGCGTCCCGGTCTACCACCACAGGTCCCACGACATCCAGGACTTCAACCGTCCGGGCTGGCTGTGGCAGCGCGCCAAGGCGAACGTGAGCGCGGCCCCGTGCTCCTGCGAGAACGGCCTGAGCCTGACGTTGCACGTCCCGGAACGCCTGGCGAAGTCGCGCAAAGCCGTGGCCAAAGCCCTCGCCGCCGCGCGCCCCGACGAGTTCATCAAGCTGCTCGTGCCGTAAGTTCTTGACGGTGCGCAACTCAACCTGTATCATGGAAGGCGGGTTGGGAGGGAGGCATGTTGTTGTAGGCTATGCCCCTCTCGCAGCCGCTCCCCGCTCATGAACATCGGCCCCATGCTCGAGGCGCTGCCCGAGCTCCTGCCCTTGCCGTGGCGCAACGGGATCTGCGAGGTCAGCCGGGAGCAGGCGCGGCAGCTGCTGCGCAGCCTGGCGCCAGGTGCAGGATTCCCTCGGCCGGGTTGGGAGGTCTGCCTGGTGGTGGAGGAGTCTGGAAGCTGGCGCAGCTCGGTCTGGCTGGTGAACCAGGCGCATCCGGCGAACCTGGAGTTCATCCTGGGGCTGGGCGTTGCCAAGAGCCCCTTCTACCTGCGCCTCGACTGGCGCAGCATCGTGAGGTTCACATGATGACCAGCAAGAGCAAGCACCCCTTCGACTCGGCGCCGCTCGGCACGCCGGCCCTCGAGGTCTGCGCGGCCTGCGGTCAGGAGACGGGCAGCGTACTGCTCAAGACGCGGGGGCGCATCGGCGGCCAGGACTACTCGGGTCCACACCACGTGGCGATGGAATCGTCGCGCTGCGAGTTCTGCCGCTTCCTCGAGATCTGGTGCGCGTCCGAGAAGCACGACCCCAAGACCATGGGCAAGGTCGGGGCGGCCAAGATCGTCGAGGGCAGCGGCGCGAGCGAGCGCCTGGTCGCGTTCGTGCCCTTCACCGAGCACGAGGACCTGAACAAGACGCTCGCCGATGGCACGCCGTTCACGTTCCAGCACGGCATGGTCATCAGGGCGTCGCGCGACGGCGACGACTCGACCCGCTTCAGCCTGGTCGAGATCGTCAAGCCGGGCGTGTGACTTGTGGCGCTCAGACCGTCCACCGTGGCGCGCCGGCTGGCGCGACTGCACGAGGCACACGAGCAGCGCATCGAGGCCCTGGCCGCGAAGGCGCGCGCCGAGATCGTCATCCCGTTCTGCGACCGGCATGGCGTGTGGTTCGTGTCCGGGATGGGCGTGTGGTCCTTCGAGAAGCTGCTCGGCAAGCCCATCAAGCCCGGCGAGCCCGGCGAGCCCGGGGACCGGATCACCAGCCTGGACTGGGACCAGTTCATGGACGAGGGCTTCGCCGCGACCGACTCCGAGTTCCCCGAGGACCGGGAGTGGGTGGAGCAGCGACGCCCGCCGGAGGGCTACGCAGCCGTCCGCGAAGTCGTCGAGCTCGAGGTGCCAGGAACCCAAGCCTGGGGCGGAGTGACCGGAACGCTCGGCCTCTACATGGAGGATTACAAGCCATGCTCACCGACGGACTGATCAGCCAGGTGCAAGTCGCAACTGGAACATTGGAAGCAACCTTGACACTTCTGCTCGTCTCGGCCATGCTGCTCATCGGAGGGGCCGTGATGATCGGCCTGGTGGGCTACGCCCAGAGCTGCATCGCCTGGCGCTGGGTGGACTGGCAGGAGGACCGGCGAGACGAGCACCGCTACTACCTGCTGGACGCCCTGCGCAGGATGCAGGGCCTCGGGCTCAGCCCACACGTCATCATCCGGCTGGCCCTCCACGAGGCGCAGCAGCGCAGCACGTTACCCTCCGCCAGGGGCTGGCTGTTCGCCAAGTCGCAGTGACGATAAGGCGGGTGCTGGAATCATTGGGTTTTTCGAGGGAGCTAAGTACTTGATCTCGATCATCGCTGGAGCGTAACAAGTACTTGTTATCACACGTCAACCCCCGTGAAATTCCCTTACCTTCCACGAAAACTCGAGATCTCTAGGAGTACAAGCTCATGGTCGGTATGCCCAGCAGCATAGACCAAGCCGTCGCAGCGGTAGCCCCCATCATCGAGCACGCCCAGCGCATCCTGGAGCGGTGCCGCGAGGACGGCGACTTCCCGCCGACCTTCTTCGTGTTCACGGCGCACCGCGGCGTGGACATCATCGGCATGGAGTGGGAGAGCCCGGACGCCAAGGACCGCGCCGCGGTCGCCATGCGCCTGATGGCCGTGGCCGCCCAGCCGCTCGGCCTGTGGGGCGTCATGCTCATCACGGACAGCCGGGTGTGGGAGGTCAACGTCAACCAGATCGCGGCGGCCACCGGTCGCACCGTGGAGTGGGTCGAGCAGCTGCTCCGGGACGAGCCGGACGAGATCCGCCGGTTCGTCAAGCCGACCGACTGCCTGCTCGTCTCGCTCGAGACCTACCTCGGCGACTACCAGGTGCAGCTCAAGTACGACCGCCTCGAGGATGGCCGGGTCGCCTGGCACGCGCCGGACGTCAAGCCCCCGAGCCAGCAGAGCGAGGGCCGCTTCGTGAACATCCTGCCGCCGCTGCCCAGCACGGGAGCTCAGGCATGAGCCGGAGCCTGTACGGCGGGGGCTGCTCGTTCGGCCCGGGCATCGAGGTCTCGATGGGCGAGGTCCACAAGGGCTTCGCCGGCACCTGGTGGCGCCACGACGTGGTGCGCCTGCACGGCCAGGAGATCGGCCGCTTCCAGGTGCGTCGGCTCTGGCACGGCAAGCGGATCGGGCACCGCATCGAGTGCATCACGCTCGACATGGGCAGCGCCGCCGTGATGGGAGCCCAGCTCGACTGGCTCGTGCGGAGGGCGCAGCCATGATGAGCAACAAGCGCTGCCGCGAGATCCTCGCAAAGCACGAGCTGCCCGAGCCGCCAGCCGGCGAGCTCACCGACGTGCGGTGGATGGCCTACGGCAACGAGTGGTACATCGAGATGGTGGGCGGCTGGGTGTACTGGCTCGACCCCCGCGACCGAACCTGGAAGCGCACGATAGGAATCCACCCATGAGCGGCTTGCTCCCCATCACCCCGCAGCTCGTCCGGGTCAAGCTCTGGCGTGCGCAGGTCGGGCAGGTCGAGGGCGTGGACGTCAGCCGGAAGTCGGCCGGCCCCCTCGGCCTGCCCTTCGCCCCGCCCTGGGACCTGGTGATGGGCTCGAAGCAGGGGCGCATCGACTGGACCGAGTACCGCGGGCGCTACCTGCAACAGCTCGTTGCCATCGGGAGCGGGCCGGTCGCCGCCCTGCACGAGGAGGGCGTGCGCCAAGGCGGCGAGCTCTGCCTGCTCTGCTACTGCCGGGACGGCGCGCGTTGCCACACGACGCTGCTCATCGAGTACCTGGCCATGTGCTACCTGATGCACTTCGAGGTGAAGCTGTGAGCGACGAGCACTGCTACTGGACGATCGACGGCGTGCCGGCGTGCTCGAGCCCCCACACCTGGGGGCCGGACATCGACCCGCCGTTCGCCTGCGCCGGCTCGAGGCGCGTGCTCGAGCGCATGGTGCAGCGCTTCGAGGTCTTGCGCCCGGGGCACGTGGTGGAGATCAAGCCGGGGCGCTGCCCGGAGGGCGGCCTCGGCCGCGAGGGGAAGTGGTCATGACCAGCAAGTACGACCCCGAGCACGAGCCCGAGAAGTACTGGGCCATCAGCTGGCTCTGCGAGGCGTGCTTCGCCGAGGGCGACAACGCCGAGTGGCAGCTCGCCGAGGGCAAGTGCCCCAAGTGCGGGAGCGAGAAGGTCGGGCGCACGGCGTCCGTGCTCAGGCACGTGCAGACCGGGGAGATCATCTGGGGCGGGGACTACTGGTGCGACTGCTGCGCCGACTCGCTGCTGCCCGGCGTGCTCTTCCCGTGGGACGAGGACGTCGGCCACGCCGGCGTCGAGAAGTGCGACACCTGCCAGATCTACCAGTACGACGACGACGCAGCCGCGGCGCTCGCTAAGCTGCTCGGCCCGGAGTACGAGGTGCATTCGTACCAGGTGTTCGAAGACCCGAATGCGGCGGGCGCGTTCCGCTTCGCCGTCTTCCCAGCCGGCCCGGGCAAGGCGCCGCTCACGTTCGACGAGGGGCGCGCGCTCTGGTACCGGGTGGCCGAGAGCCGGATCAAGCCCAAGCCGACACTGCCCGTGCGGCGTCTGCCTGAGCTCAAGGCTCGGACCAAGGAGTAGAGCCATGCCGTGCGACACCCGCTACATCCAGGAGCAGCAGCGCAAGGAGCGCGAGGCCGCGCTCGCCGAGCTCCAGCGCCAGATCCAGCAGGGCAAGATCATCCTGGAGAAGGCGCCCAACGGGCAGGTCCGCATCCGCAACTGGGGCGAGACGGTGACCGCGAAGTCCGGCTGGCACGAGAGCTGTGTGCTCGACAAGATTGCTCGGTCGGGCAACTGGCTCATCAAGGCCAAGCTCAAGGCACTGGGTATCGACGCGAAAGCATTGATAGAACAGCACGCGGCCAACCACAGGCGTTGACATAGCAACCGACTTTCACGTACTGTATCAGTATGCGAGATGGCCATGACGAAGAAGCGCGACGACGAGAAAGCATTGCCGGTCTGTCATTGCGAACGTTGCGGACACGACTGGCGCCAGCGCAAGCCGGGCAAGCCGGTGCGCTGCCCCCGTTGCGGAAGTCCCTACTGGCAGACGCGGCCTCGCTCGCCACGTTGAGAGCACAGGTGCTTGCGCGACGTGGGCTCGCGCTCGAACCATGGTTCTGGCGGCAAGTGCAGAGGCGCGGCGAGTGCTGGTTGTTCCGACCAGATGGCAAAGGCGATCGATACAGCCGCGTGTATGTAGACACCGGCGATGATCCAACCAGCATGCCGGCGCATCGATTGGCCTATGCCCTGGTCTACGGCCCGGTGCCGGTCGAATTGTACGTCTGCCACGAGTGCAATGTGAAGCGCTGCGTGCGCCCTAGCCATCTCTACTTGGCAACAGCGCGGCAAAACACATTGGATGCGCTTCGTGACGGTCTCATGCCACACGGCGAGTCGCATGGCATGGCGCGCCTGACACTCAAGCAAGTGCGCTGGGTGCGACGGATGTACAACATCGGTGAATTGAGCACGGTTGGGCTAGCCGAGAAGTTGGGGACCACACATGGCGTGATCTCCAACATTCTGCGTGGCGTGACTTGGGCTTTCGACTTGCAAACCGATGGGCATGCGGATCGTCGTGTTTCGAGCTTCGCGCCGCGGCGAAAAATCGATCCCGAGCGCAAGCTCTTGGCTGCGCAACTTTACCTCGGTGGACTCCGAGCCGCCGAGGTAGCCGAGGAGCTCGACGAATCCGAAGGGCTCGTGAAGACGTGGCTGCGCGATGTGGGTGCTAGAAAGGACCGTTGGGCGAAGCCTGATGAGCTCGTGCTGGCCGAGCGGCTGTATTGGGCTGGCGTAAGCACCAACGAGATCGGCCGGCGCTTGGCGCGCAGCCAGGGCACGATCAAGTATTGGGTATTCATCCACGGATGGAAACGGCGGAAGGCGGATCGGTGACCATTACCTTCAGGTGTGGCACGTGGCTCGCGAAGCAGCGGCTCGAGGCCATGCTCAAGCCGTTGGGCATGAAGCCGAAGGACCTCATCGCCGCCCACGGACACGAGCACTAGGACATGGCCATGGACCTGCACATTCATCGACAGCGGCACACGAAGTGGAACTCCTGGTGGCTGCTCGACGCCAAGGGTATCCCCCTTTGCCGAGTCTGCCCGGAGTGCCTTGCCGCAGCCCGGGCGCAATACGCCCCCGAGGTTCTCGGGGAACGTGGCCGGTACGAAGACCTGGTCGCGCGGACTGTCGCCGTTCATCCTTGGACCCTGCGAGCTCTGGGGCGGGCGCGTCTCGAAGAACATGGAGAACGCCTGGCAATACTCCAAGGTCTACGGCGAGTTCCTGCGCCCCCGGGTGCCGGGTGACTCGCTCGGGCCACACGACATGGGCATGGCCATCGACCTACCTCGTTGGCTTGAGTGGGCCACGGCTGGCTGGGCCAAGTCGCGGGCCGATCGCTACCCGATGGGCAGGGGCAGGACGCCGGCCTTCTCCTACTGGGACGGCATGCACTTCGGCTACATCGAGGCGCGAGCCAAGATCTACGTACCGCTCTATTGGAATGCTGCGCGTGGAACCGACGCCTGGCAGCTTCTCGTTGGCGCGTGCCGGGTGGCAGAGAGCGCGAGGCAGGACCTCGTGCTGCGCGACTTCGACGGCTACGACCACCGGGCGCTGGGCATGTCGCTGATCGACGTGCTCAACAGCCCAGGTCGCAAGATGGGCCATGCCTTCGTGCTGGCCATGATGCTCAAGGAGCTGGGGATCGAATGAGCCCGGAAACCGACTACTGGGAAGAGGACCCGGACTATCCGGTCGCCGACTGGAAGTACGAAGTCGCCAACGGCAACACCAGAATGGGCTACTGGGAGTGGGTCGAGTGCAACCGAGACGGGGAAGCGGCCGATGAGGCCGAGTCCGAGTCCGCGATCGGGGATCAGCCATGAACGCACAGAACAAACAGCAGGAGCTGCTGAACCTGCTCAAGGCGAAGTTCACATTGCTGTATCTCGTGACGGGCGAGGAGCGCCGGGCGCAGGCCGCGGCCATCGCCGTGGCCGAGGCCCTGAAGATGGACGCCTACCTCTGGTCCATCACGGGCGGCATGCTCAAGGTGGGCGACAAGGAGCCGGCACCCTGCGACGATCCGATGGCCGCGCTCATGTTCATCCAGGAGGCCAAGGGCCGCGGGCTCTTCGTGCTCCGGGACTTCGACCCGTTCATCGAGCAGGGCGGCGCGAACGTCGCCAACATCCGCAAGCTCAGGGAGCTCGCGGACGAGCTCGCCAACGCGAAGAAGGCCGACGCCCGAGCCATCGTCATCCTGAGTCCGAAGCTGGTGCTGCCGGATTCGCTCCGCGCCACGACGGTTGTCATCGAGTGGCCGCTCCCGGACAAGGAGGAGTTGCGGTCGACCGCCGAGGCGGTGGTGAGCAGCCTGCCAGCCGACCTCAAGGTGGAGCTTCCGAAGGAGCCAGCCGCGCTGGCCAGCCTCATCACCGAGGTCTCCACCGCATCGCAGGGGCTGACGCTGATCGAGGCGCAGAACGCTTTCGCCTTGTCGGCGATCAAGCACAAGACCATCAAGCCGGGCGAGGTCTCCTCCTACAAGGAGCAGGCTGTCACCAAGAGCGGACTTCTCGAGTGGCGCAGGCCCAAGGGTGGATTCGATCGGGTCGCCGGCTTGCTCGTGATGCGGCAGTGGTTGGTCGAGCGCCGCGAGGGTTTCAGCGAGGAAGCTCGCAAGTACCGTCTCGATACGCCGAAGGGTGTCCTCTGCACAGGCGTGCCTGGCTGTGGCAAGTCCGCCATGGCCGACGCAGCAGCCTTCGAGTGGGGTGTTCCACTCCTCGGCTGGGATGTCGGCAAGACCTTCGGCAAGTACCAGGGGCAGACCGAGGACCAGACACGGCAGGTCATCGCCACGGCCGAGGCGGTGGCCCCCTGCATTCTTCGCGTGGATGAAATCGAGAAGGGCTTCTCGGGCATGGGAGGATCGGGCGATGCGGACGGCGGCTCGTCCAATCGCATGTTCTCCACATTCCTGACCTGGATGCAGGAGAAGACTTCGCCGGTCTTCGTGTTCGCCACGGCGAACGACGCGGACAAGCTGCCCGCCGAGCTGCTCCGCAAGGGCCGCTTCTCGGAGGTCTTCTTCGTCGACCTGCCGAACGAGGAGGAGCGCGAGGGTATCTGGCGCGTGCACATCGGACTTCGCGGTCGCGACCCTGAGAAGTTCGATCTGGCCGAGCTGGTCGCGGTGTCCGACAGCATGAGCGGAGCCGAAATCGAAGGTACGTTGGTCGACGCGATGTTCGCCGCCTTCGCGCGCAAGGAGGAGATCGCCACGCAGCACATCCTCGAGGCCGCCAAGAACACCGTGCCGCTCAACAAGATGGCGCCCGAGCGCATCGAGAAGGTGCGATCGTGGGCCAAGGGCAGAGCACGCCTGGCCTCGGCCCCGGTCGTCGCCAAGAGGCCCGCCAGCGACAGGTTCAGCGAGCTCGCTTGACAGGATGATTTACCTTCTCCAGACTAGCTAGTCATGGGAAGGAAAAGACCAAGCGAGTTCAAGTGCAAGAAGTGCGGCGGCCCATGGACCAAGGATAGCGCCAAGGGGCTCTGCGCCAGGTGCTACCATCGCGCATGGGTCGCGGCCAACCGCGAGCGGGACAGGGCGCACAAGAGCGCGCACTACGAGCGCGGCAAGCGCGCGGGCCTGCCCGCGCAGCAGCGAGACAAGCGCTACTTTGACGGCAAGCGCGCCCGCGCCGTCGAGCGCGATGGCTCACGCTGCGCGAAATGTGGGCGTAAGGTGCGCACGAAGGGCAGCTTGATCGTCCATCACAAGGACGGTCGTGGGCGTGGATGCGCGCAGCCAAACAATCGGCTGAGCAACCTGGAGACAGTCTGCCGCCGATGCCATCCGTCACAGCACAAGTTGCGTCGGTGGTCACGGCAGCATGATGCCTGCCGGATCTGCGGCAGAGAAGATCGCAAGCACAATGCACACGGCCTCTGCGTCGCGTGCTACAGCCGCCTAGAGTATCAAGGCGAGCTCGCAACCTTCATCGAGCGAGGTACAGAATGTCCGGCAACGAGAAGAAGACCGCCATCCAGAAGGGCCTGACCATCGCGGGGCAGCACCTGTTCGGCGATGTCAACAAGGACCGCCGCGAGCGCCTGAAGAAGGCCGGCGCCGTGTACGACTCAAAGGGGAACACCTGGGTCTGCCCGAACGAGCAGGTCTACCAGGCCTTCACCGTCGAGCTCAAGATCGGCCAGCCCGTCGTGGCCGCGCCCCCGCCGGGCGCCAAGCCGGTCCAGCCCGCGCTGCCCCAGCCGGCCAGCCCGCCGCCGGCCAGCCTGCCCGTCGTCAAGCTCGTGCCGAAGCCGGCCGAGCCGCAGCCGGCAGCCGTCCCGGCCGCCCAGCCGGTCGAGGCGCAGCCGCAGGAGCCGCAGGGCCTGGCGCTGGTGCAGGGCAAGAAGATCCTGCAGATCCCGCCCTCCTACATCGTGGTGCAGGAGGTCAAGGTCCAGGGCGACATCCGCTACACGCACCTCGACGAGGAGAACAGCTCGTCCGAGGACTCGGATGGGACCAAGGTGGCCAAGACCAAGCGCACCACCGAGACCGTCATCAAGGACCCGGAGGAGTTCCAGCGGGCGCGCTACATGGCGGGCCAGCTCCGCGGCTCCGTGCGCAAGCTCGGCCAGGTGCTCCAGTCGGGCGTCATCCTGGTGCCCGTGGCCAAGGAGAAGGAGCTCGACGAGGCCATCTCCACCAGCCGCACCGAGGCGACGTCCTTCAACCGCGAGGCCAAGCACCACTTCGTGCGGGTCTCGATGCTCAAGAGCTTGATCACCACCGACGCCGAGGCCGCGGCCAGGGACATCGCCTGGAAGTTGCAGGAGACGATGGCCGAGCTCAAGACCGCGCTCGAGCAGTGCGACGTCGAGCGCATCAAGAGCATCACCGACAACGCCAAAACCCTGACCCGCATCATCCCGGCCCGGGAGGCGAACCAGCTCAGCGCCGCGCTCGCCAACGCGAACGCCACGCGCAAGTACATCCAGGACGAGCTCAAGAAGAAGGGCAAGCAGATCGAGGACGTCCAGGCCGAGGTCCGCCGGACCAGCCTCGGCCCGGTCGAGAGCGCCCGCATGATGTTCTTGGAATATGCCGCGCCCGTAGAAATGGAGTACGCCGGAGCGACCGACGTCGAGCGCTTCGCCGAGATGGACTCGCAGGAACCGCAAGCGGCGACGTCCGCCGTCGCTGTGAATGGGGACCGGTTCGACCTGTAGTTCGCGCACCAGCTTGCAATTCCGCACTTGCCTCGGAATATGTTCCTGGATACACTGGTCAGTATGCCACAGGACATCTTCAAGTGCAAGAGCTGCGGAAGTCCCAACATGAAGGGGCGGGCGAGGGGCCTCTGCCGACGGTGCTACCTGGCCGACTACAAGCGATGCAACGCCGCGCGCTTGAGGGCGCGACAGAAGGAATACGCCGAGGGTTGGTACCGACGGAACGCACGGCAGAAGCGCGCGAGCGTGCTCGCCTATCGCACCGGAGGCAACCGGGAGCGAGCATTGGAACGGGCTGGCTATCGCTGCGAGAAGTGCGGCGAGCGCCGGCATCGCCTGTTGGGCGTGTGGCATCTGGACGGACGCAACTGGCGGCACGAGCAGCCCAACCACGCGATCGGGAACCTGATCGTACTGTGCCGTCACTGCGCTCCGATCATCTTGCTTCGCCATGGCTGGAGCGACGAGCCGGGTTGCTATCCACGGTGCCTGAACTGCGAGCGAATCGACCGGTCGCACATGGCGCACGGCCTCTGCACCGCCTGCTACCAACGCCTGGGTTCATCTCAGCGGTTGTTCATCCGCGAGGTCCGGGCGGAGGACGCAAGCGAGGCCGACCGTGCGCGGTTCTGGCAGCACGTGGATCGTCGCAGCTCCGCGCCGTGCTGGCTATGGACCGCCTCTGGCACCGATGGGGGCTATGGCTATGCGAGGGCAGGGCGCGTCAGGGTGCTGGCGCACAGACTTTCTTTCGCATTGGCGAACGGGGCGGCCGAGCAGAACGTGCTGGTGTGTCACTCGTGCGACACGCCGGAGTGCGTGAACCCCGCGCACCTCTTCGCCGCCACATCGGAAGACAACATCCAGGATGCCATTCGCAAGGGACGCATGCGTTGGCAACGAAAGGATCAACCCGATGACCATCCGTGAAGCCATCGAGCGGCTTGAAGCCCTGCGCCTCGAGTCGCCGCTCGGCGAGGGCACTGTGCTCGCCGTCTGCCTGCTCGACTCGGAATTGCCCTACGTCGAGGTGAAGGACATTCGCCTCGAGCGCAGCGACGACGGCGCGCTGGTTGTCATCGACGCGCCGGAGCCGAGGTGAACATGAGTACTCGCTGCGACGCACGCACCGGCAGCGGAGAGCGCTGCCGGTGCAAGATCAGCCGGGACCACGGAACGGTCTGGGCCGAGGCGCCCGGCTGGCTCGGGCCGGAGCGCCTCGTGCTCTGCGACAACCACCGTCGTATGCTTCAGCGCGGCGGGTACCTGATCGACAGGCACGGCCGCGGCTGGCGCGCGCACTTCGTGGACGCCAGCCGCGCTCACTACTACCTGGTGCCAGCACGGTGCAAGGCGCGCATGCCTGGCGCCTTCACGGAGGGAACCCCGCAGCCAGCCGTGCCCCACGGCCGGTGCGGCTTGAACCTCGGGCACGATGGGCCGCACACGCTGCTTGCCGAGAGCGGGGCGCCCTGGTTCGGCAAGGGCGACAGCGACTAGGGCCTTGCGAAAATCACGCGAGTAGGATATGCTTTCCTGCCCGCTGCGGGAGGGTGCGAGCATGGGCTATCAGCCGCGAGATCGCTTCGACCTCAAGAGCTTGCTCATCATTGTGGGCGTGGGCCTGGTCGTGCTCTTCATCATCGGGGCCATGGCGACGATGTTCTACCGCGAGGCCACCGACCCGTGCCGGTGCACCGAGCGCAAGTGCTGGACGGTCATCGGCATGACGACCGACGAGAAGGGCTACGGCCACACGACCAGCCACGTCGAGTGCCGGTGCCTCAAGAAGTGGTGTCCGGCGGAGGCGTGCAAATGACCGAGGGCGAGAAGCTGGTGTGGGCCGCGGCCTACGCTACCAAGTACATGGAGAACATGCAGCCGTCGCGCATTCCGAAGGAGTGCCTCGTGCCGAGCGGTGACAAGAAGTGGCACGAGTGGGAGCAGAGCCAGGTGGCGAATGCCATCGAGCACGCTTCCTGCGCGGTGCGCTACATGCGCGAGGCCCAGACCAGGGTGCGCGAGGGCTGGGGTCCGGGGAGCGAGACGTACCTCATGCTCGAGGAGATGCTGCTCAGATGAGACGCAACAGCACACTGCCGAAGCGCTGGGAGCAGGAGGGCTGGGTTGACCTCTGCTCCGACGTCAACTGGGAGGACTACCACGGGATGTGGGGCAAGAAAGGCCCGGACGGCGCGTGGTACGTCCTGAAGTTCACCAACATGATCGACGCCGCCGGCGAGCGCGGGGCCAAGGAGATGGGCATTCGCTACGAGTGCGCGCTCGTGCGGGTCGACCTCGCCGCGCTGCCAGCCGAGAAGAAGTTCGCGACGCTCCGGGAGTTCTCCGGCTGGGAGCGCCAGGACGACGAGGCGCGCGAGCAGACCATCGTCTACGGGCTGGCGAGCTCGGGCTGCGCCGCTCCGCTCCACGAGGAGCAGGACTGGAACTACCCGGCCCGGGTGCGCGCGGCAGCCAAGCGCGAGGCCGATGCCATCATGAACGACTACGACCGGCGCGAGAGCCTGCTCGACCGGCCATTCAACGCCATCGGCACCACGGCCCGTGAGGTCGGACAGGACGACCTGCTCGCCGGCCTGCGCCGGCACGCGGTGAATCCGCAAGCCGAGCCGGACCCGAAGAAGGACCTGATGCTCCGGTTGCAGACCGCGCCGATCAAGCAGGTCAAGCAGCGCGACCTGACGGGCGAGTGCTTCCTGGTCCAGATCTATGGCACGTCGTACTGCGCCCAGTGCGAGGCCAAGGACACGCCGGACTGCGGCGGCCAGGAGATCCGCAAGACCGGCAAGAACGAGAAGGGCCTCGAGGTCGGAAGGACGGGACTCTGATGCGATTCGTGCGGCTTCACGATGACGGGGGCTACCCGGTCTTCATCAACCCGGAGGCGGTCGAGCGCGTGGTCCGGCGCGGCACTCGCGGTGGGGCTCCGTCGTCTACGTGACCGGCCAGCCGGTCCACGTGGAGGAGCCGCCCGAGGAGGCCGCGCGGATCATCGAGGAGCGGACGCCCTGGCGCGATGTGCCCCCGACGAAGATGCCAAGCCACGGAGCACCGCGATGAGCGACTATCCCGAGCACGAGAAGCTCAAGAAGATCCAGGAACGGAGCCAGGCCTGCGGCGAGTTCCTCGAGTGGCTTCAGGACGAGAAGAACTTGGTCCTCTGCCACCGGCCCGACTTCGAGACCGAGGAGGATGAAGAGGACCAGGAGGGCGAGTACTTCCCCGCACCGATCAGCAAGATGCGCCTGCTCGCCGAGTTCTTCGACATCGACCTGGACAAGCTCGAGGACGAGAAGCAGGCGATCCTCGGGCGATCCTCGAGGAGCAGCGCCGGCTGAACGAGCCCCGGCCCTACGCCGTCTACTCGTTCTCCGAGGAGCTGTGGTGGTCGAACGAGCTCGGCTGGGGAACGCTCGAGCTGGCCACGAAGTTCACGGACGACGAACGGCTATCGCTGCACCTGCCCATCGGCGGGACTTGGGTGCGCGTCCAAGCGAGGGAGCCATGAGCAAACGCACCATCAACGACGAGGACCGCAGGCTCTGGGTCCTCAACGACGAGGGCCTCTACAACCTGATGCGCGACAGCCGCCTCGGCACGCGCGAGTTCATTCGCCAGAACCGCAAGCTCATCGACGAGGTCATCGGCAACGTGAGCTCCGGCGCACGCCGGCAGCACTACCTGGTCTACGGGTAGAAAGGACCGGACCATGAAGCGCATCTACATCCCCAAGGTGGGCGAGAAGGTCAAGCTCCGCCTGCCCGAGCACTACTTCGAGCTCGACGCCGGCGCCCAGGAGTTCCGAGCGCGGCAGCAGAAGATCTACGACGAGTGCCGCGCCTCGCTGCAGCGAGGCCTCATCACCGAGGCGCAGCACGACGAGGTGCGCAAGAAGGCGAGCGACGAGGTGCACGCCGAGTACGCCGAGTACCGGCGCACGCACGACGTGCCCGACCTCTGGGCCTGGTTCGAGGTGCTCGAGATCAAGCAGACCAGCTTGCTCCAGCGGCCCGAGGAGCGCCCCGACTACTGGATCAGGCTCAAGCACGTGTGCCGCGCCGTCAACGCGCCCGAGCCGGCCTGGGTGGGCGAGGTTCGCTCGGACTGGATCGAGCCCCCGCTCGGCTGGAAGCCGACCTACGAGATGCTGTGCAAGGACCGGAAGCAGGCCGACAAGGTGGTCAGCGATTGGTTCAAGCGCGGCATCGTGGTCTGGTCCAATCACGACCTGGGCTCAAGTGGCTGCGGTGGCAGCGCCTTTACGCCGGCAGACCTCGGGACGGACTCGGTGGCCTCGCCGCACTGGCGCTTCACTGGCGTGCCGACCGAGGTGATCGCCGCCGAGGACTGCCCGAAGGTCTTCACGATCAAGGTCTATGAGGAGTGGGAGCCGTCGCTCCCCGAGGGCAGGAAGGCACGCGACGAGGAGATCCGCCGGCTCCGGGAGTCCGGCGTCGAGGTGCAGTACCACAAGCGCCACAAGATGTGGCTGGCCTCCAGGGAGACCCTGGTCTACCAGCCGGGAGCCTGAGCCATGACCAAGGAGGAGCTAGCCAAGTACGCCGTGGACCACGACCTCGCGCACGTCCTGGACGAAGAGGTGCACGACGCGAAGTCCGAAGAGGCCGCGAACATCAACAACGCCGGACCCGAGTCGCAGATCGACTTCCTGCTCGAGTCAGGCTACTCGCTCGACCGAATCGAGCAGATCCTGAGGGACTGAGACCATGGCGACCAACAACAAGAACCAGCGGCTCGGAGTCAAGGCGCTCGAGGAGCGCGTGGAGAAGCTGCGAGCGGAGCTCGCCGGCGTGGCCGACGAGATCGCCCAGCTCGAGAAGGACCGGGCCGATGACATGCTGCTCTGCCAGCGCGCCCTCGACGCCGCGCACTCGCAGCACGCGCTCGCTCTCGACAACAAGGCCAAGGCCCTGGCCGCGGCCGAGGACACCGAGCGCAAGGGCAACGCGCTCATCGCCGCCGGGCGCAAGCTCCTGACCGAGGCCGCCGAGCAGCGCGTCGAGGCCGAGAAGCTCGACTTGCAGCTCGAGCCGGTGCGCGCGGCGGAGCGCCTGACCCGCGAGCGCCAGGAGCACTGGAAGAACGAGCTCGCCCGCATCCAGAGCTCGGCCACTCGGCGCAAGCGCGCCCAGCTCGAGCAGGCCCTGGCCAAGCTGGAGCGCCGCGTGGCGCGCAAGGTGACCGAGCCCGAGGTCGCCTCCGGCCCGGTCCCCATCGTGCCGCGCAATACCGGGACGGGGCGCATCGAGGGCTTCGGCAAGGTCATCGCCGAGCAGCCGATGGCGGTGCTCGCCGGGCTGCTCGCCGGCGCGCAGAAGCCCACGCCGCGGCTCGTCCCGGCGCCGGACCCCGAGCCCGAGGCTCAGCCCGAGGAGCAGGCCAAGGAGCAGCCCGATGCCAAGCAGCCGTAAGTTCTACCGCACGGTCTTCACCGTGGAAGTGCTGAGCGAGGAAGAGCCCGAACCCGTCGACCTCGAGGTGCTCAACCAGCAGATCACGGACGGCCCGTGGTCCGGGGTGGTCACGAAGGGCAAATCCGAGGAGATCGGCGGCGCACGAATGGCCGAGCTTCTGCAAGAGCAGGGCTCCGACCCCGGCTTCTTCGAGCTGACCGATGACGGGGAGGACGTATGAGCGACTTCAAGACCACGTGCCCCAGGTGCAAGGCCGCGCCAGAGGACGCGATGCTCGAGGTGGTATCGGGCATCTTCCGAGCCCGGGCCATGTACCTGCAGCCGGACGGCTTCGCGACGATGCACGCGAAACAGTTCGACACCGACGAGGAGCAGGTCTACTGCCACGCCTGCGAGCAGACCATGTCGCTCGGCGAGTGTCTCGACGACGAGATGAACGACGAGCCAGACGAGCAGGAGCCCAAGCAGATCTGCCCGCGCTGCCAGCAATACCTAGACGGCACTGGAAGCTGTCGCGTCTGCCAGTACCCAGCCGCGGCGCCTCCGGGTTTCTCCGTCGAGCAATGGCAGGCCGTGGAGAAGCTCGTCGAGAAGCTGCCAGACGAGCAGGAGGTGGCAGGTGCAGCCGAGCGGATCAGCACGGCCATCGACCACATCCTGACCGACACGAACACGCCGAGTCGGGTGCTCGCCGCGGCGCTGCGCCAGCTCGCGAAGGAGCTCGGAGGATGAGGCGCTGGGGAGCCATCGGCATGTCTGCCCTGATGATGGTCTGGGCGGGCTTCAACCTGTGCGCGAGGCCCGGGCACAAGACGGCCTGGTACATCGCCGGCCTGGTCGTGGGCCTCGTCATCTTCCTCGTGGAGCTCACGATCAAGGCGGAGGACCGATGAACACCTGGCGGGTCAAGCTCTTCTGCGTGTCCGAGGACGGCTCGCGCCGTCTCATGCACAAGGGCGTCTTCTACGCCGACACCGAGGCGGACGCACGCGAGTGCGCCACGGACGCCTGGTGGGACATGCGGCTGGAAGCGGCCGGCTGCTCACCGGACTTCGAGGTCCAGCCGGTCTGCGACAATGACGATCTCACCGTCTGCACGCGGTGCGGGGCGTGGATGGAGCGATCCACGGGCAGGCACTTCGTGATCGAGGACGGTGAGAGCCCGAAGCTGATCCAGTCCTGCGAAGGCGGGAACGACCACCCGCCCGAGGACATCTGCCCGTTCTGCCTCGCGACCAGGGACTACTGCGAGTGCGAGGAGATGGGAGGAGAGAACGCATGAGCCAGCAGATCATCATCGCCTGGATGCAGAAGGGCGACAACGACAGCATCTTCACCCTGGGCTGGAACAACGGCCAGGGGCCGACGCGCGTCTACGACAAGGACCGCTACGACGCGCGCCTCGACATGGGCCGCGACCGCGACCGCGACGGCCCGCTGCCCTGCTTCGCGAACTACCGCGAGGCCATGGCCTGGATGCTCGCCAACCGCGGCGAGCAGTGCCAGGTGACAGTGCCCGCGGCGATGCGGCTGGGGCTGGTGGCCTGATGCGCGCAGCCGAGATCATCGAGACCGTGATGCGCGCCCTGCCGTGCTGCGACCAGGTGCGCGGGCTGCACATCGTCCGGGACGAGGTGAAGGAGCACGAGGAGGACGCCCTCGTCCGCTTCACCTGGCGTGGCGATACGTTGAGCGTGAGCAGCGACCTTCGGGTGGAACAGGTGCAGGGGAGCATGTGCGCCACAAGCAACCTGGCCATCCTCTTCGAGGCCCTGCTTCGCCGGGCATTCCTGAGCAAGGACTAGGGCGATGCGCTTCCACGTCGTGAGTCGGGAGGAGGCCTGCCGGTGGAACCCGGTGGGCAAGCCGCACGTCATCATCTCGGTCACCTCGCCACCGGATCCGGAGGCGGAGGTCAAGCAGAACGAGCACACGCGCGGCGTGCTTCGTCTCGGCTTTCACGACTTGGACCAGGAGCCCGGGCCGATCTTCCGCAAGGTCTACGGCGAGCCGGTCATGTTCACCGAGGAGATGGCCAGGGCCATCGACTCGTTCGTGGCTCAGCATGCCGCGGACATCGAGACCGTGATCGTGCACTGCGACGCCGGACACTCTCGCTCGCCGGCCATCGCCGCGGCACTGGCGCATCGCTACAACGAGCCGAGCGTGAACGACTGGTTCTTCAAGCATCGGACGCCAAACCGCTTCGTCTACCGCACGCTCCTCGAGGTGCTGATGGACGAGGGGACGAGGAAGTCATGAAGGTTCGCATCGAGCAAGACGACAACCCGATGAACCCCCGCGAGGAGTTCGACAACCTGGAGATCTGTTGACCGATTCGGCAACTTGTGTAAGCCTTTGCACTAGGTTGTCGAACCGGAGGTCGGAAGTGAACAGGAAGACCAAGCGCGGAACGACCGCGACGCGCAATCGTGCGAAGGCGAAGGCTTGGCGCGACGCCAATCCCGACAAGGTGCAAGCCTATGAAGAGCGTCGCGCAGAGAAAAAGCGGGCCTACACACGCGCTTGGAACGCTGCGCACAAAGAGCAGAGGCTCAGCTACTGGCGAGAGTACTATCGAACGCATCCTGAGCGGCGCGCGTACTACAACGAGCGCGGGAAGGCCAGGCGGCGACAACGCGAGCATGCACTGCGATTGCGCGTGTTGGCCCATTACGGATCAGTCTGCGCCTGCTGCCAGGAGTCGACACTCGAGTTCCTGACAATCGATCACATCGAGGGCGGCGGTGTGCAGCACAGGAAGGGCATACCCAGCGGGAACATCTACCGTTGGCTAGAAGCCAACGGTTACCCAGCAGGATTCCGCGTCCTGTGCATGAACTGCAACTGGGCCACGCGGTGGGAAGAGACCTGTCCGCACCAGAGAGACACAAGTGCCAAACGCCAAAATAGTCCGAGACGAAAACCCGTTGAATCCTCGTGAAGAGTTTGATCATCTTGGGACAATGGTCTGCCTGCACAAGCGGTACGAGCTGGGCGACGAGCACACCATCAAGGCCGACGACTTCATCTGCTGGGAGTCCATCGAGAAGCACCTGCGCGAGAAGCTCGGAGCCGTCGTGGTGCTACCGCTCTACCTGTTCGACCACAGCGGCATCACCATGAGCACCGACTCGTCCGGGTTCCGCGCGGCCGATTCCGCCGGCTGGGACTGGGGCCAGGTCGGCTTCATCTACGCCACCCGGGAGGCCGTGCTCGCGAACTTCATGAAGAAGCGCCTCAGCAAGGCCATGCTCGAGCAGACCGCGGCCGTGCTGGTATCCGAGGTGGAGGTCTACGACCAGTACCTCCAGGGCGACGTGTGGGGCTACATCATCGAGGACGACGCGGGCAACGTGGTCGACTCCTGCTGGGGATTCTTCGGAGAGCAGTACGCCAAGGAGGAGGCTGCGCTCGCACTACAGGGCGCCGGCTGACAGCGGCGCGGCGTCCACAGGAGGTGGGACATGGGCGACGAGAGGGAGAGGATCCTGTCATGGGGCCGCAAGCTGTTTCCGTGCGTGACCAGGGCCGAGCCGTGGGAGAAGGGCTGCGCGCCGCCCAGAGCGACACGTGGCTGCCGGGCGTACCGGCTCTTCACCGACGACTTCAACTGCATGGCCGTGGCGTTCATCGACCCGTGGAACCTGATGCCCTGGTTCCAGCCGACGGGCGCCACGGAGATGCCGAGACCGCAAGGCTGAGACCGATGGCGAAGAAGGACGTCGTGCAGGTTCCGATCACGTGCTGCAACCAGTGCCGGCACTGCAAGCAGGAGAAGTACTACACCGCGGACTCGTACGAGGACGTCACCGCCTGGAACTGCACGCACCCGGACCTAGGGGGCGCGAAGAACCCGACGTCCTCAGCTCGGGGCTCTTGGGTCTCACCGCCTGGGATCGGCAGACTGGACTGGAACGATCCGAAGCCAGCCATCCCGAGCTGGTGCCCGTTCCGCAAGAAGAGCAGGAGCAAGAAGTCATGACCATCTGGTTCACAGCCGACACGCACTTCGGCCACAAGAACATCTGCGAGCTGGCGCAGCGCCCGTTCCGGTCCGCCGAGGAGCACGACGCGGTGCTCATCAGCAACTGGAACGAGCTCGTGCAGCCGCAGGACACGGTCTACCACCTGGGCGACTTCGCCCTGGCCAAGCGCGACTACATGCTCGAGGTGCGACGCAAGCTCCATGGCGACATCTGCATCCTGCTCGGCAACCACGACTCGGAGATCGAGAAGCCGGCCGTGCGCGACCAGTTCCACTTCGTCAAGGACCTCTACTTCTTCAAGCAGAAGGTGGAGGGACGCGAGGACAAGGTGCGCATCCACCTGTGCCACTACCCGATGGTGCACTGGTGCGAGTCGCACCATGGCACCTGGCACCTGCACGGGCACTGCCACGGCGAGCTGCCGGACGACCCGACGCTGCTCCGAATCGACATCGGCGTGGACTGCAACGGCTTCCAGCCAGTCAGGCTCGAGAACGTCATCGCCATCATGGAGAACCGGATCCTGAAGGGAGCCGGGCCGCAGCGCCGGCACGCCCCCAAGTGCGTACGTTGCGGCAGCCCGCTGGACGCTGGGCGCTGCACCGACAGCACGTGCCCCTTCTCGGACTGCGCACAAGACGACCAGCGCGGCTGGGTCGGGCACCCGGACAAGCCATGACCGGCCATGTGGTCAAGACCGACGACGACGGCTTCGTCGTCGAGCTCTGGGAAGGCGACCGCAAGGTCTCGCTCTACTCGGACGGGCACATACTCTACGTGTCCGAGGAGGGCATCACCGACAAGGAAGATGCCTCGGCGAAGGACATGGCCGAGGCGCTTCGCTGGCTGCTGGAACCCAGCAGAGAGAGGAACAAACCATGATGCCCCAGCTCAGCCAGGACGAGCTCAAGCACTACAAGGCGACGCGCGAGACGCTGCCCGCGCACCAGACGACCTACCACCGGTCGGAGACGACCAAGGCGCACCTGACCACCCTGCGCAAGCTCTGGCGCAAGGGCAAGGCCTTCTTCGTGACCGGCGTGGTGAACGCGCCCTACGACGGGTGCTTCCACGAGCCGAACATCTGGCTCGTCACGCCGCCCGGATGCGAGGAGTACGAGAGCCTGAACGCGCAGTGGCCGACCGAGTACCCGGCCGGACGCGCGGCGCCGATGAAGGACCAGCAGGAGCGCGAGGGCGAGCTTCACTCCGCGGCCTGGCGCCTGCAGTACGACGCCTGCACGGCGCTGCGCGAGATGGTCGAGCGGGCCGAGTCCGTGGGCATGGGCGAGGCGCATCCGATCCGCGTGCTTCTCGAGAAGCTCATCGCCGCCCGGATGGACGACCAGTTCTGCTCGCTTCTCTCGGACGAGCTGTGGTCGCTGCACGCCGCGCTCCTCGAGCTCGGGCCCGAGGCCGAGCAGCTCGAGCTTTTCGCGGGCTTCCAGCTCGTGCTCGACCTGCAGCCGCTCATCGCCGAGGCGCACAAGGCGCTCAAGCGCCAGCGCGCGGCGCTCGAGAAGAAGTACCCGGCGCTGCCGCGGCGGCCGGACTCCGTCGTCTGGCCGCTCTACGCATCCGGCCAGGGCGTCGCCGTCGACGTCATCCAGAGCTTCTCCGAGCTCGTCGACTGGCTCGCCGGGGACGGGTTGCCCAAGGACCGCGAGTCCAGGCACACCAAGTCCTGGTCGCACTGGGGCACGTTCGATTCGTTCGAGGTGCATCCCTGGGGGCCGGTCTCCGAGTTCCCGCCGATCGAGCACTACTGGGGCCACGCGATCCAGGTGGCGCAGGAGAAGTACGAGCTCGACCTGCCCTGGCTCTGCGCCAAGTGCGGGCACGAGGTCAAGGGCAAGGACGAGTCGGACTGCGCCCCGCACTACACCGGCTACCGGGGCAACGGCGGCATCGGCGTCTTCATGGAGGGCGGCCTGTGCGACGAGTGCTTCGACGCTGGCTGCTGCGACGCCTGCCGCAACCACGGCGGCGAGGACCACGACATCTACGACCCGGAGGTCGCCGACTGCGGTGCCTCACTCTGCGAGTGGCACACCGAGGCGCTGCTCAAGGACGCGCTCTTCGGCACGGAGGAAGCCATCGACCTCATCGAGTCGATGGACCGCACCGAGTGCCTGGACCTCGAGCTGATCTCGACCTGCCCCAGCCAGCCCGTGCTGCCCGGGGTCGAGATGGAGCCGATCGTCCGGTTCGTGCTCTGCCGCCGAGTCGATCTCGAGGGACCGCCCGACGAGTACGGTCCGAACTGGACGTCCCGGCCGATCGAGGGCCTGACCTTCGAGGAGGACCTCATCGAAGAGCGCGCCAGCGACATGGATCTCGAGGGCGTCGCGCGCAACTCCCGCTGGCCGCGTGGCCTGACCCTGCTCGCCGGGCACGTCAGCCGCGTCATCAAGGAGGCCTAGGATGGCACCGACCCTGATCGAGCAGGGCGCGAAGATGATGCTCAAGAACCGGACGGAGCGCATGCTCCACCTGCTCGAGCTCGACGCGCCGGACCTCATCCTGTGCGAGGAGGCCGCCATGATCTTCAAGGCGGCCTGCTCGCTCAGCCCGGAGCTTGCCGGCGCGGCCATGGCCAAGTCGCTGCGCGAGCGGCACGCCCGGGAGAAGCAGATCTGCCTGAACTGCTTCGACGCCCAGATCCACGCGGACATGACCGAGATCTGCGACGAGTGCAACGAGCAGATCCGCGCCGAACAGGAAGAGAACGACGACGGCTACGGAGACGTCGACAACTAGCATGTTCGTCTTCGAGACCACGTGCGTGCACTCGACCTACGAGCTCATCAGCTCGATGGTCGATGGCGCCAAACAAATCACGTACCGGACGATGCTCAAGCACTGTCCGGACATGCTCGAGTTCGCCGATGGGCTTGGCTATCGCAGGCGCGCTCCGGAGCTCACGCTCAAGCGGGACTGGGCGGTGAGCTACTGGAAAAGCACCTACGGCGGCCGGCCCTGCTACTACTTCTGCTGGTCGGGCATCGAGCACATCTGGGTGAAAGCGGACTGACCCATGGCCACGATGTCCATCAAGCAGCTCAAGGAGCGCGCGGTCGCGCTCTGGAGCAAGACCACGAAGGCCTTCTGCTGCACCCGGCCGCGCATCGACACCGACTACGACATCAGCCGGGACGAGATCATCGGCACGTGCCGGAGCTGCCGGAAGCAGGTCTTTCGCCTGCGCTCCGAGGAGATCGTCGCGCAGACCCCGGAGTCCGCCCGCAGCGACAAGGAGCGTTCGCGGGCTCGGCGCGGCGACCCGGTCGTGCGCGCTGCGCAGAAGCGCCTCGGCGTGCCCGCCGATGGCATCGTGGGACCGCAGACGCTCAAGAAGATCCAGGCCGAGGTGGCCGAGCGCGACCGCATCATTCGGGAGCGCGCTGAGAATCCCAAGCTCCAGAAGCGCTCGAAGCAGCTCGCCGAGATGGTGAGCACGGGCGTGCTCACGATGGACCAAGCCCGGGCGCTCTACGAGGACGAGGCCAAGAACGTGATGGGGCCACCTCGCGAGGAGCCCAAGAAGGCCAAAAAGCCGGACGCCGCGACCACGGCGATCGACACCAACCGATTCGCCAACCTGGAGGATGACTGACATGGACGAGCTCTGGGAGCGCAACGACATCCAGTTCGTCCGGTTGCTGGCCGAGATCCGAGCCGTCGGGCTGACCAGCGAGCAGCTCAAGGACCTGCGAGCCAGCATGGACTGCACCACGGACGAGATCTGCGACATCCTCGAAAGAGCCGAGGACATCTTCGAGGGCGTCAAGGAGCACGCGCCGGAGGTGCTCCCGACCTGCTACGTCTGCGGAGGTGGGCGATGAAGGACGAGCATCCGATGGTGACCTTCACCAAGAGCCTGGAGGCCCTGGCCGAGAACACCGTGGAGATCATGGTGCGCAAGGTGGGCGAGGCCGAGCTGCGCAACCTGCAGCGTGAGGAGCACGATGCCTGGCGCAAGCTCTGCTTCATGCTCAAGACCCGCGGCGTCGTCACCGAGGTGGACCTGAACTCTCCGGTCGGACAGTGCCTGAGCCCCAGGTCGCCCGGCCAGGACCTGCTGAACGCCATCCGTGGCTGGTGCGAGCTCCGCGTGGACCTCGAGAAGGCCGCGCTCGGAAGGGTGCGCAAGTGAAGGACAAGCTCAACCACAACGTGCGGCCGCGCTACACCTGCGGCTCGCCCGCTGCAGTCAGCCAGTTCGTGGCCGACACCGTGGCAATCGAGGAGAAGCGCGGCTACGAGCGCGCGCTCACCGGCATTTTCGGCGAGGACGAGCAGCGCAAGGCCAAGCGCCTGGGCCTTCGGGGCATCGTCGAGAAGGTGCTCGGCGAGAAGAAGCGCGACAAGCGACCCGGTCTGATGGTCTATGACCTCCTGACCGGCGAGACCTACTGGCGTCCGCTTCGGGACGGCCGCGGCAATCCGCGCGAACCGGACCCGGACGTGCACCACGACCACCACATCGACGAGGACACGATCCGCTTCACGACCTCCGGGGCCGGCGCGGACTACGTGCGCATCCTCGCCGAGTGCATCAAGTGCGGAGCGACCGGCAAGTCCGCACCGATCCAGCTCCACTTCGAGGAAGAGGAGTGCGACGGATGAAGGTTCGCATCGAGATCGACATGGAGAACGACGCCTTTCGGCCACCCGGTCGGATGCGCGAGCTGAAGCGCGTCATGGACACGGCGCGCGAGCACGTGGCCGAGCTCTGGCTGCAGGTCAAGGGCCGGAAGGTCGGAGCCGACAAGAAGCTCATGGACATCAACGGCAACTCCGTGGGCTTCGTGTCGGTCGAGCCATGAACCTCTACCTGGAAGCGCGGCCGGGCGAGTACGAGCGCAAGCTCAAGCCCGGCGAGCTCGTCCGAGCCGGCGACGTCATGGTCTACAACCACGGGCAGAGCCGTGTCCTGGTTCGTCGCTGCAAGTACGACCCGGGCTGCTGCGTGGACCACGTCGTCACGTCGAGCGAGGACTTCCGGAGAATCGAAAAGGATCCGCAACCATGAAGCGTTGGAAGACGTCGCTGCTCATGCCCGCGCGCCGCGTGCCGGAGGTCGCAAGGTGTCTCGCCGCCCGCGCGGAAGACATCGCGTGCAAGTACCAACAGGCGCACTCACAGGACTTCGAGATTGAGATCGTGCAAGTGGTGCGCCGTCCACGCAGCGTGCTCGTCGCCGTCGAGAGCCAGCAGGACATCGCGGTGAACCTGGTGTCAGACGCCATCATGGCGTGCCTGCCGGACGACTGCCACGACGTGAAGGTCCCCTACTGGAGCTGACCATGAGTCTGCCACTCGAGATCGTCCAGTCGCAGATCGAGAAGCACGCGGTCACGACCGTGACGCTGAACTACTACCCGGGCGCGCACTGGGACATCGAGGTCAAGACCATCGACGGGAAGGTCGTGCGCCTCGAGCCGGAGCGCCACTGGGGCCTGCTCTTCTCGCGAGCGCTCAACGCTCTCGACACGATGCCCAGTCCGAACCTGGAGAACCTGAGAGCGCCCAAGCCATGAACGGACTCGACCCCGAGCTCGCCGCCTTCCTGCGCTTCGAGCACTATCAGAAGTACGAGGCGCTCGCCCAGAAGCTGGGCATCGAGAAGCTCAAGACCGCGGTCATGTTCGCCCTGGGCCTGTGCTGCCACGCCGACCCAGTGGCGTACTTGCGCGAGCAGCTGCGCCTGGACCGTGCGCTCAACCGCATTCCGCTCCGCCAGTGGGACGCGCAGGAACCCAGGGTGCGAGCGCTTCTCCGCCGTGCCGGCGGGGGAGTCATGTCGTCCTGCGAATCCGTCTGCGTGCTCAAGCACGTGGCCACGCATCACGTCGTCGGAGAGTCGGCCCCGGAGCCGGCGCCCGACCCAAGGAGAAAACCATGAAGACGCCCGAGGAACTCAGCCGCGAGGAGCTCGTCCAGATCGTCGGCGGTGTCCAGCAGGTGCTGTGGCTGGACCACGTCGAGGGCCAGGGGTTCTGCTTCGTCCCCGACAAGGAGTGGGAGTCCGACACCATCGAGCACGTCGCTCAAGTGCTGGCCGACCACGACCTGCGGCCGAGCGGCACCACGCCGTTCGAGAACCAGCCCGAGGCCGACCGCGAGGTCGACCCCTCGGATGTGGGCTGACCTCCTCGCGCTGCTCGTCGCCTGCGTCGTCTTCGCCTGCTACGCGACGGTGATCGAGATGTACGCCGACTGGTGGCGCGAGAAGCACCCGAAGAAGGAGCGAGAACCATGATCGTCGTCGTGGCCGTGATGGGCGAGTGCTGCACCCGTCCACACCTCAAGGTCGTCGAAGTGCCGAACAGCGGCCCGGACCGCGCCGTCACCATCGCCAAGCGCTACCTCGAGTTCGCCGACGAGGGCTGGGAGCCGAACGATGCCATCGTCGTCCCGGATGGCGAGATGGAACCGCCCGACTACACCGTCCCCGAGAACGAGCTCATCGGCTGGGGTCTGGAGCCGGGCGACGAGGTGAAGTGGAACGACCCGGACGAGGGCCGATGCAGCCGCATCCTCAAGGTCAAGAGCGTGGAATTTCTCGGCGAGAGCGCCATCAGCATCATGGAAGAGGATGGCTCGGTCGTCGAGTGCTACGCACGGGAGCTCGCATGAAGGTCAAGTGCCAAAACTGCGGATGGACTGGCCCGCAGGCCAAGTGCAAGGAGATCAAACATCTCACCCAGCGCGTGGCGGTGGGCGAGCCAATGCCCGCCGGTGAGTGCCCGAAGTGTGGCGCGCTCTGCCACCCGGTGGAGAAAGAGCGGTAAGCCGTGAGCGTGAAGGTGTGGGCCCTCCTGGTGGGGCCCGAGGACGTGACGACGCGGGACGGCAAGACCGTGGGCAAGACGCCCGAGGTCGAGCGCGACATGGCGCACGCCGACATGGTCGTGTTCCTGGTGAACGACGACGTGGTCACCTGGGTCAAGAAGCCGAAGATGCCCAAGCCCGAGCCCGTTGCCAAGGCCGTGGCCACGCAACGCTTCGCCGAGCTCGAGACCACGATCGAAGAGGAGCCGAGGAAGGCACCCGCTCCGGTACCGGTGACGCAGGCCAAGCCGGTCGTCACGCAGAGCCAGCCCGCGACCGCACCGACCTGGCGTCGCTTCGAGTGCGTCCGCGGGACCTCGAACAAGTTCTGGGAGATCACTCTCCAGGGCTCGAAGTACACAACGCGCTGGGGCCGCATCGGGACCGACGGCTCCGTCACGGTCAAGGAGTGGGGCTCGGACTACGAGGCCCGCTGCGAGTACCGGAAGATCATCGACTCCAAGCTGGCCAAGGGATACCGGGAGATCCGGTAGAAAGGACAAGCACGATGGACGAGACCGAGGGAACGCGCAGGGTCATGCAAGCCGTGGTCAACGCCGACGCCGAGGAGCGCAAGGCGACCGAGGAGAAGTACGGACAGGTCTGGGACACGCAGGAGCTCGGACGCGACTTCGAGGTGCTCGGCTTCGCCGCGCCCTTCGTGGTGGTCAAGCGCAAGGCGGATGGGGTGAAGGGCTCGCTCATGTTCCAGCACAGCCCGCGCTACTACTTCAGCTTCACGCCGGCCTAGCCATGGCCGGACGCGACAAGACCGCCGGCGAGAGCCGGCTCAAGAAGGTCCTTGCCCTGCTCAACGGCGCATTCGTCATCCTGGCTGAGCCGGCGAACGAAGAGGGCGAGGAGTGGATCGGGCTCAGCTTCATGCTCAAGACCGGCGAGGAAGTCTCCTTCGTCGTGGCACGCGACGATGAGAGCAACGGCCCGGGCGCGCTGCTCGGGCTGTGGGACTTCGCCAGAAAGCACGGGATCTGATGACGCAGCTCTGGGACCTGACCGGTGAGAAGAAGCTCATCGGGGACTCGGACGAAGGCATCGAGCTCGTCGACGACGGGACCAAGGTGTCGGAGAACGGCTTCCCGCTCGACCTGTCCTCGCTCATCCAGCGCTTTCGCGACAAGGAGGACAAGCTCGAGGACGAGGTGCAGTTCTTCTCGCGAAACACCGAGCTCGTGGCCAGCCCGAAGGGCTTGGTCGAAGTCCCTCGGCGCCGGACCAAGCGCTACGAGAAGCTCGGTAGGGCACCGGTGGTCGGTCTGAAAGAGGGCGTCGACCTCGAGAAGATTCCGCACCGCGAGTGCACGCCGCGGGTCAAGGCCGAGAAGATGATGAGCCCGGAGAGCCGGCTCAAGCGAAGAGAGCAGGGACTCGAGCCTGGTCCGGAGCTCGAAGAGGACGGTCCCTACAACGCGCTGGGCGTGCCCTACGACATGCTCAAGGACCAGGACGAGCCGCCCTCGCCACCGCCCGAGCCAGAGTACGAGATCACCGCGGACTGCGGATGGCTCTCGCCGGACGGCAAGTTCTACCGCTGCGCCTACATGGAGCACATCTCGCTGGCCATCCGGCTGGGCATGGACGAGGTGCGCCTCGAGAAGCTCGGCTGGGTCAAGGTGCAAGAGAACAAGTTCTGGGGCGACCTACTCTGCGAGGGCGGCGAGCGCGCCAAGGTCACGCAGAAGCAGCGCGACCTGGTCTTCGACTATTGCACCAAGAATGGCCTCCAGCTCCCAAGCTGGATGGCTCCCGAGGAGGACTGATCATGGGCGAGCGCTACAATCCACTGGCCGAGGGCCACGTCGAGCCCGCCGGCAAGGACGCGAAGGGCCGCCAGACCTGGACGCTGACGGTGGAAGGCCTTCGCCAGCAGGCCATGGTTGAGGACGAGCTCCGCAACCTGGGCTATGTGCAGAACGAGGCCGGCCTGTGGGTGCACGACCCGCAAGCTCGCGAGGAGCTCGGCCTCGAGGCGCTTGCCATGGAGGAGTACGAGCGGCTGCTCGGCAAGACCGTGCGCGTGAACCAGTTGCTTGGCTACACGAACCGCGACTTCTCCGAGGAGAAATCCGGGGACTTCGTGGTGCGCATCGACGCAACGCCACGCAGCGACGTCTTGCGCTGGGTCGACGACTGGCTCGACCCGGTCTACAACGTGACCGTCCTCGAGGCCAACGGCCTGCCCGGCCGAAGCCCGCTGCGCAGCTGTTGGATCTACGGCAAGTCGTACCACCGAGGCGTGGCGCACGAGACTCAGCCGGGGTCGATCGCGGAAGAGATCTGTCAGCACGAGCCGGACATCGACACGCTGGCTTTGCCGCACGACCTGCACCCCGAGACGCACGATGGGCGCATCGAGTTCGTCATCGACGTGGTGTGCTCGAAGTGCGGCACGTCCGGGTCCTTCGCGGTGACGGTGAGCCCCGAAGACATCAACTGGTGAGGTTTCCTCACACGTGACGAAGATCTCAACCACCCAAGAGAAGCGCGTCGGCCAGCTGCGCAAGTCCTTCCTCGAGTTCCATCGGGCGAACCCGTGGGTCTACGAGCGGCTCGTCGAGCTCTGCTTTGAGCTCAAGAGCAAGGGCTTCAAGAAGTACTCGATGCGGACACTGGTCGCGGTGCTTCGCTTCGAATGGGACCTCAAGACCGGTGGCCAGACCGTGATCCTGGCGAGCGGCGAGCCCCGTCGCGTGAAGCTGAACGACCACCACACGGCCTACTATGCCCGCTACTTCGTGGCGCAGTACCCGGAGTTCCGGGACTTCTTCGAGTTCCGGACTGCCGAAGGAGATGAGGACTTCTCCTTCATGAATGAGATGGAGCCATGACCAAGCTGCTCAAGCACTTCATCCTCCGCGTCTGGACCGACGGCGGAGAGCACTACCAGGCGCCCGACTACTTCCGGGTGTCGCTGTCCGCCGAGGACCTCGAGCGGTACCTCGGCATCTACGGCATCGTCCTCGAGCTCGAGGAGCGCATGAAGGGCGAGCCCAGGGACAAGCTGCTCGACTTCCACTTCCTCGCCTGCTGGGACTACCGGGCAAGCTTCTTCGGCCGGCCCGACGTGAACGAGCAGGACCAGGAGCGGCTCGAGGCCCTGCTCGACCACGCCGACAACGAGGAGTGCGTGGAGATCTCCGGCGACGACGCGCTCTTCATCGACAGCCTGATGGAGGACCACGAGGGCTTCGAGGAGGGCGGCTTCCAGCGCATGGACTACGTCTACGCTCGCTTCGACAAGGACGGTCTGCACTGGGAGGGATGCGTCAAGCACTGCGACTACCAGGTCTCGACGGCCCGCCTGCCCTGGAAGGCACTCGGTGTCGAGGGAGAGCCGGTGAAGGAATGAAGACCGTCGTCCAGCTCGAGGCCTCGACGTCCTACTACGAAGGCGACGACGGCACCTTCGATCGCCCGGCGGCGCTCTTCGAGTGGCCCGAGCCGCTCGACTATCCACCGCTCCAGCCGCGAATGACCCTGCGGCTCGGCGGCGAGGCGAGCTACCACGCGGCCAAGGCCATCGTCGAGCCCGACGGCTCGCAGAGCATCCTGTGCCGGTGCAATCTGGGGTACAACCGGTACCGGTCGGTGGCCATCCCGGCCATGCAGAAGAAGGGGTGGAAGCTCATCCGCGAGTACGAGGAACGATGAACGACCTGCTCGACAACCGACCGCGTCGGATCGTCAAGCTCGCAGCCGGCCTGGTCAAGTCCAACGTGCCCAAGTACTGGCTCGAGTGGGACGAGAAGGGCATCTGGGAGCTCAAGGCCAAGGAGCTCCTCGAGGACACCGCCGAGGCAGTGCGAGAGAAGGGCCTGACGCCGGAGCAGGTGGACAAAGAGCTCGCCGAGTACCTGGGCTACCTGGCGCTCACAGCTGCCCTCGCCGTGGCGAAGAAGGAGAAGGCCAATGCACTGGCCGCGCGTCAAGTACGAGCTGACCGACGAGGACGTCGAGCTCGCCGATGACATCGCCCACGAGGCACGCAGCCTGTACGAGGTCATCGTGCAGGTGCTCGCCAAGTGCGGCTGGCATCAGGACTTCGCCACCCAGGAGTGGCGCGTCGAGCAGCGCCGCGAGGGCGAGTTCGGCGAGGAGCTCCGACGGCCGATCGCGATCTCGCACCATGCCCTCGAGTACATGGGCAGAGGTCCGGTGGACCGGGTGTGCGAGCAACTGAGCAACATCCGCGCCGGGCGCGAGGCGGCCATCGTCGGCCACGCCTGGCTGCTTCTGCCAAGCATCATCAAGGAAGGCAAGTCGAGATCGGCATGGGACATGGCCCTCGAGATCTCGCGGCTTCTGAACACACCGAGGAGAAATCGACCATGATCGACCTGTCCTGCCCGCTCTGCGGAGCCGAACCGGGCAAGGCCCAGCTCGCCTGCCCCTGTTGCAAGCGCCCGCTGGACCCCGAGTGGGAACCGGATCTCGCCATGCTCAGCGTGGAGAAGGTCCACTGCCAGGCATGCCGGGCCACGTTCCCGAGCTACCTCATGGGCTCCGAGGAGCGCGCCATCGTCGAGGGCGTGCGCAAGGCGCTCAAGGACCAGGACGAGGGACGGAACGCGGGCTGCTGGCCGCTCGTGTCGTTCGGCTGGAAGGATGCTGACCTGGATGCCGAGGGCTGCACGGGGATCAAGGCCATCATTGGCGCCAAGGAGGACCGACTCATCCTGGCCATCGGCGGGCACAAGACCTTCGTCGCCTCGGACTGCCTCGATACCGACGACGAGGAGAAGCGTGCGGCCTTCGACGAGGCCATGAGAGAGATCGTCTGCTCGACGGGCTACCCCTCGGAGTGGACCGGCGACGACTGGTGCTCGTCCTGGTCCGGCTTCGTGGCGCTGCCCATCGTCATGAAGGACGGCAAGCCGGACTTCGAGGCCACCGCGACGCGCATCATCTCCGACTCCGAGCAAGCCTGCCGGGCCTTCGAGGAGGCCATGGCGCACGCCAGCGAGGCGGCGAATGAGCTCTACGAGGAGATGAGCAAGTAGTATGATCGGCCTCGACAAGGAGGCTCATCATGCTTTGGTGGCTCATCGGACTCGCGGTGGTTGGCGCACCGCTGACCCTGATACTGCACGAGCTGGCGCACTGCATCACCGTGTGGATGGCGCACGGGTGGATCACGAGCTTCAAGCCGTGGCCGCACAAGGTCGATGGACGATTCTACTTCGGCCGAATGACCTACTCGGGCTGCGCGCCCAACGAGCGGGCGTTCACGATCGCACCGCTTCTCAAGGCGATCTCGCTGGCCGGCCTATGGACGATTCTGGGCCTGATCTTCTGGCCCCTGTTCGTCCTGACCGGCTGGGAGCTCACGGACATCATCAACTGGGTGCAGGGCTACATCCGTAGCAGCCCCAACGACGGCGGGCGCTTCCGCCGCGCAGGAGCTGCCAGCCCTCGGATTGCATGACCAAGACACCGATCATCAAGCTCATCAAGATCCCAGAGCTCAGCTACCCATGGACGGGCGAAAGCTTGCGCCTCATCCGGTTCCCGGATGCGCGCCCACTCCGAGAGAAGCCGCTCGACCGCTTCTTCCGGCTGCAAGGCTTCCTCATGTGGGCGGCGAACAAGGCCGACGACCCGCGCGACCGCTCGGTCTACAGCCAGCTCTGGAGCCTGGCCCGGGACGCTCGCATCTTCGAGATCCCGTCCGAGCTCTACATGGCCCTCTACACGCAGGCCGAACGGCACACGTGCCGGCTGTTCTGCGGGCAGCCTGATCTGCCGGACAAGTCCTCTCGCGAGGACATCCAGATGTACAGCGACAAGCTGGCCTCGCTCTCGATGGGCATGAACCTGCCGGAGCAGCTGCCATTCCAGATCTTCTACTTCGGCTACACCGTGCCCATGGTCGTGCCGCAGGCACTCGAGATGGTCTACCACCTCGACACGGCCGAGCGAAAGCCGTACACTCGCGAGAATGACGAGCCCGCACTTCTGTGCGGCCACCTCTTCATCCCGGGCGGCGAGGTCTGGGGCCTGTTCGTCTCGATCAAGCTGAAGGACCTCGAGGACAAGGGCAGCTACTCGGTCACGCCGCAGCTCATGAACCATCGCTGGTACCACCCGGTGTCCATGCAACCCTGGGTGTTGCCAGCCCTCGTCGAGTGGATCAACGAACACAAGACCGTGGTCGAGGAGGTGCGTGGACGATTCAGCCACCGGCGAACGACACAGAAGTTTGCCAAGCAGATGAAGGTGCCCAAGCTGGCGCCGCCTCCGTACTACGCGGTCTACCTGAAGAACCTGGTCATCGAGGAGACGGCGAAGCAGGCCATGGCCTCGGCGGTCAGGAAACACATCGACTGGCAACACCGGTGGACGGTGCGAGGGCACTTCATGGTTCGCGTCAAGCGCGGCCCACTGCCACTCGATCCGAAACTCGAGGCCGAGCTGCGCAAGCGCAAGTACCGCATCTACACCCTGGAGAAGCTCGACGCCGAGACCTCGGCAATGCTCCAGTCACGCGGCGTCAAGAACAAGTCGCTCACCGAGTGGATGGCCGTGCTCGTGTCCTGGCGCAAGGATCACGTCAAGGGACCCGAGGACAAGCCGCTCATCCCCTCGGTGCGAAAGGTCAAGGAAGGCGAATGCACCGGACCAAGAATGGACGAGCCGTAGTCCGCATCCAGGGCCACGGGCGCATGCAGGCAACTCCCTACCTGCGCAAGTGGTTCCCAAGACTGCCGCAGGTGGAGCCCGACCTGCGCCTGGCGGTGGACCTCGGCTGCGGCAACGGGCGCAACTCGGAGTACCTCAGAGCGCGCGGCTACGACGTGCACTCCTACGACCTGGAGCCGGACTACGCCCACGCGCAGCCCTGGAGGGCCGGCCAGCGCCTGCCCTACTCGAACGAGTTCGTGAGCCTGGTCCTCTGCCAGTACGTGCTCATGTTCCTCACGGATGTTGAGATCGCCTGCACGCTGAACGAGCTCAATCGCATCGTGCGCCCCGAGGGGCACATCATCATCGAGCTCCAGAGCGGTGTCTGCGCGAGTAGGACCGTCAACCTCGACCGAGTGCTGGGCTACCTCGCCGGCGCCGGGGCATGGAATCAGAACGGGTGCGAGTGGGCCACGGTGCACTTCGCGAAGGAGTGCTGCATCCTCGAAAAAAGGAGCCTGATTCAAGACGGGATAGACTTGATCGTGTCCGATCGCGTATAATCAGCTCCGGGAGGTACTTCCATGGCCCACACCGAAGTGACCGTCACCGAGCTGACCTACAACGGTCGGACGATTGGTGTTGCAACTACCACGATCAGCCGTCTGGGGCAAGATTCACCGGACGAAGACGACCAGGTTGCCGTGCAGGTCGAGCTGGCTCTACCGGAGGCGAGCGAGAACGCGCCGCAGACGCTGCACCCCGAGCTCCAGTTCGGGGAGCGCGTCGAGGTGTTCGGCAGCGACTTGACCGCGAACTGGAGCTCCATCTCCGGGCGCGTGGCGCGCACCCAGGACTACAAGGGCACGGACTACACCACGCTCTTCGCGACGGCGTCGGCCTACGCCAGCACGGAGCTCGCCAAGCTCACGGATGCGCTCGCCGCACGGGAGGCCGCCCTTGTTGCAGCAGGTTGACATGGCCGGGGAGCGCCCCGGCCTCTTCCTGCTCTACGATGGATTCTGGGATCCGGGGGAGGCCGTCAAGCATCGCAATCTGGGGTGCCCGCTCTACGACGAGTGCCTGAACGCTGCATTGGCCGCCAGCAAGGAAGCGGCCGGCAAGCGGCGGAGCCGGCACTCGTGGAAACTGGAGAACTCGGGACGGACCTGGATATGCGACCCGAAGTGCCCGCACCGCGGAGCGCGTGATAACTACGCAATCGAGATCCTGAAGAGCTCGCATCGCGACGAGTAGGAAGGGAGCTGGTATGCCGAAGGTCGTGCTGCCAGAGCGGCAGCGCCTGGCACTGCTCTACCTGCTCGAGCACCCCGACGATGACGTGCTCATCGACGACATCGCTCGAGTCATTCGGGACACCAAGCCGCTAGCGCGGACCGCCATGCGAGCCCTGGTCGAAAAAGGCCTGGCGCGCGAGACCAAGTTCAAGGGCATGGTGCACAGCTTCCATGCGCCGCACATGAGCCCGCACAAGTCCTATCGCCCCACGGCGAAGGCGAAACGCAGTCAGATCGAGACGGCTGCGACCGTCTCGGGAAAGGAACGTACGATGCCAACGAAGGCTCCGCGGCACAGGACCGCGGCGAGCAGAAACGCCGCGGTCGAGACCGCGCTCCTGGAGTTCGTGGATGCCATCGAATCCACGGGAGGCGTGATGCGCAACCCAACCTGGTCCGGACACTTCGTGCCCAAAGCCGACGAGGACTGGATCGACCTGGGCGAAGCGTACATGGGGGCCTGCAAGGCCCTCGACAGAAAGCCGAAGGTGGAAGCATGAAGTTCGAAGTCACCTGGAAACGAGACATCGTGGCGGAGTACGCCGCGGACGCAGCGGCGCAGGCGGTGCAGCGCCTGAACGGCGAGGACCCCGAGGACTTCGTGTTCCTCGTCAAGCCGAAGAAGCAGGGCGCGCACCGGGTCAAGGTCACGGTGGACCCGAAGCGCAAGACCGAGCAGGCGAAAGCCGACGTCGAGCCCGACAAGATCCTCGAGGACATCTTCCAGGCGGCCAAGGCGCACGGCGAGGAGAGTGAGCCCGAGCACGAGGTGGGCGACCTCCAGGAGGCGCTGTCGATCGCCTGGGCCAAGCTGAGCCCCGAGGCCAAGCGCGAGGTCCACGCGGAACTCGCCAACGGAACGATCTTCACCTGGATGGAGATCGACGAGGAGTAGATGGCCAAGGACAAGGGACCCATCAAGGCCGTGCCATCGTTCGGCTTCCTGCCGCGCGATGGGCACGAGAAACTATACAAGCTCGAGGAGCGCGCGCACGAGATGCTCTCGGCGGTGGCCACGCATCGCAAGGACGCCTACGCCGAGGACTATTGGAACTGCGCCGTCCCCGAGGTCCTTCACAACGTGCTGGACATGTACCAACCGAGCTCGGTGAAGCCGGCCGTCCTGCAGTGGATCCGGCGCGAGCTCGACCCCATACTCCAGCGCTTCTCCGAGCACCCCGATTGGGAGCTGCTCGACGAGCTCAAGATGATCGTCGCCGACATCGAGAGTCGGTTCGAAAGGAAGTAGCCATGTCGCTCAACTACGACCTGACCAAGATCAAGGACTTCAAGCAGCTCTACGTCTGCGAGGAGAACGAGCAGGAGGAGACCCAGCTCGACTCCACGACCGAGCGCATCATCTTCCTCGCCATGGAAGTCGACCTCGGGGAGATCACCGAGAAGAACGTGGACGAGTGGCTCGTGCGCCTCGAGATGATGCGCATGGTGGGCTGGGCACCCAGGACGCCCATCACCCGCGCCGACATCGAGCGCCACATCGGGCTGCGCACCAACGTCGCGCCGAAGTCGCGCTCTCAGTACAAGACCAAGCTCGCCAAGCACATCGAGCGCGAGGCCGAGGACGCGGTGAAGCGTGCCAAGCGAAACACCGCCCAAGCCGCCTAGCTTCACCTGCCCGCGCTGCGGCACGGTCTCGTACCACCCGAAAGACGTCATCTACGGCTACTGTGGCGCGTGCCACGACTTCACGCGGATGCAGATCGTCGACTATCTGGACATCGAAACGTCGCAACTCGGCTTCCGCCGACGTGAGGACTGGCCGGAGCTGCGCAAGTCGATGGAGGAAATCTCCGAGATCATCCGCCAGTCGGGAGCTATCGTCATGCTCCACGGGCACAACCTGTTTCGCTCGGTGCACGGCTACGAACCGCCGGCGGACCACCGCTTCTCGCTCGCCGAAATCGACGAGCTCTGCAAGCGATACCTCGAGATGCACAAGGACAAGAAGGAGAAGCCATGAGCGGTGAGAACATGAACGTGGCGGAGCTCTATCGCCAGCTCTGCCTCGCCGCGAACGAGTACAGCTCGTTCCGCTGCAACATGGTGAGCTCGCCTGTGGTGACCCCACAGCAGATCGAGCTCGCCATCAAGAAGGCCGACCGCGTGGTCGCCTTCCTGCGCATGCTCCAGGCCCGGCAGAAGCTCGAGGCCGCCAGCGTGCCCGAGGTCGCGGCGCCGCCCCAGCCCGCGCCGCCCGCGCCGCCGCCGGTCGCTCCGGTCTACCCGGACGGCACGGTGCTCGGCATTGGCAAGGACGGCCTGCCTCCGGGCGCGCCGCCCTGCTCGGCCTGGGAGTGCTCCGGCTGCCACGAGATCCTCTGGGTCATCGGCGCCACGCGCCCGGTGCGCTGCCCCTGCTGCGGGGTGGCCTTCCAGTTCCCAGGCTGAACCATGCACCAGATCAAGGTGCCGGCCACCTGGACCGACGACTGCCAGGGCAAGAAGGACTACGACGGGGAGCTCATCGCCATCTCCACCAGGTACTGGCCGCGGGGCGGAGGCTACTCGATGTTCGACTCGAGCAGCCGTGCCTGGGAGGAGAACGAGGACAGGCCCGGGATCGGCCCACACGCGCACACCGCCATCCTGGTCCGTGGTCCCGAGGACGAGTACTACGAGCTCGTCTCGGCCGAGTTCCACGGCGAGACCTTCGAGGAGGTCGCAAAACAGGTGGAGGCCTGGGCGCAGAAGACGTACAACCGCATCATCAAGCTACTCGTCGGCGAGTTCGGCGAGCTGAAGGAGCCCTGATGGACCCGATGAAGATGCTCCAGGCGATGGAGGCGAAGACGGCCGAGCGCCTGAAGGCCGAGTGCCAGCTGCCCGCCTTCATCCTCGCGTTCCTGCGCGTGCTCGAGGACAAGGGCGTGCTGACCGGCGGCGACATCACGCGCATCTACAGCCTGTCCGAGACGGGCGCTGGGATGTTCTTCACCCTGTTCGAGTCGAGCATCCTCGCCGCCGATCTCACGGAGGGCGACCCCGAGGACGAGGCCAAGGGCAAGATGCTTGCGCTCAAGATCCTCGAGTCAGGGCGCTGGTTGCTCAAGCAGCCCATCGACCCGCGCATGCGGACTCAGCTCGAGGAGGCCCTGCGCGAGAGCGAGCTCGCCGCCGAGGAAGCCGCGAAGAACGAGGACGGCTGATGCGCGGCTACCGAGGGCAGAAGGGCACGAGCTTCAACTTCAACTCGGACTTCTCTGGCGACCTCATCCTCGAGACCAGAGAGGAACCGGAGCTGCACGAGCTCGTCATCCCGAGCTCGTGCGGCACGCCGCAGTACCGCTACTGGCGGGTCAAGGTACCGGCGTCGGACGTCTGGGAGCTCGTGCTGACTCGTCTGGCGCATCGCGCCGTGAGCATGCTGGAGGACGACCATGGGCTCGTCGAGATCATCGCCGAAGCCGCCATCCGGTTCCTCGACCACTCCGGAGGCAAGCTCCTCCGGCGGCTCCTTCTCGTCCCAGACCATGTCCCGGATGCTGGAGATCGCTGAGGACCTCTACGACGAGGACCAGTGCTCGTTGGGCCTGCGCCACTGGAAGCGCGAGGAGCTCGAGGACTACGTGCGCCGAGCGGCCGAGCTCGCCGAGCTTGTCCTCGAGCACTACACTGGGCCAAAGTGACTGGACAAGCACATGCCGATCTGTCTACCTGGTAGCCATAGGAGATCAGATGCAGACGGCTTGTCCAAACTGTCACGAACGCGGCGGACTCCGAGTCGATTCGATTCTGGAGGAGGGACCACAGGTCTATGACAAACCCTACGTCAGATGCGAGCTCTGCCACTGGATCGGAACGCTCCGAGAGCTTGTCGCCGGACGCTTACTCCGATCCGGTGCGCGAGTTCGAAGAGCGCTTGCCCTCCAAGGCCATCAGGCTGGAGCTCCAGGCCATCGAAACGATCCTCCTGGCCCTGCTCCCACTCGATCCTGAGCAGAGCCGGCGCGCCATCCAGTACGCCATCGACTACTACCACCTCGACGAGCGGAAGAAACGCCCGCTGGAAGAGGCGGTTAGAAGATGATTCTTGACGAGCCCTCCGCACCCACGTAGCCTGGATGGCGGGTGGGCGGGACGAACAGATTGGTATGCTATGCCCTCTGAGCCGCTGAAGCAGATCTACCTGGCCGAGCTGCGTCGGGGCAGAAGCGACCGCGCCGTCCTGGCGAAGGGCGCCTTCGACACCGCGATAGGGCTCGGCCATGAAGTCCTGTGCATCGTGTGCGGAGGCCTGATTCGCTCGCTGGACGGGTCGTTCTTCCTGTTCCTCGAGCACCCCAAGAAGGGAGAGCTGGTGGCCATGGCCTGCAGCGACATCTGCCTGCGGCGGGCCAGGGCCCACGGCATCCCATGAGGTACAGCATGAAGCGAAAGCCAAGCATGAACAGCCTGGGCGCCGCGCTCCAGGGCTTCGGCGACCCGGAGGTTCCGGGCTCCGAGGAGCTCCGGCAGCTCATCATGAATTGCGTCACGGCCGCCAACGGAGGCGACGAGAACGACTACCGCGTGGCCGAGATCATCGAGGGCCTCCTCGAGTCCTACCTGGCAGCCTGCGCCATGGAGGATGACGAGGACGAGGACGAGCTCAACACCCTGGACTTCGCCGAGGCCGAGCGCCTGTTCCTCGCCAGCTACGCGACCGCCTACGCGCAGTCGACCGGCCAGCGTCCCGAACAGGTCGAGTCGGGCGGATGGCCCGAGTTCCTGCCCGAGAGCGGAAGGTACACCCGAGAGCTCGTCATCGACCTGGGGCGACTCGTGGGCTTCCTCGACGTGCAGCGCTTCCGTGCGCTGCAGAGCTTCTTCATCGACGAGGAGCGCCGCAAGGCCAGGATGCAGCAACTCAGCGCGGAGTGATCGAAGATGGCCGAGCCAGAGCTCGCCGACGTCTACTACGTGGAGGAAGCCGGCGAGCTCAAGCTCGAACACTGCGACCTCTTTGTCTGCCTGCACTTCTCTCGCACGCTCAGCACCAAAGCCAAGGTCAAGCGCAGGTCGGACGACAAGCTCCTCGCCTACAGGATGAAGGACGCCCTGTCGACGAGCGAGCTCGAGGAAGAAAGCTTTGCCAAGCCTGGCCGAGGGCGACCGCCCAAGAACAAGGAAGCGGAGCTGGCGCTGGATTCTGATCCTGCCCCTGCTCTTCTGCTCGACGACCTGTAGCGAGTGCGGCGACGGCCGCTTCTGCTACCGCTACTGCCAAGAACAACTGGGACCGAGGGCCGATGTCCAGGAGGGCATCGAGATCAGCGGCGACGGCCAGCACTGCATCTGCAAGGTGGCCGTGAAGCTGCCGGCCCAGCCCAAGGCAGAGGCCCCGGACCCCAAAGCGCAGGCGCCGAAGTAGCTCCTGCGAGAGAGGTACAGAGCCATGGCGAAAGTGAAACCCATCAGACCCCCGCTGACCTTCGTGAACTGGGAGGTCGGCGTGGACCTGCGGCATCTCGGTTGGAACCGCAGGGACCTCGAGAAGATCGCCCGCAAGTACAAGCTGCGCGACGGGCAGGCGGTCATCTTCTTCAACAACGCTCGCGACTTCGGCGGCTCGGGCTCGCACACGCCCAAGGCCCGGATCGTCTGGCAGTGCAACGGCCAGGTCCTCTCGCTCATCCCCGCGGTGGACGAGGGCGCGAAGCAGGTGAGCTACCAGCTGCTCCTGAACGAGTGGCTGCGCGCCACCTTCTCCTGCCCGGGCAACCTGGTCGAGGCCATGAACGGCTTCGACACGTCGCTCGAGCGCAGGCTCGCGGCTCGTCAGGCCGCGGTCAAGAGGGCCAGCTGATGGCCTGGAAGCGCGCCAAGGGCAACGGCCGGCTCTTCTCCGAGAAGCAGAAGGACCGCATGGTCCAGATGGTGCTCGACGGCAAGAGCAAGGCCGAGGTCATCAAGGAGGTCGGTTGCCACCGCTCGTGCCTGGACTACATCCTGGTCGAGCGGTTCGGCACGCCCACGGTCAAGCCGGGCATGAAGCCGAAGGGCGCCAAGAAGATCGACGTCGAGGAGACCGGGCCGGCGCTCGACGAGGGTGAGCGTGACTACCTGCTCTGGGCACTTCGAGGGGCGCTCAACAAGGTCGGGGGCGCGAGCTATGTCGACCGGCTCATCGCCGACATCCGGGATGGCCGACTGGATTGAGCCTCCGCCGCGCCCCTGCGTGGGCTGCAGCTACTGCTGCAAGGTGGCGCCCTGCATCCCGGGCTTCCTGGTCTACGGGCCGGGCAAGCCCTGTGGGGCCCTGCGCTGGGACGCCCGGGGCGGGCGCTACCTCTGCGGCGTCGTGCTCGACGAGCCGGAGCGCACCCGAGACAAGCTGAAGGAGCAGATGGCCATCGGCGCCGGCTGCTCGTCGCCGCTCTTCAACGAGGAGCGAGAGAGGATGATTCAGATGACACGCGGCAAGATCAAGGACACGCACGCCGGGGTCAGGCTCGTGGAACGCCTCGACGGGGTCGTCTCGCTCGAGGAGCTGCGCAAGCGCCTCACGGACGGGGACGTCGAGTACCTGCGCCGCCAGTCGGTGACGCGCTCGCTCTGCCGAACCGCGGCCCCGGATGGCACCTGGGTCTACATGGTGGTGAATCGCAAGACGAAGAGCATCATCACCATCCTGACTCAGGAGCTCGCCGAGGAGCTCTACAGGCAGATCGGCCGAGACCCACGGGAGCTCAAGCTCGTCCCGCCCGACCTCAAGCAATGCCAGGGTGAGAAGCGCGAGGGAGGCCCGTACTCCTTCATGACGCTCGGGCCAATCCCGCCCCTGAAGCGCTGCACGAACGCGCCGACCGTCGTCGTGCGCGAGACCAAGCCGGCCGAGGACGGACTGCAGGGTTCGATGTCGCTCTGCGACGAGTGCCTCGAGGCCTTTCGGAAGCAGAACCCGCACGCCAGCTACAGCGTGAAGGAGATCAAGCGCGATGGGTAGCATCCAGATCGAAGGCATCCTCATCAGCAAGAACCGCAAGACGGGCTGCTCCATCAACGTCGACCAGTGCACGCCCACCCCGTGGTGCCGGCCGCACTGCTACCGCTGTTTCCGCGACGAGGTCATCATCGCCGAGAAGGGCTGGGACACGACGCCGAACTCGGGGCCCATCACCTGGCGCACGCAGCGCGAGTCCTACAAGCGCAACGAGCGAGCCATCATGCTGGCCGGCCAGGAGGGCAGGCTCGACACCGCGGCCGCGCTCATCGCATGTCGGCTGAAGGACCCGGACCCGCTGCGCGGCAACGGCACGGGCGACCTGTTCCCCGAGCTCTGCGAGCTCTACGCCCGCATCGCGTTCCACGGCAAGCCGGTGTTCCTCTTCTCGCGCCGGCCGGCCATGATCCGCGAGCTCCTCGACGTCTGCGATGGGTTGGAGCTCGATCCGGCGAAGCGGCCGTTCGTCCTGGGGTCCATCGACCCCTCGACCACGCTCTGCGAATGCCACCAGCTCGTCGAGGCCACGGCAGCGATCAACGGGCGCCCGGTGCTGGCCTACGCTACGGACAAGGGCGGAGGCATGGGCTGCGGCGAGGTTCGGGCGCATCGCTTCAGCCAGTACATCCAGGTGGTCTTCGGCTACCACACGAACTTCATCAAGACCGTGATTCCGCATCCGCTGGCCTGCCCAGCAACCAACGGGCGGCCAATCCACTGCCGCGAATGCCGAAAATGTTTCGGACTTGACCAGGACACTCCAACGGTTCGACAATGTTAGTATCGTTGTCATGCCACAAGGAGTGCCCATGGGAAAGTACTCGGTGCGCTGCCGCGCGTGCGGCGCGCGATTGGGTGCGATCACCGCCGCGCACGTTCGCGGACACGGAATGACTCTAGTCGCCTACATGCGCCGTTTCGGCGGCCCGCTAACCGCCGAGCTTGTGCGCCAGAGTCGAGGAAGAGCCAAGTCGCCGGAGCAGCGAAAATCGCTAGCCGAACGATTCTGGGAGAAGGTATCGCGTGGGGCTGAGGACGAGTGCTGGCTGTGGACCGGCGCCGGGGCTCGCACGAGCCGCTACGGCAACCTGATCCGCCCCGACGGCCAACACGCGCAGGCGCATCGCGTGGCGTGGGAGTTGGCGCATGGGCCCGTGCCTGACGGATTGCAGGTACTCCACACTTGCGATCATGGACTATGCGTCAATCCTGCTCACCTGTTTCTTGGAACGCAGCTCGACAACGTGTTGGATATGGAACGCAAGGGCCGCCACGGGCGCGGCTACCAACTGGCACCTGGCTGCCGCCAAGGCGAGTGCAATGGCAATGCCAAGCTCACGGAGAAGCAGGTGCGACTGGCTAAGCAACTGGCGGCGCGTGGCATGCGCCCGTGCGACATACAAGAGCGGACAGGCATCAAGAAGAACACGCTGTTTCACATTCTGAGCGGACGCCAGTGGACGCATGTCGAACCATGAGAAGGAGTGCCCCGCGACGGCCGGACAGCACGTCAAGTGCACCGAGTGCCGGCGCTGCTTCGGGCCGGAATGAGCTTGATCTATCCCATGCCCTAGCGGCAGAATGTCCTCGAGGTATAGGAGAAAGCCATGAAGAAGATCGAGGGACTCAACAGCAAAGAGCAGGTGCTTCTCAACGTCTTCGCCGACGGGAAGGAGCACACCATCCGCGAGCTCAAGAAGCTCTTCCTCCACGAAGCGGCGGCCCGTCTGGCCGGGCACTACAAGGGCTGGGGCAAGAAGGATGTCGACGCCACGGCCCAGAGCTACGTGCGCAACTCCCTGCGCAAGCTCGTCGCGCAGGAGTGGATCGAGCTCGTCGGGCGCGGGACCTACAAGCGCACCGACAAGGCCGCCGACCGGTTCCGCCGGCTGAAGCAGAAGAAGGCCGCCTGACGTGCTGATCTACAAGTACGTCCTCGAGAAGAAGTACGGAGAGCAGACGATCGAGATGCCCTACATCTCGGTGCCCATCTCGTTCGGCCTGGACCCGCAGGGGCAGCTCTGCGTCTGGTGCCTGGTCGACACCTCGCAGCCCAAGACGCACGGGGGCGCGACGGACAACACTCGTCCACCGCTTCTTCGTGGGCCTGACGGGGCACGAGGGGCCGAGCCTCCCACTCGACGTCCTGCGCCGGGCGACGACATTCCTCGGCACGGTGAACGACGGCGGCTACATGCTGCACGGCTTCTACATGGGGTTCGAGCAGCCGAAGGCATAGGGCAAGAACGCACCTCCCCCTTGCGCTGAAACCAGGTGGTTTGAGCGAGGGCCTGACCCTACACGAATTCAGCTCGACATGGCAAGCGAAAAAGTGTAGAGTGTTTTTCCCATGGACCTCACCGTGAACCAGAGCAACATCTCGTTCCCCGAGACCGTGACGGTGGACGGCTTGCGCTGCTTCGTCCTGCAGTGGACACCCATCCTCGGCGACGGCATGCCCTGGCCCATCTTCTGGGACGTGCGCGTCGAAGAGAACTTCGAGAAGCACCGGGTCTGGGTGTGCGGCGCCATCTCCATGCGCATGTGGGCCCAGTTGCGCGACTCGCTCGGCTGGGACGCGCAGGAGGTCAAGGAGCGCCTGCGCCAACACCTGCTCAACCGGATGCCTCTCGGCCTGGGCTGGGACGTGCAGATCATCGTCGCGGACCCGCCGGCATGATGAGCCAGGACGAGCGGATGAACCGAGAGGCGAATGCGTTCGCCCGGGCGCTGCTCATGCCAGCGGACCTCCTGCGCAACGAGATCGCCAAGCGCGGCGGCAAGGTCACGTCGCAGATGCTCGTCGAGCTCGCCGAGCTGTTCTGCGTCGAAGAGCACCAGATGACCATTCGTCTCATCGAACTGGAGATGATCAAAGCACCATGACCATCGTCGAGAAAGGCATGAAGCTCGACGTCCAGGACGTCAAGAGCCACCAGGTGGAGAAGCTGCACTTCCGCTTTCGCGGCTTCGGGTGGATGAACGTCTTCCTCGACGACATGGGCAAGCACGGCACCTACAACGCCGGCGAGCTCGCCATCCATTCGGACTGGGGAAGCTGGGCCTACACCTGGACGGGCATCCCCGAGCACGAGACGCTGCGCCAGTTCTTGTGCACGGCCGGCAACGACTACCTCGCGCGCAAGCTGCTGGGCGGGCAGGACGTGGAGGAGTGGGACTCGGAGGCCACGAAGGAGGCGCTCCGCAAGTACATCAACGAGGAGTGCCCCGAGGAGGGCTATGAGCGCAGGACCTTCTCCGGGCACACGAAGACCGTGCTCAAGAAGGCTCTGCTCGAGTTCCTCGAGGGCTGCGACTGGGACAACGGGCTCACGCTCTGGGTCGAGCGCATGGATAGCGACCTATGCGACTTCCTCAACGGTGAGCCCTGGGAGCACGTCGTGCACAAGCCGACGACCACGTATCTCGTGCTGACCGAGGGCCTGCTCCCGGCGCTGAAGGACTACCTGAAGGAGCAGGAGGCCAAGCCCAAGCTGGAGTCGGTGCCATGACCGCTCAGCGCGTCGAGGAGCACGTCGGTTGGGTCATGACCCTGGACGAGACGGCCTGCGTCGATGGCGAGCCGTGTCGGCTCTACTTGACACCGGACGGTCTACTGACGCCCGACATTGAGCAGGCCGAGTTCATCCCGGACGTGACCGACCACCGCGGCCAGGCGTTCTTCTTTCCGAACGACCCGCGGAAGAGGTTCACCTGTCTCAAGGTCATGCGCGTTCTGACCATCACGCAGAAGACGGAGCTCCTCTGATGGCCGAAGAGCACTTCGCCGAGACCTATCCGGTCTGCCCGCACTGCGGCCACGTCGACCGCGACTGGTGGGACGTGTCTCCGTCACGGCGCGTGGAGGAGGACGCCGAATGGGAGACCGAGTGCGGCACGTGCGAACAGACCTACATCGTGAGGGTGCGCGTGAGCATCTCGTTCGACACGTGCGTCCCGAAGAGCCCGAGCTGGGTCTGTGACGAGTGCGGCGAGCACGTGCTCGAGTCGGACGAGCACAAGTGCTGGCGGACAGGCCTGGTGATCAAGAGGCCAGGGCTGGAGTGATGCCTTGCGCCGAGGAACGATCATCGAGCTCACCAAGGCTGATCGCGACCTCGAGTGCGCCTACGTCGGTCAGAGAGCGAAGGTCTGGCGCGTCTATGAAGACGGGTCGCTGTATGTCGAGCTGAAGTGCGGGCACCCCTACAACATCCCCGCAGGAAACCCGAACGGACACTACAAGATCATCTCGGAGCCGGCTGATGAGGAGACGATTCGGCCGACCAGAAAGGAAAAGAAGATGCCTCGCAAGACGCAACTGAAGGGAACCGCGAACGTGGCGCCGACGGCGGCCACCGAGCCGAAGCAGGCCGTGATCCCGGACAGCCGGGGAGTCATCCCCGTGCAGGGCTACGAGGAGCAGGTCAAGCAGTTCAAGACCAACCTCCGCTTCCACGAGCAGCTCGGCAAGACGGTCGAGGAGGGCAAGGGCTTCTTCCGGAACCTGACCAAGCAGGTGCTCGAGAGCGTCTCGGGCGACGTGCACCGGGTCGAGTTCCTCGCCGAGGACGGCTCCGCCGTTCCCGTGACGCTGCCCGACCTCTCGAAGGCCGGCAACCGCACGCTGCTCAAGCCCGACCTCTACGCCGCCGCGACCAAGCTCGGCGTGTCCGTCGAGGAGCTCGGCGTGACCGAGACCGAGACCTCCGTCGTGCTGACCGGCGCGATGGCGCAGTGGTTCATCGACTCGGTGCTCCAGCCGAACTACGTGGCCACCGGGCAGCCGATCCCCGAGGGCATCGAGCAGAAGACGGCGACGCGCCTCTCCGAGGCTGGCATCGAGAAGCTGCGCGAGATGGCCAAGTCGGCCAAGACCACGCAGGAGCGCGAGGCCGCGAAGCTCATCCTCGAGAACGGCAGCAAGGCCGCGCAGGTCACCGCGAAGTGACCGAGTACCTGCTCCCCTTCGACTTCCGGAACGTCCGCGAGCCGGAGGAGCTGCCTTCGCACAAGGCAGCTCCTCCGCCGCCCTTTGAGCCCGGCGAGTACCTGCTGCAGATCAAGATGGTACTGGTCCGCAAGCGAGAAGGCCGCGCGGACCTGGTGGACTTCATCAGCATGGTGATGGAGGGCCCGGGTCGCGGCATGAAGTTCGCCGGTCGAGAGATGCACGACGGCATCCAGGCCACCATGATGGGCGCGCCCTGGTTCCTGCAGCTCTTCTACGCCTGCTTCGGCCGGCGCTCGACCAAGTGGCGCATGACCCACTATCGGGGCGTCTGGGACCCTTCGAAGTTGATCGGTCGCTTCTACCGTGCGACGGTGCGGATTCAGGATGGCTACGTCATCGTCACCGACCGTCGAGGTGCCAAGGATGGATGAGCCACTCGACAAGCTCACGCTGAGCGACTTGCTCAGCACGGCGCCGAGGCCTGAGATCGCCGCGGCGACTCTGCTGGGCGGCGCCGTGCGTGGACACCAGGGCGCGAAGTGCGCCATTTGCGGCACGGTCATGCGCGACCTCGGCGAGGACCGGCGCATGGGCGTGACCGTCCTCTTCTTCGAGATGCCCGACGACCCCGAGAGCAGCTTCTTCTCCATCGCCTGTAGCGAGCTCTGTCGCGAGCGGGCAATGCGCGCCAGGGGCTGGAGTCACAAGCCATGACGTGGACCGGTGGCCCGCCGGGCTACTGGCTCACTCGAGGAGGTCCCGTGCTCATCACGCAGATGAGCAATGAGCACCTTCTCAACGCCGTGGCCCGCTGGGCGAGGAAGGCCCAGGAGCTGGGCACGACGGACGAGATGCTGCGTCACCCGAAGTGGCGGGAGCTCTGCGAGGAAGGCTTCAAGCGCGTCCTGCCCATGGGGCTCGTGGGCGCAGAGCCGACCAAGCCCGACCTCGACCCGGTCCAGGTTGACCGGTTCGGCAACCTGGAGACGGACGATGATCAAGGCGATCCTGAGCAACGATGACGGCAGCCAGATGTTGCTCCTCGGCCTGTCGAAGACGAACATGGACAAGCTGCTCGAAGGCCTACCCATCGCCGTCGACATCACGGTGAACGGCGCGCACCTGCGCATCGGCATCGTCGGCGGCGAGACCGAGGAAGCCATCATCGCTGAGCTGCGGCGGCACTTTCCGCAGCTGCACGGTCGCCCCGACCTGCTGCACTGAAACCCGATTCGGCCCGAATCGCATTTGTCGGATTTCGACAGGTAGATAATTCTTGACAACCGCGCATAGCAACCTGTAGCCTGGACGGCAGGGCGGGTGGGCAGCAGATTGCTGTGCATTGCCAGCTGGAGGATTCATGATGCCCCTGTTCGACAAGAAAGAGCACGACAAGGATCAGAAGAGCTACGAGGGCCGGCAGCACGCGCTCGAGCTCCTGCAGGACACCTGCGTAAAGGGCGGTGTCTGCGCCGCTTGCGGCGCCTCTGCGGGGATGTACCTCTCGGGGCTCGCCACGCGCGGCCTGGGCTACGACAAGAAGCGCTTCCTCGAGCTCGCCGCCGAGGTGTGGGAGGACCTGGAGCGCCAGAACCGCGAGAACCCGGTCAACTGATGGCGCGCAAGAAGCATCCCTGGGGCAAGCTCGAGTTGGCGGACCTCGGCGGCCTCCTGCACACGGCGCTTCGCAAGGCCTGCGACAGCCGGACCTCTGGCCTCGCCTGGAACGCGATCGGCGCCATCGAGAAGGGCTGGACGCGCTACCTCGAGGACTGCTTGCCGCACGTGCAGAAGGCGCGGAACGGACTCGAGCTGCTGGATGCACTGCATCGGCACACCGACGTCAGCATCATGGCGGAGCTCAAGAAGCGCGAGCACCAGGACCTGCTCGTGCGCCTCGCGCTGGCCCAACTCTCGATGAGCGATTGGCTCGGCATCGTCTACTTCTTCGAGCACGTGGGGGGCCTGCGATGAGCAAGAAGCCGAACGAGTTCTACGTCCAGTGCGAGCTGCGGCGGGTCAACGGGCAGATCGACATGGCCTGGATCCCGGAGCAGTACGCTCGCAAGGGCAAGTTCCTTCGCATCCGCAACCACGGCAAGTGGGAGAACGGATGGGAGGTCACCGCGGTCTACTCGCGCAAGCACGCGGACGAGGTGCTCGAGAACGAGCGCCTCTACCTCGTGCAGCGCGAGGCCTCCGACATCTGAGGTCTTGAGCCATGCGAATCGACGTCGAGACGGGCGCCTTCTGGGCGACCATCGTCGGCTCGGAGGGAGAGCTTGACCAGGTCGTCGGCAAGCTGCGCGAGTTCGCCGCCGAGCTCGCGCCGAGCGGCCAGGCCCGGTCCCTCTGCCTCCGCACGCCTGGGCACCTTCGGGTGCCCGCCGGCGCGGTGCTCCTGCTGGAGGACCGGCCCGGGGTCCTGAGCGCCCGGGGCTCGGAGCTGGCCGAAGCCGGAGCCAAGCACCTCGAGGCCGCGGGTCTCCTTCGGGACTACCAGGCCCGCGCGGTCGGGGCTGCCCTGACCGCACCCCTGGGCCGCGCCACGGTGGACGTGGTGATGGGCGGCGGCAAGACCCGCATCGCGGCCGCCCTGGCCGCGGTGGCCCAGGCGGTGGGTGGCTTCGGGGCCTGGCTGTACCTGGTCCAGAACGGGGAGCTCGCGCGCCAGGCGGAGGCCGAGATCGCCGAGCTGCTGCCCATGATGGCCGCGCGCCTCGGCGGACCGCCGGCCCAGGTGACGGCCACCACCTACTCCGGCATCAAGAAGCTGCCGAGCAAGCACTTCGCCGGCGTCATCGTGGACGAGTGCCACCTGCTGCCGGCGCCAACTCGCTGCCTGCCCTTCGCGCTGGTCAAGGCGACCTGGCGCATCGGATTGTCTGGGACACTCCTGGACAGGACGGATACGAAGAACGCGCTAATCATTGCGCTGCTTGGCCCACGGGTGTGCGAGGTGAAGATTCCCGAGCTCGAAGAGCAGGAGCACCTCGCGCGCGGCCGCGTCCAGGTTCTTCGCTATGACCATCGGCTGAAGCGCCTTGTCTCGTAGCTTCCAGCCGCGCTCCTCCAGGCACCCGACGAGTTTCGTGGAACGTAAGGCTGTTTCCACCGATTCGTCTAATGATGTGGAGGACGTATGATTAGGAGGTTACATTCCATGCACGACCGAGCCGGCAGAACGAAATACGACCGGCTCGTCGTCGAGGACCCTTACCGTACTGACGCGCTGTGTCGATTCATCGCAGATCTGGAACGTAAGGGCGAGTGGCCGGGCATCGTCTTCGTCCGCAAGCGGCGCCACGCGGAGCTCTTCGCGAAGGCGCTCAGCGCGGTCCTGGGCAAGCAGATCCCGGCGGTGACCTCGGCGGCGACCTCGCGCCAGGAGCGCGAGGCGCTGGCTGACCGCATGCGCCGGCGCGACCCGAGCCTGCCCGCGGCGGTCGCGACCGCCGTCTGGTCGACCGGCCTGAACGTCCCGAGCCTGTCCTGGGTCATGATGGCGGGGGCCGGCCAGGCGCCCATCGGCCTGAAGCAAAGCGCCGGCCGCGCGACCAGGCTCGCGGAGGAGAAGGCCGGCTACACCATCTACGACGTCCAGGACGTCGGCCCGGGGCTCGAGTGGGCTCAGGAGCAGGCCGCCCAGCGGATGCGGCACTACGCGGCGGCTGGCTTCGCGGTGGACGAGGTTCGACCGCAGGGCGAGGAGCTGGACGACGAAGACGCGATGGCCCTGGCCGACCTGCTCGCCCTCGAGGACCAACTGCCAGCCGCATCGGGGGGCGCGCGCGCCCCGCCTGTGGACGACCGGACGCAGCGGGGCATGGAGATCGGCGGCAAGCTCGCTGGCTGGTTCTTGGCGCTCCTGGGCTTCGTCCTGTTCTTCATGCTCTACGTGACCTGCGGACGCGCTTGCAAATAGCGCGCACCCTCGCTATAATCAAACCCTCTCGAGCCGGCCAGCAACTGGCTCGACACAACTCGGGAAGGAGCGGGCGCATGGACAAGCTCTATGTGTACAGGGCCCCGTGCCGCAAATCTTTACGTGTCAAGCCAGATGGCGAAAGCTTTGCGCTCGCCGAGCCCTGCCTTCCCTGCAACGTCGCGGAGGGCTCCGCGCTTCAGTGCTTGATCGACGCTTGCAAATCGTGCACAGTGCCGTCTTGCACAGTGGAGGGACAACCCATGAATCCTAGTTCACCTTCGAGTGGAGGCAATGGCGCTCCGAGCACGCTTCCGCGAATCTTTACGCCGCCGCCAGGGGCGCCCCAGGTCGCTCCCCAGGTCGCTCCGAGCTCGGCGCCGTTGCCGACCCCGGTGCTGCCCACGGCTGAGCCCCCGGCCGCCGCGGCACCCGACCCGGAGCCAGCGCCAGCGGTGGTCGAGCCGGCGCCCCAGCCGGTCGTCGAGCCCATGCCGGCCAGGCAGGTGCAGATCGTGGTACCGGGCTCGCCGATGGCGGCTGTCGCGGCGGCCGAGCCACCGGGTCAGCCGGTCGCGATGGATATGTCGCAACCTGAGCCTAAGGCGCAACCTGGAACACCCGCCGCCGCGCTCCTCACAGGCCTGCTTCGGGGCATGAGCGGGGGCGAGGAGTCGGTCGACGTGGACAAGGTGCTGGCCTCCATCCCAGGCCTGGCCGGCGGACCATCGGAGGGCGGCTTCTCCTGGCACACGCTCGAGCCCTGCATGCAGTGCTGGCAGAAGGCCTACCTCACGCACGTCCTCGGGCTGACGCCCAAGCAGAAGAGCCACGCGCTCGGCTTCGGCTCGGTCTATCACGCCTGCTGGGAGGTCTGGTACACCTCCGGTGGGCAGCGTCGCTACGACGAGCCCTGCGACGCGCTTCGGCAGGCCGGAGCGCCGAAGCTCGCCGGCGACGTGCAGCGCCTGGTCTACACCGAGCTCATGAAGTACGCCCAGGAGGAGGCGACTCGCTGGGACATCCGCGCCGTCGAGCAGAACGCCATCTACTGGGGCGAGCCCGAGCGGATCAACGGCAAGCTCGTCCACCTGCCCTTCAGCTGTCGGCACGACTTGCTCATCGGCAAGCGCGACGAGGGCGCGGCTGTCGCTCCTCCGGGCCCCTGCCCCTCGGGCGTCTGGGTCGTCGACCGCAAGACCGCCTCGGCGCTCACCTACGACCTGACCAAGGGCTACGCGATGGATGGGCAGTTCCTGATGAACGCCCTGATCTACACGCGCTCCGACGAGGTCGAGCGGTTCGGGCCCTTCCAGGGCATGATCTTCTCGGTCGCCGTCAAGCACAAGGAGCCCTCGGCGGAGAAGTCCTACTTCCGCGTCGAGACCACCGTCGACGAGCCGACCATCGAGGAGTTCTACCGCGACGAGGTCCGGCCCTACGCCATCGAGCTCTACCGCCGGCTGACCTCCGAGGAATACCGGGCGAACCCGCGACTCTGGCCGAAGAATCGCTCCTCGTGCGTCGGTCGCTACGGCTGCTGCTGGTTCTTTGACATCTGCGACATCGGGGGCGAGAGCCTGATCGACGTGATGTTCGACTCGGACCCGAAGCGGATCTTCGACGTCGAGCGCCTGGCCGAACCGCCCACCGAGGTGAAGCGCGCGGCGCGCGCTGGCGACCCGAGCAAGCAGGCGGCCGAGGACGCGCGCAAGACCAAGGCTGAGCACAAGAAGCAGCTCGCCAAGGGCCTCTGCACGAAGTTCCGCGCGGCTGCCTTGCAGATGGAGCACTTCGCCCGCGGGCGATACCTGGTGCCCAACCACACGCGCAAGACGGTTCTCGACCAGCTGCTGCTCACCCTGCAGGGCCTGTGGCCCAACGAGACCTCGTTCGCCCTCGGCCCAGACGCCGATGGCAACCTGGACCCGGACGGACTCAACTTCGAGGTCACCGTCACCGAGAAGGGCCTCGCCTGGGTGTGGATGCAGCCGCCCGTCGAAGGCAAGAAGAAGCCGACAGCCGTCAAGGGCGTTCTCAACTACAAGATCATCGCGGAGGCTATCTGCCAGGACTGGTGGGACCTCAAGCACCTCGACCCTCGAAGCCCGGCCAAGTAGGTGACTCGATGTCCTACAGTCCAGAGCTACAGCACCTTCTCGACGGCCTGAACGAGTACCAGGTCGCCGCCGTGAACATCGGCGGCGGCCTGGCCTCACTCGTCGGTGTGCCGGGGAGCGGCAAGACCAGAACCATCGTGGCCAGGATGGCACGCATGGCCGAAGATGGCCTCGACCCCGACTACGTTCTGGCCATGACCTTCACGCGCGCAGCCGCGTCCGAGATGACGAGCCGACTCGACGCCCTCGGCGTTCGCAGTGCCAGGGTCGGCACCATCCACTCGGTGTGTCGGCAGATCGCCGCCGCCGAGACCGACCTGTTCGACCACGGCCGACTGGACGAGCGCAACAAGATGCAGCTCGAGCTGAAGAAGCTCCTCGGCGAGTTTCGTCGCAAGGGCAGCATCGCCAACCTGGGCGTCGACTTCGAGGGCGTATCGCGCTACGTCGAGGCGTGCAAGGCTTCGGGGCTCTGCTACATCGACGGCGATCCGCTCGGAATGAACAGCCAGGCGGAGAACCACCACCTGGAGCTGGGCAAGAAGTGGGCGCGCTCAGCTGGCGTCCACTCCAAGATGCTCTCCACGATCTACGTCGAGCTCGAGCGCCGGCGCGGCTCATTGGGCGTCTACGACTTCGACGACATGCTGCTCTGGGCCTGGATGAAGCTCATCGCCGACCCAGAGGCGCGACTGCGCTGGCGCCAGCGCTGGTCGCTCGTCATCGTCGACGAGGCGCAGGATTCGAACCCCGTCCAGTGGGACATCGCACGCATGCTGGTGGGTCTCGAGTCCTGCATCGACGGCGTGAGTCACCTCGCCTGCGCACCGAAGCGGGACGCCGAGTTCCACAACCTGATGGTTGCCGGCGACCCCAGCCAGTCGATCTACCGCTGGCGCTCGGCTGAGCCGAATCTCTTCGTCGAGTTCGCGACCTCCAAGGACGTCGAGAGCCTGGTGCTGCCGCTCAACTATCGCTCGAACCAGAGCATCTGCTCGGTGGCCACCGGGTTGGTGCGCGAGAAGAAGTGGCACCTCGGCGGCGAGATCACTTCGACGAGCGGTCTCCTGCCGCCGACGGCGGTCAGCACCAAGCGCTATGACTCCGTAGAGGAAGAGGCCGAGGACATCGTCAGGAAGTGCATGGAGCTCGCCGAGGACGGCCGCGGCCTGCGCTCCTGCGCCGTGCTCTCGCGACTGCGAGTCGGGCTGGACCTCGTCGAGATCTCTTGCATCCGGCACCGCATCCGCTACATCAAGCAGGCCGCCGGTTCCTTCTTCGAGAGCAAGGAGGTTCGCGACGTGCTGGCCTACTTGCGCGTCGCCGCCAACCTCGATCCGGATGGGACCTGGGCGCGGCACATCATCAACCGCCCGTTCCGCTACCTGGGCGCCAGCTACATCGGCAAGGCAGCGGCCTGGGCCGAGGCGCGCGGCATGTCCATCCTCGACGGGCTCGAGGCCTGCTCGGACGACATCAACTACAAGCAGCGGCAGGCCGTGCGCGACCTCTACTCCCTGCTGCAGAAGCTGAACCAGATCGCCGTCAAGGCCGAGGCTCGCTACCAGCAAGCCGAGCGCGAGCTGGCCGAACGCAAGGCCCGCGGCGAGGCCGGGTTGCCCGACGATCCGCTGGCCCTGCTGCACAGGGCGAACGGCGCGCAGGAGGACGATGAGCTCGTCTCGGACGAGACTCCGCTCATTCTCGAGGGGCCGGCCGACATGATCGCCCTCGTCCTGCGCGAGACCGACTACATCGAAGAGCTGCGACGAGAGGAGGGCCTCCTCGGGATGGACGAGTCGCGCATCGCGGCGCTGGCCGCCCTGCGGCGCATGGCCTTCATGTTCCCCACCACGAACACCTTCCTCTCGTACGTGGACGCCCTGACGGTGGCCGTGGAGCAGGCCCGCAAGACCGGCTTGCGGCTCCAGGAGGGTGCGCGGGAGGACGCCCTGGTGCTCTCCACCATCCACCGGGCCAAGGGCCTCGAGTGGCGCCACGTCTTCCTGATGGATGTAGTACAAGGTAGGTTTCCGTGTGCCAAGTCGATGGATGCGGACGAGGAACTGCGGCTCCTGTACGTGGCCCTGACTCGAGCCATGGACTCCTGCCAGGTCTCGTACGCCGGGCCGCCCGAGAGCGCCGGGGAGCGCAAGCCGGTCCGATCCTCCTATATCCTCCTGATCGAGCAGCAGCTACGCGAGCTGGCGCAGACAGTAAGAGCTGCCGCGAAATCAAAGGCGGATTTGAGCGAGCCAAAAAGTCATCACGCGGTTCGCGATGGAGCGTAACAAGTGCCGAACATTGCAACAAAAATCGAGGGAAACAGGCTTACATTCCGTGAAGGACGTGTTTGCCTGTTAGAGGAAGAGCGCATGGAGGTAAAAGAACACGCGCCGGCGGCGCCCGTGACCGCCAGCCCGCCGAAGATTGCGCTCGGTCCGGCGATCCACTGCTGGGTGGCTCTCGTCCTGGCCGTGATGGAGCGCAGCAAGCTCTCGCATCATGACATCCTGCGTCATGCCGGGCGGTCCAGCAAGCGGCTCGCGGACGCGCGCCGGTTGCTCATCTGGGCCTTCATGGAGGTGGCCGGCGTGGGCGAGGACCTGGCCATCGCCTGGCTCGAGCAGTGCCTGCAGCTCGGGCGCCGGACCATCGTGGACGGGCTCCGGCTGGGCGCGCCGCCCGAAGGCCTCGCGGAGACCGTGGCGACCTACAGCCGGCTCGTCCGCGAGATGGGACCCGAGGACGTGTCCGAAGCTGTGACCGCGGGCATCGTGGGCGAGCGCAAGCCGCGCGCGACGCTCTGGCCCAAGGGCTTCTTCCAGAAGCTGGGGCTCGACCTATGAAGGCGCGCAGGCTCACCAACCCGCAGCTGTGGTGGCTGCGCAAAGCCGTGGCCGAGGGCTACGTGCACGTCCATGGGTCGCCGAACACCCGAGTCGCCAGGACCCTGGCAGGCCTCGAGCTCGCCGTGTTCAACGAGGACGACTGCGTCCTGCGACCGACTGGCAAGGGGCGCGAGATAGCTGAACGCGGTGGGAGGCTCGAGCCATGACCAGCCACGAGCTCTTCGAGGGCGACCTCGCCGCGCACGTCTTCGAGCCCGAGAAGCCCTCGCTGCTCCGCGCGTGCTACGAGGACGCGCCTGAGGGCTGGCTCGGCGATCCGGAATGGCCCTCGCTCTTCCTTGGCCCGAAGATGAACGAGGTCTACGTCTACTGCGAGCTCTTCGTCGACGAGTTCGAGGAACTGGCCGTCGAGCTGCTCTCTGCGGTGCCCGACGTGGGCCGGCGCCAGGGCAAGATGACCTGGCTCGAGCACGAGCTCAACGTCGACTCCTTCGCCGTGATGCTCGGGCTGGACCACGACGCCGCGGAGCAGTTCGCCCTCGAGAACGGACTGTGCCCCGACCAGTGGTTCGTGCTGAAGGTGATCCCACACTACTGGGAGGGGTGGTGCGGCGACTTCTACGAGTACGACTTCGAGGTCGACTTCGACCTCATCTCCGCGCAGCGCCTCTCGCCTGAAGAGCACGCGAAGCGCTGGTCCGACTACTGGACCGCGCGCGGGCTCGCTCCCGTCGCTCTGCTTCGCTAGTAGCTCCCCGCCGTAGCCGCCCGCCTCAGCCGCTGCCACTGCGGCTCGCTCGCCTGCAGGTTGTAGGCGTCGAGCAGGAACTTGGCGAGCGGCAGCCCCGGCGACATCTCCGTCGCCAAACACCCCTCAAGCTCTGCTGGAAGATTGGGAAGGGCCTGGCGAATGCCAGGCAGGCGCTCACTGCAGAACAGGCGAAACTCCGGGTCCCGCCGGAGCTCCATCCTCGCGTACTCCACTATCGTCTGCTGCGTCAACAAGTTCCGCCGCCGCTGCTAGAGCCTCTGGGTCGCCTTGCTGCAACTCACTTTCCTCATCCTTTACCATAATTGCGGCCGCGTCAACCATCATGAGCGGAATCAACGCGCGCCAGGCGGCCACGACCCTGGTCCGGCTGCCTCCCACCCCGAACGCGCGCTCCACCCCGGCGTCCTTCTTGATGAGCCGTTCTGCCTCCAGGCTGTTCAAGGCCTCGACGATCTTCTCCTGCCGCACGCCCAGGGCGTCCGCGATCATCACGTTCGTCATGGGCTCGGGCGAGCTCCGCAGCGTCTTGTAGATCTGGTGCTTGTAGTACTCGAGCACGATGCCGGCGGAGTCCTTGCCGTCGTAGTAGACGAACGTCGTCTGCTGCAGCACCTCGTCGACCTGGGGCACAGCTGAGAAGATGCGCCCTTTCTTCCCGTTGCGTTGTTTCAGGCTCTCGATGGTCAGAATCTCCGTCGGCTCGGCAAGCCCGAGCTTCTTCTTGGCGACGGAGAAGTGCAGTACCGCATCCGCCCACCCGTACCAGGCCGAGCTCCCGCGCGGGGTCGGCTTCCCGCCTCCCTTTTCCTTTCCCCCCTGCCCGCCCTTCGTCTGGTGGTGAATCACGATGAAGGTGCACTTGTACTCGTCGATGAGCCGATCGATCTGACGGCGCAGCGCCTTGGTCTCCTTGGCACTGTTCTCGTCCCCGCTGAAGAAGCTGTCGAGCGGGTCGAGCACCACGAGAATGGGCTTCAGCCGCTTGATCTCCTTCTCCAGGTCCTCCACGTCCATCGCGTCGTCCAGGCAGAACGGCTGCTGGCAGAAGTAGAGCTGGGTGTCCATGGGGTTGGCGCCGTGCGCGCGCATGTGCGAGAGGAGCCGGTCCTTGTTGTCGAAGACCGAACCCTCCGTGGAGTTCAGCAGCACGGGGCCGTGGTGGAGTACGTCCAGCTGCCGCAACAGTTTTCCCTGGGAAGCAACTGCCACGCACAGGTCGAAGACGACCGTGCTCTTGTAGTTGCCGCCCTCGCCGAAAACCAGGATGCGGTTCGACTTCTGAATCATGCGCGGGACGATCCAACGGTTCGGGTCGTCCTGCAGGCTCAGAAGGTCGGTGACGGAGTAGATTTGATGGCGACGTTTCGACATGGATGAGGTTGCCAAGCTAGGCCAGAGCGACGTACACTGTCAAGTCACTTTCTCACAACACGCGGCAATCGCGACGCATTTCTGCAAGTCGCACATGATCAATTTGCTCGCGCAATTCGCATCACCGTTGTGCATGTGAAAATGAGGCGAGCAATCGGCATGTTACGATTTCTTCCACTTTCCTTCTTGACACTCGAATCGCTGAGCTGATAGGAAGGGCATTCGATGCGCTCCGTCCTTCTCGATCCACTGGAAGGCTGTGTTCTGTCGTGTCCAACAAAATGGCACGGCCGCTGGAAGCTCGAGCACTGCCCGACGCAAGCCAGATTCGATCAGCTTGCCCAAATTCCAGGCGTCACGCCGTGGGAGAATAAGAAGAAGCCCGAGGAGACCGGTTGGTATGTCCCCCAATCACTTCTCGACATGGGCATGTTCCCCGGCTCTCTCGACGAGTACGAACCGGAGTCGAACGACATCACGCCGTCGGGGATGAAGCTACGCATCTATGAAGCGCGCGCGGTCACGTGCTGCCGCCTTCTCACGCCGCAACGCGAGGGCATGATCGTCGCCGGCGACCCGGGCCTGGGCAAGACCGTCATCTCGCTTCACTCGCTCTGGCTCGATGGCTACCTTGAGCGCCCCGGTTTGATCATCGGACCGAACATCGCGAAGGGTGTTTGGTGCGACGAGGACGCCGACGCCCGCGTTCACTATGGGCTCGAGGTCGTGCCCCTCGAGGGCGTCAAGAACATCGACGTCAACATCCTCTCGCAGCACAAGGTCTTCTTCTGCCACTACGAGCTGCTGCACGCCTGGCAGAGCTGGATCGTCGCGACGCTCAAGCCGAGCTACCTCATCATCGACGAGAGCCACTTCCTCTCGCACCAGAAGGTCCAGCGCTCCACCGCCGGGCGACAGGTCACCTTGCTCTCCTCGATCGAGCGCCGCTACGGTCTGACCGGCACGCCCATCCCGAACGAGCGGCTCGAGCTCTGGAACCAGCTCGCCATGGTCCAGCCACGCCAGTGGGGTTCGAACCACTTTCAGTTCGGTGTGCGCTACTGCGCGGGCCATCGGACCGAAATCGACGAGGGCGGTATCGGTGGGCACTGGGTGTTCGACGGCGAGTCGAATGACGTGGAGCTCAAGGCCCGGCTCGCCGGCACCTTCCTTCGCTTCACGACGGAGGAGGTGCAGAACGAACTGCCGCCGATGGAGCGCCACGTCGTCGAAGTCGGCAACGACCAGATCGACCAGGCGCTGCTCGACGACTACTCGCTGGCGCAGCGGGACATCGGCAAGTACCTCAAGCTGAAGCAGGACGTGCCGAAAGAAGTCGAGACCATCACCATTGGCAACACCACAGTCAAGCTCACCAAGCAGGAGCACAAGCCGGGCGCGGTGCGATTGGTCTGCATCTCGACGCTCATCGGTCTGCTCTCCCAGATGAAGCAGCTCGCCGCCGTCAAAGTGATCGACGACATCATGCGCGAGCACGATCGTCTCGTCGTCTTCACGTGGCGCGTCGCTACCGCGCAGTGGATCTGCGAGCAGCTGGCCGATCGAATGGCACGCGGCGAGAAGGTCGGCGGCAAGAGCCCCGACCTCTTCGGCCCGGTGCACGGCGAGGTGCCGATGCCCATGCGCAAGGCGCTGGCCCGCGAGTTCGCCGCCTCGCCTTGCAGCCTCTACATCGCGACGATGGGCTCGGCGGGAACCTCCATCAACTCCCTGTCGGCCGCCTCGGCCGGCCTCATCGTGGACCTGCACTGGAACACCGCGGGCCTGCGCCAGGCCGAGAAGCGCATTCACCGCGACGGTTCGCAAGCCGCCAAGGTCGACATCTACTATCTCTTCGTCCGCAATACCGTCGACGACATGTTCCTGGAGAAGCTCCGGGAGAAAGCACAACACGCCGCCGCGTTGGCACCGCATGACACGGCCGGCATCTCGCTCGTGAGGGACCTGTCACCGAGCAACTCGGGTGGGTTGGACTTGGACCTGCTCTGTGCCCGGCTGATGGACATGAGCTGAAAGGAGGCACGGTCATGCCGGGCATACCGCGTGCGCCACCCTGACGTGGCTGAATCGTCGAAACGCATCACTTACCCTAGGAGCTGACATGACCCAAGGAACGATCGGCACTCCGGCAGCACCTGCCGCGCAGGTAGCGCAGCCGGCCAGCGTGCCTACCTACTACGACCCAGACCTGCACGTCGCGGGCGACGTCGTCCAGCAAGGCATCACCACCTTCCTGTTCGGCGCGGTCGGCACGTGGAAGACCACCTGGGCCGGGCAGTGGCCGAAGCCGATCTTCCTCAGCGTGGGCCCCGAGGGAGGTGACGACGCGCTGGTGCAACTTCCGACCCTGTACGGCGTGCAGATTCCACGGACCTACCACATCACCTCACCGAAGATGATGGTGGAGAAGGTGGAGCGCATCGCGCGGGACTACCGCGCGATGGACGTCAACACCGTGGTCATCGACTCGGTCACCTTCTACGTCGACCTCTGGATCGCTGAGCTGATGGAACTTCGGTACAACGACCCGAAGATCCGTGAGCGCATCGAGAAGGCGGGCGGCGAGGCGACCAACATGACGATGCGAGACTGGGGCCTCCTGGCGATGCACGTGCGTGACCTCGCCATGAAGCTGCACAAGACTCCGCTCAACGTCATCTGGATCGCTCTCGAGAAGGAGATCAAGGAGAACGACGAACAGCGCGGCACCTCGCGGGTGGTGGCTGTCGAGCCCTACGTCCGGGGAGAGACCTACGTCAAGCTCCCGGGCATGTGCAAGATGATCATCCACGCGAACAAGGAGTTGCGACCCGACCCGAACGTCATGGGACGGATGTTCACCCAGCCCATCTACTACACCTCCCCGAACTTCCTGACGAAGATCGTTCGGCACAAGTACGGGACAGCCTTCCCGGAGGGTCGGTTGATCGATCCGACCCACGGGGACCTGCCCACCTTCAACGCAATCTGGAGTCGTATCGGCCGCTTCGTCTACTACACGTAGCGAGGCGGATTTCATTGGCAAGAGGGGAACAAGGAACCCCAACAACAGGAGGAACTGATCATGGCATTTCTACCCGTCAACCTGCTCAACGTCCAGCCCGCCGTCGGTTTCGACTACCCCGTCGGCCGGTACCTGCTCAACATCATCGGGACCGAGATCCGGACCAACACCAGCGGCGATGGCCAGCGGCTGGTCCTGAACCTCGAGATCGTGATGGGCCCCGGGCCGGGCAACGTGCAGTTCCAGGGCCGGAAGACCTTCCACAGCTTCCAGCTCACCGAGAAGGGCCTGCCCTTCCTCAAGCGCTTCTTCAACGTCTGCGGCATCACCGAGGAGTTCATCAACCAGAACGGTGGCAACGTCGACAACGAGTGGCTGCACGGTCGCCAGTTCTGCGCGACGAGCGTGAAGAACGGCCAGTACGTCAACTGGACCAACGAGAAGCCCGCGGCCGAGTGGAACCAGCAGCCCGCCCCGCAGGCTGCCAGGGCCGCGACGGCGGCCCCGCAGGCCGCGCCGCCCCCGGCGCTCCTGCAGCCCAGCCCGCAGGCCCAGGCTGCTCCGCAGCCCATGGCCTACGTCTCGCCGACCCCGCAGCCGCAGTACGCGCCGCCGCCGCAGCAGATGGCGCCGGCCGGTCTGCCCACCCCGCAGCTGCCGCAGCCGCAGGGCGGCATCCCCGTCGGCATTCCCGCCCCGGTTCCCCCTCCGGGCCGGGTCGGGCAGTAGGCTGATGCACTGACGCCAACGGGCGGCCTGGGTGGATGCTCTCACACATAGGGGCGCATCACCCCAAGCCGCTCAGGCCGCCCGTTACTTTTTTTCAAAGGTCAGCCATGCCTGAAGTCACCGAAGACATCGAGATCACCTGCGAGTGCGGGAACAAGTTCTTCTTCACCGTCAAGGACGCCGAGTTCTACCGGCGCACCTTCGGCGAGAACTTCAGTATTCCCAAGCGCTGCAAGCCCTGTCGCGAAGCGCGCAAGGCGGCCAAGGAACGCGAGGCTGCCGAGGACTTCGGCCAGGGCACGCGCAGCGGTCGCTTCCCCTCCGACCATCCCAACCAGGGCAACAAGCCCAAGCGACAGCGGAACGGCAACAGGTGAGCTGGACGCCCGCATACGGTAGGGACCGCGGTCCCTACTACCACGGGCTTCTGGCACAACCCGACTGTGAGAGCTGTCCCCTTCGCTACGACGTCAAGGTCTTCCCCGACGGCCCCGTCCCCGCGCGCATCGCCTTCATCGGCGAGGAGCCTGGGCAGACGGAGATCGCCGAGGGCCGCGGGTTCGTGGGCCAGTCGGGGCAACTCCTGTGGCACCTTGCTCGCGACGTCGGCCTCGAGCGCGACGACATCTGGGTCTCGAACGCCGCGCTCTGCGCCGCCCGCAAGGTCAAGCTCAACACCGGCGCCAATCTTCCCCAGCTCGTCGTGAAGGCCATGGCGGCCAAGGCCTGCCGCCGGCGCCTTCTCGCCGAGCTCGTCACGGTGGACCCGATCGTCGTGGTGCCGCTCGGCAACTGGGCACTGTGGGCCACCTCGGACATCCCGAACGCGCGCATCTACGCCTACCGCGGCTCGCGGATCGAAGTCGACCTGGCCAAGCTCCTCGAGCTCGTGCAGCAGGGCCTGTCGCGCTCGCCGATGCGCACCGTCAAGGAGCAATGAGATGCAAGTCCGAACCCTGCACAAGCAGCTGGGTGAGCTCATCGCGAAAGGCTACGGGCACAACGACGTCGTCATCAACAAGGACACGTTCCGGCATCCGCTCGAACCAGACGGTTGCGTGCTCCTGCCCGTGATCCGGGCCGAGGCCGGCTACTTTCGCGTGCTCGATGGCGATGGCGGCACCAAGTACAACAAGGACGGTTCCGAGCGCATGCGTTCGGGTGTCATTCTGCTCGGCGAGCACGCGCCTCTGGAGAGCTGATGGCCTACCTGGTGCCCACCGTCCATCCGGCAGCGCTGCTTCGCGGCGGGCACCCGATTGCCGACGTCATTCGGATGGACCTCGCCAAGGCGCATCGGCTCACCATGGAGCCACCGCGCCAGGTCGAGAACATCGTGGTCGTCCATCCGGCGAACCCCGCCGGCGTGACCGAGTCTGTGCGAATCGGGCTCGCCTGGCTCGAGCGATGGATTTCGCTCCGCTGTCCGGTCGCGGTCGACGTCGAGACCTCGAGCCTGAACTACTTCAACTGCAAGCTCTACTCCATCGCGCTCTCGGGCTGCGACGGCGAGAACACCGCTGTGGCCTTCACGCTGATGGACCTGCGGACTCTGCCCTGGGACGCCGAGCTTGCAATGCTGGACGCACTGCGCCGGCTGCTCGCGGACCCACAGATCGTCAAGCTCTTTCACAACGCGCCCTACGACTACGCGGTCCTGCATTGCAAGAACCTCCCGGTCCACGGCCCGATCGAAGACACGCAGGGCTTCGCGCACCTCTTCCAGCCGGATATTCCGAAGGACCTCGGCTTCATCGGCCACACCTGGCTCGACGTCGAGCCGTGGAAGCTCAACCACTCCGGCGAAAAGCAGGCCTACACCAAGGACGTGATCGAGCTCCTGGTCTACAACGCGAAGGACGCGCTCAACACGATGAAGCTCCGCGCCCCGTTGCTGGCTGCGCTCGCGGACAGATGCGGCTCGCCCGACGTGATCTTCTACCAGAACGCTTTCGCGCAGCTCGCCGCACGGATGGAGCTGGTCGGCCTACCCATGGACCTGGACATTCGGCGCAAGGTGGGCGCCGAGCAGCTGGCCAGACTTGAGGAGCTCCGGTATCGCATGCGCGAGTACCTCAAGTGGCCCGACTTCAACCCGATGAACAAGAACCACGCGGTCGCGGCGCTCTACGACAAGAAGTACGTCGGGCTGATGCCCACCGCCTGGACGCCCAAGACGAAGCAGCCCTCGACGAAGTACGAGCACATCATCGACCACATGGAGCACGTCTTCGTCAAGGACTTCGTCGAGTACGTGGAGTCGCACCACGCCTATGCGACCCAGTACCGCGAGGCTCCGGAGAAGTCGAGCGACCCCGGACCGGGCGCTTACACGCGCGCCATGCAGGAGGACGGCCGCCTGCACGCGAAGTGGAACCCGACCGGGCAGAAGGGCTCACGTTTCTCCAGCGAGCCCAACGTGCAGAACCAGCGCAAGAAGGATCGCGTCTTCTTTCGCGCACCCTATGGCCGCGTGTTCGTCGGGGCCGACAAGGACCAGCTCGAGCTTCGGCTGGCCGCCGTCCTCTCGGGCGTGCGTGAAATCCTCGATGAGGTCGCCAAGCCCGACGGCGACCCGCACCGTCTGGCCGCGATCAACATCTACGGCAAGGGCTTTCTCGAGCGCTCGAAGGAAGAGCAGAAGCGCATGCGCGACGCGATCAAGACCACGGTCTATGCGTCGCTCTACCGCGCCGGCGTCAAGACGGTGCACAAGTCGATCCGGAAGAAGAAGTTCCTCGACCACGCACTGCGCGCCAGCCTGACCCTCGACGTCGTCGGCCACATCTACCACAGCTACTTCGGCAAGTACGTCGAGATCCCCGCGTGGCACGATCGGAACTACGACCTCGCCCAGACGCAGGGCTACCTGGAGATCCAGCCCCTCGGTCGACGCCGGTACTTTCCGGTCCAGCCGCCGCCCTACACCGAGGTGGCGAACTGGCCCATTCAGACCACGGGTTCGGACATCGTCGGCATGGAGATGGTGCTGGTGCAGGACGAGCTCGACCGCCGGTTCCACGGCGACGCGAGCATCGTCCTGCACGGCCATGACGCGCTCTACATCGAGTGCGCCGAGCGCCACGCCGAAGAAGTCTGCGGCATCGTGAACCGGCTCTTCGGCGCGACGCGCGTCGAGGGCCCGGCTGGCCCGGTGCTGCTCACCGCCTCGGCCGAGATCTGCAAGGACCTCAAGTTCGACAAGAAGGATGTCTGGGTGCCAAAGGCAGCCTAGGGAGAGCGACATGCCGAAGTTCCAGGTGGGGATTGGAATTGAGCAGACGCGCAGCACGGTGATAGTCGCCGAGGTCGAGGCGGACAACCAGGACGCTGCAGAGCACAAGGCTGTCGAGTACGTGCGCGCGCTCACGCACCTGCCCTACGGTGGCGAGCTCTCGGCCCTCGGGCGGCACGTGGAGTGGGACGACGGCTTCTTTTCGGTGACGGGCATAGATCGCGAGGAGCCTTGGGGTGACGGCGACTACAGCACGGACATCGAAGTGCCAAAGGACTTCCTGAAATGAAGATCACGATGAAAAGACTGGAGGCCAAGGCCGAGCTTCGGCTCGGGCTCGTGGCCATCACCGAGGACGAGAAGCGCATGCCCGTCGAGCAGTGGGTTGTGGGTGGCATGCTCACGCTGCCGAACGAGGGCGTTCTCAAGGGGCCGCCGGACACCCTGCGCTGGGAGGTGCGGCGACTGCTCCAACAGGTGCTCAAGGAGTTCGAGCGCCAGCTGCCCGAGCACAAGATGCAAGAGCTTGCCGTCGCACTCTTCACCGAACTGGCCCAGACAGGTATGGTATCCGTCCGGCCCTACCTGGGCTTGCAGGAGGTCTGCCAGCGTCTGTCGCACCTGCAGCCGTTTGCCCGCGCGGTCTCCGTGCCGGTGCAGGAAGCGCTGACCGCCATGCGAAAGCTGGGCACCGACCCCGACGCCTTGCAACTCGGCGAGCATGAGGCGCACGCCTGGATGCTCTTCAATCAGGCCTACGAGCCCCAGGCCGCGGCCCTCATGGGCCCGACGCACGATCGCGAGCAGCCACCCAGGTGGCTGCTTTGCGTTCTCGAGGACGAGCCCGACACCGTGCATGGCGTCTGCCTGCTCTGCGGCGCCGTCTTCGCGCGCGAGCTGAACGTCCTCGGCACGAAGGCCTGGAATCTACCCGAGCACAAGCGGCTGGACGAGGACGTCCCGTGCGAGGCTTCGGAGATCGCACGGTGAACAGCTTCCCACCAACGTGCGACTGGTGCGGTCGACCGCTCGAAACCTCGAGTGGCGTCTGCTTCGACTGCGGCACGCAGATGGTCTACATCTCGCCCAGCTGGACGTACGACAAGCACGGCAATGTGAAGAAAGACCCGGGTTGGTACGGTCCCGCCAAGTTCATGCCGGCCCGCTACAGAACGAAGGAGAACCCATGTCTGGTTTGATCATCAACGGGAAGACGGTCCAGGTCCCGGGACTGGAGATCGTCAACTACTACGACCATCCGGAGCTCAAGCTCCGCGCCGGCGAGGACATGCGCGAGCGGCACACGCGCTGGATCCGTTCGGTCTGCTGGCACAACACGAAGAACATTCCGACGGCGCTCAAGCCCGGCTGCGGCCCGAACACCGACCTCGAGCACCGCATCACGCGCTGGTGGTCGAAAGACGGCACGCACGCCGGCGCGCATCTCTGCGTGGACTGGGATCAGACGATCGGTTGCATGGCCGACCTCCTCCAGGACGCGACCTACCACGCGAGCTCGCTCAACGAGGTGTCCATCGGCGGCGAGCTCTACGAGGACAGCAAGGGCGTCATCTACCAGGCGCAGATCTCGGCCGCGGTGCGCGCAACCATCTGGATGTGCCAACGCTTTGGCATCCAGAGGCAGATCCCCGCTCCGGGGCACAACGATGTGATCGATCGGGTTCGGGAGGGAGGAGAGGACTGCGTCGGCGTGTTCGGCCACTGCCATCAGTACAGCGGCAAGCCCAACGACCCGGGCGTGCACATCTTCCAAGCCCTGGAGAAGGCTGGTTTCCGGGTATTCGACTTCCGCGCCGACGAGGACAAGGACTACTGGCGCGACCTTCAGCGCAAGCTCGGGCTCAAGCCGGATGGCATCCCAGGGCCCAAGACGCGCGACGCGCTCCAGGCCCGCGGCTTCGCCTACGGCTTGTACGACTGGCAAACGGCGCTCTGATGCGATTCGAGTTGATCGGCATGCACCTGAATCGACAGCCCATCGCTTTCGACGAAGGCGGTATGCCGTGCTGGTCTGCCTGGACTGAATGGCTCACGCGGCACCGGTCGAAGTTGACCCTGCTCGTGGCGGGGGCCAATGAGGTCACGCTCGATCATATCAACGTCACCGTGACCCTGGAGACGCCCAAAATACTGGGAAAAACTAGGCATCCGCGCTAGACTGCGGCCGGACGGAGGTGCCACCATGGCCATCAAAGATTGGTCGACCAATTACCCAACCGAGCAGGACGTGCTGGCCACGGTGCAGCCCGACCTGCAAGACGACGTCGACAACACGCGCGTCACGCACATTCACACCGTGCGCAACAAGGTGCAGCAGGTCGCGCTCCAGGTTGGCGATGAGAACGACCTGCCGGCCGGCTGCCTGCGCGAGCGCGTGCAGGCGCTCGAAGACGCCGGCGGTGGGGGCAGCGACCGCTACCTGGTCTGGCATGAGGACACGCACTACTTCGAGGCCGGCATCAGCTTCGTCACGCAGCTGACCAGGCGCATCGTCCGCGATTCCAACAAGCCCCCGCTCCTCTGGCGGATCGTCATCGGCCTGTGGAACGAAGGCTCCTACGGTGGTCGCGCCCAAGCTCTCCTGAAGATCGGAGACCTCGGCGAGACGCCGCACTACGACTCGGTCGTCATCTACTCGGACCTGAGCTTCAGCGAGGCCGTCTACTCGACGACGCTGCTGCCGACCGATCCGGACAACGAGCCCCAGGACACGGTGCTCGACATCGCCATCGACTTGCGCTGCGACACCTCGGGCGACACGGCCCACATGCAGTACATGGACCTCTACGCCCTGACCGCTTTGCCGCCGACACCCCCGCCGGGACCCGGCTAGGAGCAGCCCCGTGGACGTCGCCACCCTCTTCGATCGCAACCACCTCGTCGAGGGCTTGGTCTGCGTCGAGGCAGCGCTTCGACAGGGCGCCGAGCTCGTGCACGTGCTCTGCCTCGACGCCACGACCGAGGGCAAGCTGTTCGAGGTTGGCCTCGACCAGCTTCTTCTCATCCCACTCAAGGACGTCGAGAACTTCTTTCCCCGGCTTTCGCCGCTGCGCAACGAACGCGACTGGCCGAGCTACACCGACACCCTCAAGCCATTCTTCGCTGGCTACCTCCTCGAGTTCTTCGGGGCCGAGAGCGTGACTATGGTGGACTCCGACGTGTACTTCTGGGGTCCGGTCGAGGAGATCGGTTTCGTCATGCGCGATCAGCGCGCCAACCTGCTCGTGATCGACCGCGAGTACGAGCCCCCACTTCCAGCCGGCTACTACAACAACGGCTTCGTGGCGATGAACGAGGGCGGGTTGCCTTTCCTCCACTGGTGGCAGGAGCGCTGCATGGAGCGCTGCGAGTGGATGACCAAGGGCCCCAACGGCGAGTTCGGCGGCGAGGGCTACCTGGACGCCATCCGCGCCGGTACATTCAGCGGAGCCCGCGGTGTCAAGCACCCCGGGCTCAACCTGGGACCCTGGAACGCGCGCTTCCACGAGGTGACGGCCAGCGGTACCGGGCTCCTCGTCGATGGCCAGAATCCTCTCATCTGCTACCACTACCGCGGTTTTCAGGACCATGATCAACCCTTCGACGAACAGGCGCCAGGGCCAGCCTGGGCGAAGGAGCTCCTGCATCGGCCCTACTACGAGAAGCTTCGCCACGCGGCGGAGCGTTTGGAGCGACGGCCGTGAGCCGCCTCCCGAGGTATAGAGCATGCACGTCCCCGGTCGAAAGGACCTGTTCGAACGCGCCAGGTCGGCGTTCGGCGCAACAGTCACAGCGATAGAGACGTACCGGCAGGCGCAGGCTGGGGTGCTCCAGAACCCAGGCTTGCCAGTGAACGACGCCACGCTGCAGGCGTTCTACGAGAGCTACGTCGGCTACCGCCAGGACGTGTTCGTCGCCCTGCAGACCGACATCGCCGCTGTCGACCAGCTGTTCGCCGAGATCGTGCAGGCCATCCAGGCGACGCACGGCCAGCAACCGCCGCCCCCTGGGGAGGCCTTGCAGATCCCCGTCTCCACGCCCGAGAAGACCTACGTGCTGCGCACGTCGCACCCAACGCCGGAGAAGGAGAAGAAGCGAAGGGCCGCGCCCACACCGGCCGAAACCACTGGCAGCGGAGACTGGGAGCAGGCGCTGCAGACCATCGCCGACACGCTGGAGCTGCTGGACCAGCTCCCCGAGGAGGCCGAGGACTTCACCTCCAGCGTGACCGAGAAGCTCACCAACATGCGGTCCTGGATCGAATCCAGGGGGCGCGTGACACCCAAGATGGAGTCAGCCATCGAGAACATGCACCGCGGCGCGCTCAAGTGGCTCGAGCGTGACGACTGAAGACGCCCCGGCGCGGGGCGCACGGAGGTACAGATGAGTCGAGTCTATTTCCACAGCCCGTCCGGCGAGGCGGAGCTCCGCGGCGCGGAGCGACACCACATGGCCTGGTTCAGCACCCACCTCACCTGGCCTATCATCGAGCGCTTCGCGGAGAATCGCTGGGGCGAACGCGGCACGCCGCCGCACCTGCTCAAGATCATCCCGCGCGAGAGCTACCTGCACGGGACAGAGCCGGAAGCACTCAGTCGCCTGGATGCCTTCCGCACCTGGTTCAACGTCTCGATGGACGAGAAGAACGATCACTTTCTCATCGACGGCAAGAAGCTGCGCCTGTTCCCCCTGCAGCTCAACACGCTCTACAAGATGGGCGACGACCCGCTCAAGCTCGCCGCGCGTCTTCACGCCCAGTGCGAAATTCACACCTGGGTCGACGGACCGAATCGCGAATGGCTCGCGGAGATCATCGAGTACGGCCTGCAGACCAACATCTTCCGCCCAGGCATGGATTGGGACGAGGTGGTGGCACTCCTGCGCTCGCGGGCCGACGAACCCGTCGTCACCTCCTACTCGGTCTGTGAGCGGTTCCCTAACGCGCGCGTGGCGGGCTGGATGCAACGCCCCGAGATCCAGGCTCGACTCAAGCAGGAGCCGGACGACGACAACGAGGACATGCTCTACGAGGAGTGGTACTCCGTCCCCGACGAACAGCGCTGGGAGATGGCCATGGCTCGCCTTCGTACCGGCGAGGCTGGAGCCGGCCTCGAGCTCAAGCCGGACGACTGGGATGAGTACTACTTCAACGAGGGGTTGACTCTCTTCGACGTGGCTGCGCATCTCGACAAGCTGGTCGACGCGGAGCGCGAGGCGAAGAAGGGCCCACAGGAGCTTGCTGCCCATGTCTGACCACTACATCGACCAGGTCTTCGCCGACGGGGGCCTATTCGCCAAGGCGCTCGAGGGCTATGAGCAGCGGCCCGAGCAGATCCAGCTCGCGCACGTCATCGACGAGGGCTTCTGCGCAGGCAAGCACGTCCTTGCCGAAGCACCATGCGGGACCGGGAAGTCGCTGGCCTACGGCGTTCCGGCCATCGCACACGCCTGCCACAACCAGAAGCGCTGCGTGATCACGACCGCCAACATCCAGCTCCAGGAGCAGCTCTTCTACAAGGACTTCCCATTCCTCCAACGTGTGCTGCCGTTCAAGTTCTCCTTCGCCCTGATGAAGGGCAAGAACAACTACCTCTGCCTGGACCGCATCTCCGAGGGCGAGCTCGACGGCTCGTTCAACCGACTGCGGGCCAAGCCGTATCTGCGAAAGCAGATGAGCCAGCTCCTCGAATGGGCGCGAGAGACCGAGACCGGAGACAAGACCGAGCTGACGCCCGCCCCGGCTGACGAAGTCTGGCGGGCCTTCTCGGTCACCGCCGAGGACTGCAAGGCCGAGCAGTGCACGCGCAAGGACGAGTGCTGGGCGAAGCTCGCTCGCGCTATCGCGATGGACGCGCACGTCGTCATCACCAACTACCACTTGTTGTTCGCCCACCTGGCGGTCCGCCGGCAGACGGGTGTGGACCTGGTCCTTCCGCCCTTCGAGCACCTGGTGATGGACGAGGCACACGAGGCCGCGGAGATCGCTCGCAGCTTCATGGGCTTCAGCCTGAGCAAGTTCGTCATCGCCAAGCTCGTGCGATGGCTGCGTGGTCTCGGGGACAACTACGCCAAGCTGCGCTCGGAGCTCGACACCGAGGCCGAAGCCTTCTTCTCGATGGCCAAGGCGGTGCACGACGACAAGCTCTACAACATCCGCCTGCGCTCTCCGGGCTGGGACAAGGGCCTGCACGGCAAACTGTTGCCGCTACTCGACCAGTGCACCGATGCCGCCGCGGCCATCCTTCGCCAGGCGCGCCGGGAGGTGCCCAAGTCGGACAAGGAAGGCGACAGCGTGGCGCGCAAGATCCAGGAGGCCGCGCACGCTAGCAGCGTGGCGGCATCCGTGCGTGCCCGACTCCTGAACGTGGTGAACCTGGCCGACCAGAACCTGGTCTACTGGATCGAGCTCACCTCAGCCAAGAACGCCATCATCAAGACCAAGCCGATCGACGTCAGTGCCATGCTGCACGAGGAGCTGTTCAAGAAGACCAGGTCCAGCATCATGACGTCGGCCACGCTCAGCACCGGCGGTCACTTCGAGTTCCTGCGCACGGAGCTCGGCGTGCCCGACAACACGTTGCAGACCATCGTGTCGAGCCCCTTCAACTTCACCGAGCAGTCTCTGCTCGTCGTGCCCCAGGACACGCCCGACACCAAGGACGAGTTCCGGTTCCAGCAGGCGGTGGCTGATGCCATCGCGCAGGTCGCTCAGGCCTGCGGCGGTCGCACGCTCTGCCTCTTCACCTCGATCAAGAACATGAAGGCGGTGCACGAGCTGGTCCGCAAGCGCCGGCTGCCCTATCGCCTGCTCCTCCAGGGGGCCGAGATGCAGCGCATGGAGCTCTACCGCGCCTTTCGCGAGGACGAGAGCTCGCTCCTCTTCGGTGTTGCCTCCTTCTGGACAGGCGTGGACGTTCCCGGCGAGGCGCTCATCGGGCTGGTCATCGACAAGCTGCCCTTCCCGAACATGAGCGACCCCTTCAATGACGCGATCAAGACCAAGTGGAAGGACTCGTTCAAGCGCTACTCGCTGCCTCGGGCCATCATCACCCTGAAGCAGGGCATCGGGCGACTCATCCGGCGCAAGGACGACTACGGCGTCGTGGTGGTCGCCGATCGCCGGGCCGTCGAAAGCTCCTCCTACAGCCGACAGTTCCTGCTCTCGCTGCCGCCGATGTCGAGCTCTCGAAGCCTCGCCGACATCCCGATCTTCCTCAAGCCGCATCAGGAGCGCGCGGTGGCGAAACGCGCCGAAGGCGCCAAGGCGCGAGTCGAGAAGGAGATTGCCTAGGAGCGCGAGGACCGCGCGCAGGAGTGGTTGGTCTACCTCCGGGTGGTCGCCTTGACCTATGACGAGGACACCGTGGAGACCCTGCGCCGGGACATGGCCGACGCCATCCATCGCGAGCCACCAGGATTCCTGGACCCGGTGCTGGCCAAGATCGGCGTCGAGTTCCCCGCCGAGCAGCCCCGATTCGCCAAGCTCTACGCGGAGGCGCAGGAGCTGGCGAAAGTTGTTGACGAGCCCCTCGCCAATCTATAAGCTGGACGCCGGGTGGGAGGGCCGGTGATGATTGTATGCTATACAGCGATAGGCATCGACCATGGACCTGAATGAGACCGTGAACAAGCTCGCGAGCGAGGACGTCGCCGCGACGGCCCCTCGAGAGGGCCTGCTCTTCTACGCCCTGGCCATCGCGCTCGAGCCCTGGCGCTTCGATGAGGACGCGATCGACGCAGTGCTGCTACCCTTGCTCGAGGAGCGAGGTTGCATCGGCTGTGGCATCGAGCCGGTGGATGACGACCTGGTCATCAAGACCCAGGTGTACCTGGACCGACCGCCGGCCGAGGAGCACCAGGCGCTGGCCTCCGATCTTCAGGAGGTCCTGCCGGGCGACTACAAGGTGACGACGAGCTGGGCGAAGGTCGCGAAGTACGACGAGGAGCACACGAGTGAGATCGTTTGACCGCGGCCGTTGGGCCGTGGCACACTACCAGACTGCGAGGTGAGCTATGCCAGACACGATCACGTTGCCCAAGGTGGACGGAGACCCCGTCGCCTTCATCTTCCGAGGCGGCAAGCGGACGCGCCCGAGCGAGTGGGACCAGGACGCCAACGGGTTCTACATCAAGGGCTACGGGACCGAGCTCCTGCCCGACGACACCCCCACGGTCCTCCTGAAGGTCACGGGCTCCGGCCTCACGCCCAAGGCCAAGCGCTACGTCACGGACGCCTGGGTGGACCTGCCCGTGCCCCCGACCTAGGGTCGTTCTCTCCCTCCCTGTTCCATTCTCCTCGCCTGACGACCAACCAGTAGCCCTCGCGCCGTTCCATCCGGCGGCCGCACTTCTCGCACTGCCGCGTGCCTTCGTCGAGGTCGTCTAGCGACCAGCCGCATGGGCATGGACTGCCGAGGAAGCTCATAGCACAGCATACAGCAGCTGCCGCCCTCCCTCCCAGCCATCCAGGTTATATGATATAAGTCGCATCTGTCAACTGCTTTCGTCCCAGCCCTCGAGCTTCATGAAGACGTGAAAGGCGCAGGGCGGGTACGGGCACACGACCGACGGCGAAACCCGGCCATCCGTGGCGATGCGATGCTCGGCGAGGCAGAAGACGCGGCCGCAGGATGGGCATCGCAGCGCCGCCGTCACGCGGCCGGGCAGGTAGAGCCAGCGAATCCAGGTCCCGGCCAGTGCGGAGCTCTCGGAGAAGCAACGCGACGGGTCGCGGCGCAGGAGGATCATCAGGGCTCGTCGGGCTGCAGCGGGCTACCCGGATCGACCCAGCGAAGGCTGGTGAGCCCGTGGTGCAGGTGGATGGTCTTGATGGCCGCGATGCCGGTGTACACGTTCGTGCTGGGGTTGGCTGAGAGCCAGCGCAGGACGCACGTGCCGTCCGAGAACATCACGCCCTCAGCGACGATGCCTATGCCAGAGACACCTGAGACGTCCTGCTCTCGAACCAGAGTGAAGCGGCGCATGCGTCATCGAACCTGGCACGAGGGACAGTGGTGGGTGTCTGGTTCGACGAAGCTCCAGCCCTCGGGGAACGCGGGCAGTACGAGCTGCGAGGTCTTCTTGCCGCAGCCGTCGCAGGTGTAGGAGACGAGCTCCTCGACCTTGAGGTTCGACGGGTGCAGCAGGCGGTCGACCTTGTCCTCGAGGTCCCGGAAGCCCTGGAGGATGGCCGCGGCCTTGAGCTTGACCCAGATCTTGAACTTCGGATGCGCGACAAGACGCTCGAGCGCACGCTTCCGGTTCGTGTGCTGGTAGCGCTCCTCGCGGCACTCGCCCACGGCGCCCGACTCGGGGTGCGTGATGCGACAGGCCGAGCTCGTCTTGTTCTGCTTCTGCCCACCCTTGCCGCCGGCGCGAAAGAACTCCAGACGAAGGTCCTTGCGCGTGACGGTGAACAGCAGCCTCTTGGCTTTCTCGGTGATGTCCATGGCCGTTGCTCCTTCAACCGATGATGGACAGCCTGGTGGTCATGCCCTCGCCGTCGTTCCACTCCTCATCTTCCTCCTCGCCGCGGACCGAGCGCAAGGCCCGCACCGCGTAGGCGAAGGAGTCGCCAAGGTCCTTGTCGGCCGCGGCCGCGAAGGCAATGAGCTGTCCGATGAGGTCTCCACGGCGGGCCACGTCCGGATTGGTCTGCGGGTCGAGGTCCGGGTTGAAGTAGATGCGTTCGGCCTCGAACATGGGCAAGGTCTCCATGAGCCGGAGCTCCTTGCTCTTGTTGCCCGGGCGAACCGGGTAGATGGGTAGCGGGGTCTCGGCGCTCTCGAACAGGTACTCCCGGAGGGCTTGCTGGTAGCCGGTTTCCTCGATGACGATCATGTCGGGGCGCCACTTGCGCGCCTCGTTCTTGAGCGCGTCCGCTTGCTCGGTGAAGCCCAGCCTGAAGTGCCAGGCATCGGCGACGAAGACAAGGTTGCGCTCGCGGCTGTAGAGCACGGTGACACAGGCGAAGTAGGAGCTCTGCCGCTTCTCGGTGATCGCGAGGTCGTAGGCCTGCACGCAGAAGAGCGTGCGTGGGTCGCCGAGCATGTTCGCGTCGTAGAAGCGAATGTGCTCCGGTTTGACGATGGTGATCGCGTTCGAGAGGGTCTTGCACCGGTAGGCCCGGTCGTACTCGAGGGGACCGACCTCGCGCCGCAGGCGCATGAGCGCCTTGCGCCCCCAGCGGGACGGCCAGAGCGGAACGAAGGGGTCCTCATCGGTGCCGACCGCGAAGACGACGGCCTTCCACTCGGGGTTCTTGCGCAACGAGGAGACGACGTCGCCCTCGTGGTGCGGCGTCGCGATGGAGATGGCGCTGCCGTCCTCCTCGAGCATCGGGAGGATTTCGGCATAGACCTTCTTCTTGATCGACTCGCGGTGCTGCGGGTAGATGAGCGCGGTACGGAAGTCGGAGATGTCGTCGAGGATGACCAAGTCGGCGCGACCGCCCTCGACCGAGCCCATGATGCCAGAGGCCTCGAGGCTCGGGTCCTTGGAGGGCACCTCGCGATCGATCTGGATGGCCGACTTGTGCCACACGCCCTTGGGCGCAGGGTGCAAGTTCGGGAAGACGAGCTGGACCAGCTTGTTCGTCTTGATCATGTCGGAGATGAGGGTCAGGCGCTCTCTGGCCTTCTCGTCCGACTGGGTGAAGAGCTTGATGCGTACATTCGGATCGGTGCCCAGCCGCCAGAGCAGGTAGCCGAGCACGATGGTCGTCTTGCCGTGAGACTTCGCGGCTTCAATCTGGACGCGCCGGCTGTTCTGCATGAGCTCGAGCCACTCGCGGTGGAAGGGCTCGAGCTTGACCTTGGTGCCCTTGGGCGTGCGCCAGACGAACTCGATGAAGGCGGCGGGGTCGGCGCGCGCCTCCAGGATCTGCTGCTTCAGCCGGGCGGCCGCGGCCAGCATGAGCCGGCTTCGACGGGCCTCCACCTCCTTGGGGGCGAGGTCCTTTCGGCCGTCAGGTCGCGGTTCGGACTCGGTCATCTCCACGGCTCATGCTCCCAGGCCGGCCAGGGCCGGGAGGAGCCGTCCCTCCGGCTCCTCCAGGCCCTCCACGTCGTCCGAGTCCTCCGGGTCCTCCTCGTAGCCTTCGGCCTCGTCCTGGCCGTCCTGGGCGTCCTGGGGGGCTTCCAGCACGTCCTCCGTGCCGGCGCTCAGCAGCGCACGCTGCTCGGCCTTCGACTCCTCCGAGACGGCCTCGATGACCCGCTTGCGCTGGTCCAGGATGCGGCTCGGCAGCTCTCCAGTGGTTACAACCACTTCGAGCTCGGAGTCGTTACAGCGCTCGAGCAGGATACCGATCTGGATGCCCAGGACCTGCTCGGGCTTGCCCATCTGCATTTGCTCGATCTTCATGGCCTTTTCGAGCGTGGCGTTCGACGACTCCATGGTGCGCACCAGCTGGTAGACGAGCTTCGGAGTCACGTCTTCCACCGAGAGCTCGACGTTGTTCAGCAGGCCTAGAACTTTCTCCGCGTACTGGTGCGCGAGCTGGGCGGACTGGATGGCTGACTTCATGGCCAGGCGGGCCGCCATGGCCTCCTCCGCGGCCTGGCGCGCGGCCTCGCCCTTGGTGATGGCGGCCTCTTCCCAGCTCTCGCGCAGGACGGCCATCTCCTTGTGCACGGTCGTGCCCGAGCTCATGAGCTCGATGAAGGGGGGCAGGCTCAGGTCGGGCCAGCCCTCCATCACCGCGCGGCGGGCGATGCGCTTGCCGACGCCGCCGGCGGCCATGACGCTCTTGATGGTCGGGCGCTCACGGTAGGCCGCCAGCATCTTGTCCCACTGGCTGCGCGTTACCGAGTAGTTCCGGAGGTTCGGAGAGGATCGCCTTGAGCCCATCTCGGTCCCTTCTTGCGCTCGAGAATAGCAGGACTAGCAACTACTTACAAGTGGTCAGTGCAAAATAGCTCGCGCGCCTGGGACATGTTAGGTCTTGCAAACTAAGTGCACAAGTGTTAGATCTTACTCCTAGGATACCGAACCATGCAGACGCTGCAGATTGCCAAGATGCCGATTTCACTACGATCACCGAATAGTCCACGGCGCCGGGCGCGGTCGGAGTCCAAGCTCACCCGCTCCATGCGCGAGAAGGGCTACTTGCTCTGCACCGAGGTCGCCCAGCGGGTGGGCATTCACAAGGCCACCGTCTACCGCTGGGTGCGCGACGGGCGCGTACGCGCCAAGGACTTCAGCGGGGCCTACTACGTCGAGTGGGCCTCCGTGGTCGAGCACCTCGGAGAGGTGGCCAACGTCCTGGGCTTCACCAAGGAGGTCCCCGATGGAGGGGATGCGACAGAGCCACAGCCTGACTAACCGGGTCTGGGGACTCGTGCGCTTCCTGCTCTCGTTGATGGTCAGCTTGCTGGCGCTCGGGCTCCTGGTGTTCGCCCTGGCAACGCTCAGCTGGCCTTTCGCCCGGTACGCCCTGGGCGAGAAGCTCACCTTCGCCCAGGTCGCCGCGGGCATCCTGGTGCTGTTGATCGCCCAGTCGCCCCTCTTCGTGCTCGTCGTCACCAGATTGCCTCGGACAAGCGGGAGGCTGCCGTGAGCGACGACTACGGCGCCTACCTCGAGGGCATCGTCAACGACATGCGGCAGACCCGGGACGCGCGGCGGATGGCGGCCACCATGCTCAAGCAGTGGAACGCCGGGCTCGTGCCCATGCCGCAGCGCCTGGCCGAGCTCCGCAAGCTGCTCGATCGGAGCAACATCTGCGGGCGGCTGCGCGACGACGGCACGTGCCCCTGGCTGCGCAAGTTCGCGCACCTCGAGGGCCTGCCGCTGCCCGACCCGGGCGGCAAGATGTACTGCCACCGAAAGCTGGACGGTACGGACGTCGAGCGCTACGATGCCTGCACCGGCTACGTCCGAAAGAAGGACTACATCGCATGAAGACCTTCGAGCTCGAGATCTACGTGGTCGATGAAGCCGGCCAGCCACATAAGCAGGCCGGGACCATCAGCATCACCGCCTCGGACGTCGAGGCCGCGGGGCTCAAGGCGCGCACGAAGATCGCCGAGAAGAACTTGCCGTCCCTGCGCTCGCTCAACTTCACCCCAGACAACAAGATCGTTGCCTACTGCGGCGAGAAGCGGCAGCGGCCGGCGGACGCACGCGAGCGTCGGGTTTGGCGACGTCCGGCGGGCGTCAAGAAGCTATAGACCATGAGCAGCGCTTCGCTTCTGCAGACACTCTTGCAAAACTACGCAGATCAGTCTGGCGATCTGGACCTGCGCACTTTCATCGGCACGCCCGGCTACCGGATCGAGGTGCGCAACGAGACGGTAGACACCGGCCAGGGCTACACCGAGCCGGCTTTCGTCCCGGGTCTGCTCCAGTCAATCGGTAGCATGCTCGATCGCGTCCGACAGGACGAGTTCGACGTCACCAACCCACTCGGGCAAAGCGCGTTCACCCTGACCTATGCACCGCGCGGCGCTTCGCACCTCCTCGTGTTTCAGGACGGAGCGCTGCTTCGAAAGACGGCCTGGTCTCTGGCGGGAACGTCGCTGACCCTGGCGACGGCCGCCCCTATGGGCGCTTGGCTGCTTGCCTGCTACTGGTACTAAGATGGCCTACGGCAGGCTCCAAGCCGTGCCGCGCGCGCTCCAGTTGAGCAGCGCCACGGACTTGCTGCTGGCGCCGGCGTTGACGATGTGCGCATAGAGCCGGAAGCCGTCCGAGTGTGACTTGCCCGACGCCGGGGCCCAGGTCTGCCAGCTCCCGCTCTTCCACCAGTACAGATTGGTGTCGCCGTCCCAGTAGATGTAGAAGGTGGACGTGGAGCCGGTTGTGACGGCAATGCCCGTATTGAGCTCGGCGTGCCCGGCCGCCTTGTCCGAGATGACGATGTGCCAGTTGGCGCCCAACGAGGGCGTGAACGAGATGCCGATGAAGTCGTCGAAGCCTGGCTGGAAGCTTGGCAGCAGGGAGTCTGCCTCGCCAGTGACGCCCACGAAGAGGGTCGTGTCGGTGAGATTGTACGGGATGACCGAAACCATGAGCATCAGCGGCTCAAGCGGTCCGATGTTGCCCGGTCCGCCGAGGTACGCGGTGTCGCCGTAGACGCCGCCCGTGAGCAGCACGAGGCCTTCGAAGGGGTACTTGGATCTGTAGATCTGCGCTCCGGAGCCGACGTAGGCCTGGTTCGGGATGCCGCCGGTGGTGAGCAGGTTTGCGTTGCGGCGGAAGCCCTGGAAGTTGTCGCTGAAACCTCTCTCCCAGACGACTCCGAACGCATCGAGGCGCTGGACTTCGACGCCGTAGCCTCCGTTCCTCTGGCCTGTCAGTGTCCACAGCTCGCGGTTGGGGGTCTCGAGTTTGGACCCGTCCAGCTCGAATGGCTTGTGCCAACCCGCGTACATCGCCGGCTGGAAGGACGCGCCGTTCTTCAACGTCAGGTACCCATCGTTGGCCATGTTGGCGCACCCGGTCGGGTACGTGGCGCTGATCCCCCAGATCTGAATCCCGGCGACATCCACCGTGACCGGAGGCGTGACTGTACCCCCGCCACCAACTGCCAGGCTGTTTTTCGCCAGCGTGTTGAAAGAGTTGACGTCTCCGCCGTGGATCTCGCCCCAGCGCAGGGAGGCGCTGCCCAGGTCGTAGAACATATCCGTGCCGGGCATGAGGTTGCTTTTCAGCGCCCCCTTGGCCTTGAAGTCGCGCAGGTATGCGTCCCACGAGTACGAGTCGTCGCCGAGCGCCGTGCCGTCCGTGGCAGGCTTCAATGCTCCGCCGATGCCGCTATCGCCCCCGCGGAAGATGCGTCCATTGAGCGCCGTCAGGATGGCCGTCAGCTGGGACTCCAGCGTGCCTGCGCTGAGGGAAAGCGCCGCCATGGCTGGTATGGCCAGCGAGCCGGTCTGCGCCTTGGCCCCGATGCGTTTGGCGCCAGCGACTTCGGTGGTGGGCGTCAGGTCGTCGATGATGCCGTCGATCCCCGCCTGCACCGTGGTCGCGGCTCCCGCGAAGCCACCGGTGCCGTCCGCCCACAGCTTGCCGCCCGAGTAGGTCAGGTCGGCCGCCGGGTGCTGGTCCGCGGTCCCACCCACGTGGTCGTTGTAGAGTTGCAACATGCTCTTGAGCACGTCGCGGACGGTCTCGCCGGTGATCTGCTTCCCGGGCGAGCCGGAGGCTGTCACGTTGAAGAAGATCTCGCGCCGTGTGGAGCTGTGCGAGACGTAGGTCACGACACCGCCGACGTTCTTGATCCGAACGTCGGTCACCAGGAGCTTGCCGTCCTGGCGAGCCGGCTTGTCCGAGTCGAGCAGGTTGCCGATGGTCTTCTCGGCGCCCATGCTGACCTCGTAGTGGAAGGACTCCGTGCGATTGAAGTACACGAGCACGTTGTAGCCGTCGTAGCGCGGGTCGGAGAGCAAGCGGTCGTAGACGATGAAGATGGTGACCCAGCGCTCGTACCCGTCGCTCGGACTCGTGCTGGTACCTCCGGTGGGCGTGCCACCGGCGCCGACGGAGGTGGAACCCGTGGCTGACGGCGTGACGATGAGGTAGCCCGCGCCGGCGCCCTGGGCGACGCGGCGCCCTTCGCCGTCGTAGCCAGCGCCGTTGTCAACCTTCATGTCGAGTCCGGACAGGTGGCTGGCTGCCAGACCCCAGAAGATGCCGCCGAACTCCGCCTCGTTGCTGTCGTCCCGGCACAGGCCGGTGTCGGAGATGATGGCCCGATCCGCCACCTCGAGCGCGTCGAAAGCGTTATCGAGCTCGTCCTCGAGGACCAGCTGCTCGTAGTACCAATCGTAGCGAGTCGCCATCTGTAGCTCCTATGACACCAGCCGGAATCCGATGAAGTGAGTGTGCGCCGGCCGCATGAATTCGACAATCTGCGTGATGACGTCCTGCTCGCTCGTGCTCAGGCTCGCCGTGTGGTCGAGGTAGAACGAGTAGCGGACGAACGAGCGAGACGGTCCGATGTACGTGTCCATGCCGAGATAGGACCGTCCGAGCTTCCAGGTGTCCGCAGGGATCTCCCAGGGCGTCACGGTCACGCTCTTGGTGGTGAAGAATTCGACCGCGTCCTCGATGCCCTTGGCCGTGCCGCGCTTCTTGTACATCGGAACCAGGAGCGGGATGAGGTCGCGCTTCTTCTGCACCGTGAGCCCGGCCACGAAGGCGAGCGGATTGCCCAGGTGCTTGAGTAGCACGTCCACCACGGTCTCTGGCGTGGACACCGGGTCGAGGATGAGTCCGAAGCGATCCACATCGGCGAGCATCACCGTGGACGCCTCGTCGAAGCAGCGGATGAACTTCTCCAGGTCGCGCGACGAGTCGGCGTCGCGGTTCACCAGCGGCAGCATCTCCCACAGGTCCCATTGGCGCCCGGGGAACGTGGCTGGCACCCAGGACGTGAACGGGTACGTGGAGCTGATCTCGTTGCCTCGCTCGTCCTGCACCTTCACGATCTCGAACAGGTAGTTTGCCGAGGGCGTGAGGTCGTCGTCGAACTTCACGATGAGGAATCGCTTGTCGTTCTCGTACGGAGGAATCGTGAGCGGGTCGGCCTCTTCTGCCGAGACCACGATGGGGCAGAAGATGGGCTTGATGGTCGGCAGGCTCGGAGCGACGCCGGTGATGCGGAACGGGCTGACGACCAGCGTGGGCTGGATCTCGGTCTGCGGGTCCGCGGGGCTCTCGTCCACCAGCGTGCTGTCCACGCGGACCAGGCTGTTGGAGATTCGCTCGAGGATGACAAAGGCGCCGTTGTTGAGCGCGTTGCGCGCGCCCCGCGAGCCGATGAACATGCCCACCTCGTCGCGGACGAAGCTCGCGACCGGGGCCTCGATGACGTTGTCCTTCCAGATCGGCGAGGACTCGGTGCCGATGTTGTAGCGCCGGTAGTAGGCCACGCGGCCCGACACATCGCGCGTGTAGAGCACAGAGGTCGGACTCGTGTCGTCCTGCTCCATGGGCTCGGAGAACTCGAGTCGCAGCGTCTTGGGCGCCCAGGGGATGATCTCCTCGACGTGCGGCCGCAGGTAGTCCTCGACGAAGAACTCGTGCTTGGCCTCCGTCTCGATGGCTCCGCTCTGGCGAGTGGCGACGATGCGACAGCGCATTCGCGCGTCGGACACGAAGTCGGTCGTGTGCTCGAGCAGGACCTGCCACACATCCGGGTTCGGCGCTCCTGGGGAGGCGATGATGGACTGCGTGACCGACCAGCCAGTTGCCAGGTACGAGGTCACGCCGTTGAAGGCCTGGAAGATCAGCGTCTCGACGCCCTGGAGCCAGAGGTAGACGAAGAGGTCCGAGAAGTCGGGGTCGTCGGCACTGCTGATGACGTGGAACTCAATGGGCTGGAGGCGCTCGGCCTCGTCGTAGTTGGTGGAAGCCAGCGCCGTGGAGAAGCCCAGCGCGGTCAGCGTGTCCGAGTGCACTCGGATGTCGGGTGCGGCGAACTGGGTCAGCCCTCCGTCGGACACGTTGACGGGCTCCAGCCTGACCTGCCGCCCGTCGATCGTGATGCGAGCGTGCAGGTACGCGAAGCCTTCGGCGTTGATCAGGTCCACGAGCTCCTGCGCGGACACGTTGTTCATGTCCGGGAAGTCGCCCGCTTCGAACTCGATCTCGTAGACTGTGTCCTCGTAGATCCCGCCCCACCAGTCCCCCATGAAGTTCGCTGGGCCTTCGTCGGCGGCCGGCTCCTGGCCGACCAACACGTCCTGCGGCCCGATGTAGGACTCGATGGTGTAGTCGCGGTTGTTGGCGCCGTTCGTGCAGCCCGGGATGCGAAGCGTGCGGCCTTCGTCGGCGCTGGTGAATGCGCCATTCTCCAGGTGCACGATCCGGGTGGCCTTCGTGATCGTGTCGTTGCTGGTGCCGGTGATGATTCGCTGCGGAACGAGCGAGACCTCGACCTTCAATAGGGAGCCAACCGGGATGTGGAACGGCTGCTGGGCCGATTCGACACCGCCAGGCACCGACGGCGCGGGCGTGCGGTTGCAGATGTAGGGGTCCGGATCGGTGCCGCCAACGGCGGGGATCTCGACTCGGTCGATGTACATTGCGCCGAGCGGACAGCGAACCTCCACCTCCTGCTCGGCGGTGTAGAAGATGTAGCTCGTGTCGAGCACGCCCGGAGGCGACGATAGGTCCTCGGCGTAGACCTCGATCTCCACCGGCGACCAGTCGGGCAGGATGCCGAGTGGGTCGATGACGTAGCGGAACCCGTCGGAGAGGACGGTCCGCGTGACGTTGAACGGGCCCTGCTCGGTGTCGTACTGCCAGCAGGTGATGCCGAGCACCTTGAGGATGACGGAGTTCGCATTCACCCCGTTGCCCGAGTCCTTGATCTCGAGCACGATCGAAGTGCTGGGCGAGACGTCGGTCTGGCCGGGGTACGGGTTCTGGTTCCAGACGTAGGGCGGGGTGACCAGCGTGTGGAAGGCCCAGCTGTCCGACAGCGTGTTCTGGATCGTGGCCTGGTCCTTGACCACGTAGCCGACAGTGACGTCGACGCCCTCCGGGAACTTGGCGTCCCGGTTGAAGGTGTACTTGTAGGCGTAGGGTGCGCCCGGCGGGTCGACAACCTCGACCCCGCCGGTCCATCCGGGCTGGATGGACTCACCTGACCAGACGAGCTCGCCGTAGATGGTGATCTCGACGGAGCTCAGGTCGATGCCCGTGTAGTCGTCGCGGAAGTCGAACCAGATCGTGGGCTCGATCGGTATGTTGATCTGCGCCGGGTGCGGATAGGAGTCGTCCAGGTACGGGGGATCGACGTCCGGGAGGAAGCCCTCCTCGGTGACGTACTGGATGCCGCTGGGCGTGCCGAAGTAGGAGTACATCACCGTCTGGCTCGTCTGGTAGCCAGGCGAGACGCCCGTGAAGTACTCGAGGTTGGTCCCGATCAGAACACCGTAGGACGACCGGACTCGCTGGAGAATCTCGAGTGCGTAGGTCAGCGACTCCTGCTGCGACGTGGTCAGGTCTACTTGCGTCGCGGAGACGATGTCGACGCGAAGCACGGCCAGCGTGACGGCGCCCGAGGTGATGACGTAGTTCGCCGTGTCGCCGAGCTCGGTGTCGACCAGCATGTCCCGGTCGAAGGTGACTCGCACCTTGCCGGAATCCAGGGCGAGAACGGAGAGGACAGTCGGCGCCCCACTACCGTCTCCGGAGCCGATGTCTTCTGCGTTCACGCCCCAGCCGAAGCCGGAGTAGATCTTGAGGGCCATGTCAGAGCACCATTGCCAGGCTTTCGGTGCCGAGCTTCAACGGCGCGCGGCCGTAGATCGTCCCGATGGTGTTGTCGATGAGCAGCACTTGCCCAGAGGCACCGAGCCGCACGGCGAGCACGTCCACTGCGGTGATGCCGTCCACGCCCGTGCCGACTGCCAGCACCCCGACCGTGTCGTACGGTAGGTTCTCCCAGGTCGCCCCGGAGCCGACGGGTCCGTAGACCTTCGTGATCGTGCCGGTGCCCGGGTCGATGGAGTACACGCTGTCTTCCCGCGCGAACAGGCACAAGCCACTCGGTCGTCTCGCGAACGGGATCTGCGCCAGGTGCGACGGGAACGCTGGAAGTGCCCAGGCGTGGTCGGCGGTCCAGCTGCCGCCGCCAACCGTCACGCCGGCCTTCCACGTGGCCTCGTGGGCCACGTAGAGGTAGCTCCCATCCGAGTAGAGCAGGTCCTTGGTGTCCTCGTCGAAGGCGAGCCACAGTATGGGCACCGTCTCGGTGGACACGCCGCGCTTCGGCATGGTGCGCGCCTTGCCGACGTCCGGGCTGTCAAGCCACCAGCGCCGCCACTGGTACGCCGAGACCCCACCGTGCGTGGCGACCGCCCAGAACTGCTCGTCGCCGTCGAACAGGATGCCGGAGAAGTAGGAGCGGTACGTCTGCTGCTGCCAGCGCGTGTGGTCTCCGATGTAGCCGTTTGCCTGGTGCCGGTGGTAGATGTTGCCCAGCGACCAGTCGCGAGGCCAGGACTCGTCTGTCGAATCCGGGCGCTTGTAGCCACCGGTGATGCTGCTTGCGTCCATGCGATGGATCTGAATCCAGTCCATCGTGAAGTCGACCATGACGTTCCAGCCCTCGTCGCTCTGACTGGGGTCTGTGCCGGCCGAAATGATGAGCACGCCGTCCTTCATGAAGGCCGAGCGCGGCTCCGCGTGGTTCGGGCTGCCGATGCCGAGCAGAGCGTAGTTCGAGGCTACGAGGAAGCTCATCCAGAGCTTGTTGCTGGCCGCGTCGATGATGTCGACGGAGCTCTTGGTGCAAGCGATGAGCGCTGTCTCGGGGAAGTCCGAGCGGCTGCCTCGATAGCTCCCCGCCGCCTCGACTGCCCAACCCGGACGGTTGGAGAACGAGCCCTCGGTGATGGTCAAGTTCGTGAACGTGCAGGTCGAGCTGATCACGTCGTTGTTGAACCAGTGCCCGAGCGTCACCCACATGCGCCGCGACCCATAGGTCATGGTGTAGTTGCCGCCGATTTGGGCCCAGGCTGAGCCGGTCCAGTACCACGCGGATACCGTGGAACCGACGCGCTTCAAACGCAGCTTCCCGGATGCTCCGGTGTACGCCACGCTGGCGTAGCTCACATAGCTTCCGTTGTTCTTGACGTCCTTGTCGATCAACTGCGTTCCAGCGCATTTGCGTCGGATGTAGACGTAGTTGTCGTTGTCGAGGTAGAGCTCCATGAAGTAGCCGCCGTCGGTGACCGCTCCGGTCGGATTGACCAGGTTCATGAAGTCGACGTCGATGGTGAAGTCTCCGTCAAGATACCAGCGCTGGTTGGAACCGGTTCGCTGCCAGGCCCCGCCCGCCGTTGCGGCGATGTTGAACCTGAGCTGATTCGTCGATGGGAAGTCGATCGTGCATCCGGCTGTCGGGTAACCGGAGTTGAGCTTGTCGTTGAACCAGCCGAAGCAGCGCTGGTTGAGCCCGTTCGTCGGATCGCCGAGCGAACCTCCGGTGTAGGAGGGTGGCCCGCACTCCTCGCCATCCCAGTAGTACTTGCCGTTGCGCCCCGCGCCGAAGTGGCCACTTCCGTGCGCGTGCCACGGGTCCTCGGAGGCCTTGTAGAGGAAGAGTGCGCGCACATCGGGGCCGTTGAAGGGGTACCGACCCTCGATGTCCTGCACGCCCTGCTTGAGGGTGGCCGGTGGGTCCAGGAGCTGGTTTAGCCCGTCGTAGGCGCCCGCAAGAGCGTGCACGCTGCCCGCGACGTAGAGCGAGCCGCCGGCGGCCGGGTCCACGAGCGGATCGTCGAGCCAGAGGTAGTATTGATACGGCCGTCCGGAGTAGGTCTGCAGTGGGAAGTGCAGCCTGTTCGGCCCGCCGATGACCACATCGTCAGCGATGCCCACGCGACGGTGCGAGGGCGGAAGCAGGCCCTCATCGCTCCACACGTTCAACGTGCCGCCTGCAGCCGAGCTGACAGCGGGACTGCCCTCCAGCCACAGCTGGTGATAGGGCATCGGGCTCACGTTCTGCGCGGGATGCGGATTCAGCACGTTGAGCGAGCTGTGCCCGGAGTCCTCCCAGGTGGCTGGCGCCGACGGAGACCTGTTCTGGGTGATCAGCCCGACACCGCCCATCGTGGGCTCGCCGGAGCCGCCTGCCAGGTATGGACTGCGGTCGCCACCCATCGGGTAGCGGATCTGGTCGGCCACGCCGGCCGTCTTCACCGTGGTGAACCTGGGCGCCTGGTTCTCCCAGATCTGGAGATAGTCGAATGAGGCTGAGAACGAGGGCCACGCGGTCCAGTTTCGCACGAACACGCCGACGTCCCGGATGTCCATCGGGAGCGCGGCCGAGTAGTGGTAGGTCCAGGCCGAGCCATCGTTCACCGAGACGTAGACGGCGAACGAGAAGTAGGGGAGTCGCCTGTTGTCGAGCGGGATGGTCGCTGGCTGGCCGGAGGCGTCCGTGTTCCAGTAGATCCGGTAGCGGTGTGGGCTCGTCACCGGCCCGGTGTAGGTCGCGCTCGAGGTGTAGAGGCCCGAGCCGATGTCGCCGATCACCTGCTGCACGTACATCTTGGAGTCGGCCGGGTACCAACCGACCCAGAGCAGGTTGTCGAGATCGTAGCTCAGGAGCAGGCCGCCCAGGAAGCAGGTGTTGGCGCTGTAGGTGAACGCGGTGACTCTGGACTCGGCGTAGTAGAATCCACCGAGGCGCACGCCGCTCGGATCGCGCCCGGCGTCCGCGCCGAGCTCGTTTCGGTTGGACTGCCGCGCGATGGGGGCACGGTTCCAATAGGTCCACAGGTCACAGTAGGCGCCGGCAAGGGCAGAGATGATCAGCGACCCGCCGGACTCGACGATGCTCCCGCCGCCGACGGAATCCTTGCGCCCCGGCGTCGTGCCGTCGAAGTTGTCCGCGAATATGCGCTTGAACTCTGCCACCTGGTTCTCTCCTAACGACTCATCACGAAGCCTTCGAGCGACTTCGGATCCGCCAAGGGCTCTTCAGCCCCGCCGTACTCGTGCGAGCTGACCACGTGGTCGTCGTAGAGGCGAATCAGCGTGATCGCGCTGCCTGTCCAGGAGGCCACGATCAGGTAGCTCGACAGGGCCACGTTGATGCCTTGGAGATAGACCACGCGCGGGTCCTGGCCCGCGAGGATCTCGCCTGCCGGTGGCGCGTTGAGTCGGCCGCCACCACCCTTGCCCACGGTGGTGTAGGCGAGCCACGAGCGCATGCTCTTGCGCTCGATTCGGTACACGCCTCCAAACTGCTCGGAGCCTGGCAGCGCGCCGGCCACGTAGATCTGGTCCCGAAGGTGTTTCAGGTCGTAGATCGTGTAGTCGATGGTGGCCCAGGCCGACCTGGGGTTGCTCTTGTCCGCGAGGATGACCCCCTGAAAGTAGTCGCGGAGGTTCCGGAAGACTGTGCCCTCTCGATCGGTGAAGTAGAACAGGCCGTAGTCGTCGAAGCACACGCAACTGGCGAAGGTGCCCGTTCCACCAACGTCCGGGCCTTCCGGTACCGTTCGCAGCTGCGGCGCGTTGTTGTAGTAGCGGAACACGTCGGGGGGTGCGCCGAGGCCACCGACGGCGATCATCTGGCCCTTCTCGCCATCCGGTGCCTCGCCTGCCTTCACGGCGTACTGCGACACGCGATAGTTGCCGGTAGCACCGAGTCTGAATTCAGGACTGATGCCGGACGTGGTGTAGTTGCCCGTCGTGTTGCGATGCGTGATGTTGCGCCCGGTCGTCCCCTTCCAGTGGTCGTCAGAGCGAATCAGGTGTACGAAGTTCTGGTCGTTGGCCTTGAAGTTGACGATGCACAGTCCACCTGGCCCGGCCGCCTCGCGGGACACGACGCACAAGATGCCGTCCTTCATGCTCACGCCGCGGAGCGTGTCGGTCTCACCGCCAACCAGGTTGTAGGTCGTCGTGCCGCTGAGCAAGAAGCGCATCCAGACTCGGAACTGCGAGGGGAACGAGTCAAGGTCGTAGATCGTGAGCTCGTTCCTGTTGATCATGATGAGCGAGCGCACGGGGAAGTCCGGGCGCGCGCTCCGGTGCGCGCCGGAGGCCTCCGAGGCCCATGGTGCGAGCGAGCCCTGGTTCACGCCATTGATGTAGTAGTAGCCGCTTCGAGCATAGCCCGTGAGCAGGCTGGTCGCGGGGTCGGCCCAGTCCTCTCCCGTCGTGTCGTAGAAGAAGCTGTGCCCGGAGAAGTACTCCCCATTCACATGGACGTGCCCGTCGATGTCGTAGGTGTCGCGACGGAAGTTGACCAGCGCCACCTCGGTGAGCTTGGCGACATCGCGATCCACGTCGCCCCAGGCGCCCACGCCGTCGAGGTTCCCTGCGCGGCGAATCGTGCCGCCCGCAGCCGGGTCCGCGGCCGGAGTGCCGTCGAGCCAGATATGCGAATACGGAACGGGGTTCTCGACCTGCTGCGGCAGCCGCGCGCGCGAATGCGCGGCCACGCCGCCCTCATCGGCCCAGCCGTGCTGGCGACCCGACGTGGGGAAGAAGTGTCGGGCGAGCTGGTCTTGCGCCGTGGCCGGGAACTGGAAGCCGAAGTTGGTGCCCGACCCGCGGTCCGTGTATCCGCCGACGGATGGCTCGACCGCGTTCAGCGTGGGCTCGGCGCCGGGGCTCGTGTAGTCGTAGGTGATGCCCGTGCGCTCGTCGAGCTCGCCGTAGCCGTAGATCCAGTCCCAAGAGATCGTGTAGGCCGGGAAGTTGCTGCCCCAGTTCTTGCCGCCGAGGACGACCCTGGTGGGCGTGATGGCCGCCGGGGTGTTGGCGATCTCGAGCCACTGGTTGTTGGCCGCGTCCCAGACCTCGAAGAAGAAAACGCCGCGGACGCGGTCCCAGACATGTCGCACGCGGCTGCCGATGGGCGAACCACTCGGCCAGGGCAGGTAGCCGAGGTAGGTCTGCGAACTCGAGTAGACCTTGTAGGCGCGGACGTTGGAGCGGTCCGTTCCGTAGATCCACACCATGTTGTTGTCGGCCGCCCAGAGTCCGAAGATCCAGTTGTTGTAGCTGGTGTCGAGCGGGTTCCAGTCGTGGAGCTGGCACTCAATCACGACTCGGGTGAAGGCTGAGACGGAGCCGAGGTCGTAGTAGGCCGCGTGGCAGTGCCGGTATTGCGGCGAACCTCCGACGGATGGCCACCAGTCCGTGTCCGTGCCCATCGGCACGTGGTACCAGAGCACGCCGCCGCCCTCGGCCTCCTCGGTCCAGGTCCCATTTCCGCCGGGCAGGAAGCTCGGCAGGACTTCATCGTCGAAGGTGTCGTCGATGATCGGCATCCAGTAGTCCTGGATGTCAAACGTGTAGGTCGTGTCGAGCAGGTTGCCGAGCACGTCCCTGGCGATCACCCTGACGGAGATGGTGTCGAGCCGGGCCCAATTCGAGGTCTTCTGGATGTTGAAGTGGTGCCCGAGTGGGAGGTCCGAGCGCGTGGAGCCTGGCGCGTTGTAGGGACTCACGAACGAGTCGGTGGCGCCCACGTAGGCGTCGACGCCTTCGACCTTGATGACCACCGTCGAAAGGTCGATACCGCTCTCATCCACGATGTCGAGGGCGATGACCTTGTTCTTCGTGACACCGATCTGGGACGGCGCTGGGTCTCGATTCTCCAGGTGCGGCGGGGTGGAGTCCGCCCAGTAGATGAGCGCCTCGCCGAGGAACCAGTCGTAGAGTGGATGCGCCGTCGCCGCAAATCCGGTCAGCAGACCGGAGCCCACGCCCTCGGAGCCGGCCCACTCGCCTGGATTGTAGTTGACGGGTGCCGCCGCGGCGCCAGAACCGGCTTGCAGACTATCGCCGTCAGCCCATACACCCGGGCTGTAGTTCGTTGGCGAAGCGGAGACGTTCCAGGCCATCGGTCACCGATCCTATGACGGCAGGAATTGCGGGGTGGTTCCGGTCCACGGGATCACGAACCCGTCGTGGGCCATGAGCTTGTCCTTGGTGCCCGCGTCGTCGATCGTTTGCATCGCGCTGAAGTTGTTTCTGCACTCCTCGAACGCCGGATAGGTGCCCAGGACCTCGTACAGGTTGTCGGAGTTGTCGCGATCCACGATGAACTGGGTGCCGGGCTTCAGGTCGTTCTTGCCGGTTCGGGCGTTCGCCTCGTTGGAAGCCCACTGCGTGAAGCCCTGCGTGGCGTCGGAGTAGCCCCACTCGAGCGGGTAGCACGAGTACGCCCTGCCTCGGCCATCGCGCCACACGAATCCGTGCCAGTAACCAGCGTTGCCCCCGCGCGTGAAGACCTGCCCGAGAGTTGGCGCATTGCCCAAGCCGGCGAGCACCCAGAGCTCGCTCGCGGAGTGCGCTGGAGCGGTCTCGTAGGGCACGAGCTTCGCAACGGAGATGGCGCAGTTGTTCGAAGGACTCTGGTTCGTGAAGAACCAGAAGTTGAGCCGCGTTCCCTCCGTCGTGCCTTCGACATAGAAATAGGTGTTGTTGGCGTACGAGGTCACGTTGTGCCCGAAGCGCTTGTACTCGGGGGTCGGAAGCTGCAAGATCTTCCCCGTCGCCGTCCAGTCGGCGTTGAGCGACATCCGGATGCGCAGGTAGCAGTTGGCCTCGAGAAGCACTTCGATCTCCCAGCCATCAGCGTGCGGAGTGCGCAGACGCCAGTAGTCGCCCAGCGTGTCTGGGACGGAGCCGTCTTCCGGAATCATCCACCAGCTCAGACTGGAAGCGGTGGTAGGGTACTCGGTGGCCCCGGTTCGGAAGTCGATGGTGACCGTGTTCACGTCCACGTAGGCGATGATCTTGTACCAACCGCTGTTGATCGGATTGGTGAGATCCTTGATCAACACCCACTTGCCGACGTCGCCGCCTGCGAACGCGCCATAGGTCGAGTCGACCAGGTTGAAGTTCGCGTTGCTGAGAGCGCCGTTCGTGCCGGTGGCGGACCCAGTCGGGTCGTAGGTGCCCGACGTGACGCTTTGGGCGAAGTTGGTGTAGCCGAGGACGTTGTACATCCACCAGCACAGCATCTTCGAGAAGAAGCTCATGCCCGAGCGCGGCGACGCGGCCTGCAATCTGACTTCACGCACCCAGTGGGTAGCCATCGTGTTCTCCTATCGGTTGTTCCACTGGACGTGGACCTTGCTGCCGTTCCAGGGAATGCTGAGACCGCCGTTGAAGTGCAAGTACTCCATCGAGGTCCCGAATGGGATCAGGGCCTGGTAGAAGCCGCTGAGCCGAAGGCTCTTCGGCACTCCACGCGCCTCCATGTGCCCGGTCGTGCGGCACTGGAGCATGGGCTCGATCCTGTAGACGCCCTTGGACCACTGGCTCCACATGCGATTGCCGGTGAAGTGGTTCGTGGAGCCCGCGCCATTCGGCACGGTCGCGGGGCCCATGATGTAGGCGGCGACCTCGACGTTGTTGGACCCTCCGTTGTAGGCCATCATTCGGCCTCCGGCCGAGATCTGCCCGGAGGAGCCGTAGCCCCAGTTAATCGCGCTGTAGGTGCCATAGCCGTGAATCAGAACGCCGGGGTTGGGGTCCGTGGTCGTGCCTGCCGTCGGCGTGATGGCCCCGATGTAGGCCATCATGGTTTGCGAGGCGTTGTAGGTGTCCCTGACGAGAACGACGAAGTGATCGTTGTCCGTCTCGTCACCGAAGGCCCAGACGTTGGCGTAGGCGCCGAATGAGCCGTTGGCACCGAAGACCAGGTTCGTCGTGTTTCGCGTGTCGTTCCAGGCATGCGAGGTGCTGTTCCAGGTGCCGAACGGTCCCATGGCCAACAGGGGATAGGCGGTGACGCCCGTGCCGCACGTGATCTTGACGTCCATGTTCGGCTCGGCCGGCGTGTGCAGGTAGGCCGTGCGAATGACGGCCCACGTGTTCGCGGCCGGAACGGTCGTGGAGCTCCAGAGCCGATAGCTCACGCTGGTCTTGCTGGCGGGGAGCCCGTTCTCGTGCACGCCCCGCAAGATGTCGAGGTAGGCGATCTGCGCGGCGACGTTCACCTTCAGGATGCGATAGATGCCAATCGTCTCCTTCTCCCCGGCGGACCACCCGGCGTTGCCCAGCATCGTGACGTAGCGGCCCTCATCGGCTGAGGTGAGCGTGTAGACGGCCCCGGAGAAGTCAAGCTCGTTCGGGTTGGCCGTGGTTGCGATGTCCGCTCCCGAAGCGACGACGCTGCTCCAGTTCGCGTCGTTGTTGTCGTGGAGCGTCCAGCCCAGCACCTGGGTGGCGAACTCCACGATCCAGCGACTGAACACCAGTCCGCCACTTGCGTCGATCCTCAATCCATTCTGAAAGCGGGCCATCGTCTACCTCTCAGGCGTAGGTACCGTCGTACACGCGCTGCTTGGCGGCGCTCGGCGTCAGGGGCGTCTCGCCGTAGCACTCGTCGTTGGTGAACTGGATCACGGCGACCTCGGAGTCCCGGGAGACGCTCAAGTCCACACCGCCGGTCTCGGCGTCACCCGTGAGAACGAAGCCGGTGACGGTGTAGCGGTAGCCGGATTCGGGCCACGAGATGGGCAGCCAGTAGTGGATGGCCGCCTCGATTGCCACTTGTCTCTCGAGCTCGGTCATGGCCTACTCCTGCACGAGCTCTTGCGAGCCGTCGCTGAAGATGGCATAGCGCTCGGCGCCCATCGCGACGTAGCCGAGATGGATCGGCAGCGTGTAGCCCTCCTCCTTCTCGAACACGGCCGAGAACTCCTCCCCTGGCAGGTGCGAGACGTACTCGTCTCGCATCGCGTTGGCCGCGGCCTCGTCCTCGAAGGGACCCACGAGAGCGCGGTCGAATTGCTCCTCCGGGTCCCGCTTGCGAATGAAGAACCATGGCATGGTCCTGCCTCCGTTCCTACACGCTATACAGCGTGAGCGCGTAGTCGATGAGCAGCGCCTGCGTGCTCAGCTTGTTGATGATGATCGGATTGCCAGCCGAGTCCTTCAGACGTACGCGAGCGCTTCGGCCGAGAACGTCCGAGTACGGCGTGCCGGTGGAATCGCCGTCCATGTTCACCCAGACCGCCGCCGAGTAGATGTTGCCCACGGCCTGCGAGGGCAGCCACAGCCAACGATTTCGAAAGAAGATGGCCTCGCGACCGTTCGGGTCCTTGGCGCACTGATAGGACTCGATCTGGTCCTCGACGAAGCGCTTCGAGCCTCCGGACGAGTCCACCGTGTCCGTTACCGCGTGGATGCTGATCGGCCCGTAGCCGGTCCAGCAGGTCGAGGCGTCCTGGTAGGACGGCTCGCCGCTCGTGCCGCTGCCCGACATGTTGATGAACGCCAGAATGGCGCCAGAGTCGCCGCAGTCCCAGCCTTCAGGCGGACTGCCGCCTCCGAAGAGGCGGTAGAAGATGTTCGCCACGGCGTTGTCGAAGAGCATGTTGCGACCGTGCCACTCACCGACGAGCGGGTGCTCGGTCAGCAACTGCCTGAGCTGCCCGTGCTTGCCAGCCGCAACGAATGCCGCATCGGGCAACTTGCCCGTGTCATGCAGGTAGAAGTCAAAGTGTCCGCAGAACATCGTTGCACCTCACAGAGTGACCGACAGGTCGCCGGAGATGTTGGCGCGGTAGACGACCGCCAAGGCCTCCGTGGGTTCCTTCGCCACCGGCAGTGTGACGCCGGTGTGCGGACCCTCCGGGAAGTCCGTGGCGAAGTCGGAGCCGCAGTAGTACTGGCTGCCGCCGGTGTTCGGCGGAAAGAGCTTGTCGATGGTGGCCTGGAGCGAGCCCTCGGATGCGCCTCCGATGAAGGCGTCGGATCGACTGCCGGCCACCGTGCCGCGGATGACCAAGAAGCCGAAGGTCGTGCGGATGGCCTCGAGCTGCCAGCCGCGCAACACGGGGTTGAGCGCGTTGCAGACGTTGGTCACCGAGAACGGCGCACCGGAGACGTCCGACTGGAAGTAGTAGGTCCGGTAGGCGTGCGCGGTCTTGCACTTGAGCGCGATCTTGTCCACGTTCTTCGTGAACGTCTGCTCCGGCACGTAGCCCCAGATGTAGAACTCCAGAAGCTGCGCGTACCGCGTGGGGTTGTATGCGGTCATCGTTCCGATCCGGAAGCCCTTGCAGCTGAAGCTTTGAGTGAAGGTGTACTCGACGCCATAGGAGCCAGCGTTGTAGATGGCCGCGCCCTGGTCCGCTCCCGAACCGGTGAAGTCGCCGCCCTGACCGGAGGTGAGCCCCACCCAGTCCGGCTCGTAGTCGGGCCGCGGATTGCCGCCGTTCGCGTTCGGGTCCAGGTAGAAGAACCGGAACTTGTTGGGCGCGTAGTCCATGGGCACGTTGGGCGGCATCACGACGCGAACGCCGCGCACGTCGAAGGCGGTCTGCCAGCAACGTCCGAGGACGTGCGGCCCGCTGTCGTCGGCGGAAACCCACTTGTCGCCCTGGTCGAGCACGCCGTCGATGTACTGCTGCCGGACGTTGCCGTCGAACCCGTTCGAGCCGACGTAGGTGCCGTCGTGCCCGGACTCCTGGTATCCGTCGCCGTAGGTGTTCACGTCCTCGTAGGGCGGAGTCGGCGTGGAATAGGGGTACTGGTGCAGACCAGTTCCCTCATGCCGATAGGCGCGGTCCGCGATGCCCTGGAAGCTCGGCGGGAATCCGATGATGGAGCGAACGCCCCACTGGGAATTCGTCTCGGCATCACCCGCGTCGACGCCCCTGGCCATTCCAATGCCCTTGATCGGGAAGTAGTCGATGGCCTTGGCACTGCCCGAGGTGTTCGGCGCGTTGTAGACACCGTCGGGGAAGGAGATGTCCATGAAGCTGCGCGGCGTGCTCTCGGCGACGAGGTTCCCGTGCACGGTGGTGTCGAGGCGAACGCGCGTGGCGTCCCAGACCTGGGCGATGACCCGGTCCTTGTTGTTGGTCGCGTTGAGCGCGTTTCGGATGCGCAGAACCATGCCGATGTCGTCGGAGGTGAAAGAGCCGTTGGCGAGCTTGACCGAGTTCGGGTAGCTCGGGTCGGACGGCCCGTAGATGATGTCCTGTGCGGGGTCGCCGGTGATGGCGCGAATGAGCGCGACGGCCGAGGCGTAGAAGGTGTACTCGATCTCGCGATAGGGCGTCGTGCTCGGGTAGACGCTCGAGAGCCACTTGAAGATCCCGGAGGTGTCGCTGAGTGCGCAGCCGCGACGTCCCTCGTACGGGGTGGCCACATCGGTCGGAATCGCCGAGTTGTAAGCTCCATCGGACTCGTCCCATTCGACACGCGCGTCGCCGAACTTGACCTGGACCGTGTGATCGGCCACGAGGATGAGCGCTCCGAAGGGGTTGTAGGTCGGGTTCACGATCTCGCTGGGCGCGTAGGTGTTACCCGCGTGCCCGCTGAGGAGAAGGTGCATGACGCGCCCGAGGCCTCGCTTGAGCCACTTGTTCTTGACCCAGACCTCCTGCACGACCTTCGCCCGGGCGGGATTCACGCGAAGGGCACCGTCCGGGCCAACCTCGAACATGTCCTTCCATTCGATCGGCGTGCCAGGCACTCGGCCCTTGGGGTCCAGGCGGATCAAGCCGAAAACGCCGCCGAAGCCGGTCCCGCCGGTGAGATCTAGTGTCATCTTCCAACTCCGCTCCAGCTAGTTTCTCTCGCGCCGCCGCCCGCTGGCTTGGACGACGGCGCCGATCTTATCTCAGGTCAGCGCTGACACCAAGCTGATCGCGAACTTGACGCGATGCACCCCTGACAGCTTGGAGACGTTGACCGCGATGTCATTCGTCAACAATTTCTTACCGTTATCCGGCGTGTGCGAGTAGCACAGGGTCGTGTCGATCCGTACTTCGGCCTTCCAGAGCGCTCCCACGATGAAGGCGTCGAACCCCGGGCCCTCCGAGGCGACGCCGTACTTCAAGATGGCGGTGTTTGAGTCCTGCACGCTCGTGATGAAGTTCACGAAGTTGTTGATCGGGTTCGTCGCTCCGGCGATGCGCAGGGGGAGGCCCGCGTCCGCCTCCGTGAAGTTTCCATCCGGAGCGATGATCGCCGACAGGTCGTCGCCGCCGTAGGCCACCCTCGGGTCGTACAGGCCGTCCTTCTTGCTGGAGAGCAGGAAGGGCCCAGTCTCGTCCGCGAGCGGGCCCGGTTCGAGCTCCGCGTCCTGCGGGCCGAACAGGGCCTTGATGTACGGGTAGCCGTTGTTGATGCTGGCCGAGCCGGTGATCTTGAGCTGGCGTCCGATGTCGGGGGCCGTGAAGTTGCCGTTCACCAGGTGCACGCGCTTCGTGCTGACCGTGAGCGTGTCCGCGGCGTCGCCGGCGATCTCTCGGACGATAGGGCCGAGAGGGAACCTGAGCGACCTGGTGAACGTGCCACCGATGACTCGTAGGGCCGCATAGCGCCCCTTGTCGGACGGTGGAGGCTGGGCACCCCAGAGCTTCAGGTTGTCGCGAGGTGCACTCCCCACGACCGTCGTCGTGGCGTTGGTGAGCTTCGGGTTGAGCAGCGCGGAAAGCTCGTCCGCGTCGTAGAAGCCGGCGTCGCCGGGCATGAACGTGATGGTCACCGGGGCATCCCAGGACCACACGCCTCCGGAGTAGACCGTCATCTGATACCTGAGCGTGTCGCCGGAGTAGATCCGATACGGCGGGTAGCTCTCGCACACGAGCGCCGGGTAGTTGCGCGTGGCGCCCGTGTCGGCGCGGGGCAGAACCTCCTGGAACTTGAGGGAGGCGTTGGCGGGCAGTCCGGACACACGCCTTGCCACGGGCATGCCCGATGGCTGCCACAGGCCGGCCGCGATGCGCACCATGTAGATGTCGGTCAGGTCGACGTCCTGATAGACTTCCACCCGGTCGCCGGTCCGCACGTTGTGGATCTCGGCGCCCTCCGAGCCCAGGACGTAGACGTGTCGCTCGTCCTGGGGCGGGTACTCGGTGGGCGCAAGCCGGCCCTCCGTGACCCCGTAGCGGTAGATGAATGGGTTGAAGTCGGTCATCGTCCTCTCACATCTGCCGGTACATCTCGAACTGGTCGATGAAGCCGCGAGCGCCCGAGATGCTGGACATGAAGTACCAGCCGCCGTAGCCACCGGCCATCGGGCTCGACTCTGAGTTGATGCCGAGTGCGTCGTCGATGAAGTCCGTCATGCCTGGGATGGCCTCCCAGTTGGGGCTGGTGACCGGATAGGTCTCCAGGTCGTTCTGGAAGCACTTCAGGACGACGTCGCCATTCGGATTGACGATCACGTCCAGGCGAAGATGCAGCCAGGTCTCCCAGGTGAAGGTCTCCGACGAAGTTCGCAGCGTGGTCGTCGCCTCCTCGTCGAGGCCCGCGCTGAGGGCGACCTTGGCCAGCACGATGGCCGAGGGGTCGTTGTCGGACAGGCCCAGCACGTAGGCCTTGTCGTCCTCGGTCGTGGCCTGCAGGCACATGAAGAGCCCGGTGGAGAATCCCACGGCAGCCACCGAGCGCCCACGTTGGACGGCGCCGCGGACGGAGCCTCCGGTGGCGTTGGCCTCGTCGTCGCGCAAGGGCGCGAAGCCCGAGGCGTTGTAGTAGAGACCGACGGTCTTGTCCCCGGTCACCTTGGAGTTGAACCCGAAGATGAAGTTGCCGCCGCCGTTCGGTGGGGTGAAGCCAGCCGTCACGCCACGCGCGATGTCCGCTGCCGCCGCGCCGAAGATTCCGAAGTTGCTCTCAGCCATGATGACTCTCCATCAAATCGTGAGCGTGAGGGTCCAGTCTTCTTCCTCGAAGGTATCCTTACAACCGAGGTAGCCGCGCACACCGATGGTGCCCGTGCCGCCGCTGATCACGCTCGCGCTCGTGATCTGGCGCATGCCACCCCATCTCTCAGCGAAGCCCGACCGCGTCGCCGTAAGACTCGGGCTCATCGCGAAGCAGTCGAATAGGTAGTCGCCGGCAGCCTCTCCACCATCGAGGACGATGTAGCAATGGTCCGAGTCCCCGTCTGCATTCACGAAGTTCACTTGGACGATCGCCGAGCCGACGATTCCGCCACCGCTCACGATCTTGACGCAGACGTCGGGCGAGAAGCCCAGCTGCACAGGCAGCGGGTCGGCGTAGACGGTGGTCCTGGAGCCCCCGATGACGAAGTTCATGAAGCCATAGGTGTCGATGCCGCCGTACTCCTCGTGGTCCGTGACCTCGTACTGGCCCATGCCAGAGGCGTAGAGCTGCCGCGTCGGTGGGATGGGGGTGACTAGGAACCGCCACTCGCTCCCGTCCCAGTATCGTGTGGCGCCCTCCTCGTTGTCCTTCCAGCCACTCTCGAAGTTTTCGGTGATCCCTAGCAACGTGCGACCGTTGCGAAAGCGCCACTCTTCGTTCGTGATGTCCCAGAACTCTGCCACGAAGCGCTCGTTGTACCAGGTCCCACTCGTCCCCGGGAGCTTCCAGCCGTGTTCGAACCGCTCTCCGCCCGGGATGGCCTCCTCGATCATGATGTCGGACAGGTCGCCCAGGAACTCCTCGTGACCGGTCTTCCAGGACGGCGGCGTGCCGGCGCCCCACTTGATGTTGCCCCAGCCGGTGACGGGCCAGGGGCTGGTGAAGCCCCAGCCACCACCGCCGCCCACGCCCCAGTCTACCGTGACCATGTCGATCTGGCGCTCCTGGCGCTCGGGGAACGGAGGGTAGTCGAAGGTGTACGGCAGAATGTCTGGGATGGCCCAGCCGCGTTCGAAGTTCTCGTAGCGCAGGTCGCGCACGAGCATCTGCTCGAGGTCCGAGTTCTCGAAGGCGAACCTGGCGTCCTCGACGGTAGGTCCGTAGCTGGTAGTGGCCAGGTGTGCGTTGAACTTGGCCTTGAGGTGGTTGGCGAGCGCCACCATGGTGGCTTCGTTGTAGCATTCACCCAGCGTCGGCCTATTCAGCACGTCTTCCTTGTCGTGCACGCCGAGCAGGCCCCACATGGTGAAATGCCCGATCGGGTTCGTGCCAGTCCCGGGGAAGCCGTCCCAGTAGAGCAGGACGCTGAACAGGTTGGTGAAGCCGATGGCCTGCACCAGATCGTCGGGGGCCGAGAGCGGGATGAAGTTGTCAGTGTCCAGCGAGAGGTGCACGTAACCCGTTGTCTGGATGTGCCCCTTGAACTGCTCCCATAGGTCGGAGATGAGCGCGCGCTGCGACGGCCAATCACCGACGGTGGCATCGGGCGCGGTCACCACGTTGACGGTGTCGGGCTCGGAGTGCACATGGTGGGGCAGGTTCCAGTACTCCTCGAAGTCCTCCCATGGATCCCAGCTCCAGAGAATGAGCCCCGTGGAGTAGTAGTCCTCGCCCCAGATGGATGAGCCCCAGAAGCTGTCGCCTGGCCCGTAGGTCTCATCGAACGCACCGATGCGCTCGTCGGAGGAGACCGTGTCGACGCTCCAGTCCTCCGCCGTGCCTTTGGCGACGCCCCGGAGCTCGAAGGAGAAGTTCCCCTCTGGAGCCCAGGTATCGTCACCCCATATTTCGGTGCCCCATGCCATCGCTTACCCGATCGGAGTGAGCAGCGCGTGGATGCCCATCGTCTGGACGTAGAAGCTCGCCAGGGGCACATCGACGGAGCTGAAGCACCAGACGTAGAACGGACCGTAGGTCGGGCTTGGCGGGTTCCACGTGATCTGAGACTCGCCCCAGACGGGCGCGTCGCCGTAGAACCAGCACTCCCAGTCGAACACGAGGCCGGTGTTGTTCTGCACACTCACGTAGAGGTAGCCGGTCGCCGCCGGGTTGTCGCAGAAGCCGGAGGCGCACATGTGCACCATGTAGGGCTTCTGCTGACTGGGCATGGTGAAGGCCGAGACGTACAAGATGTCCAGAGAGTTCCAGTCGGTGCGCAGGTAGCCATCTCCAGGCACCGGCGTGGGAAAATGGTTCGGCGGCCAGAAGCCCCAGACGGGGAAGTAGTGCACACGCGCCACGAGGGCGTTCTGGATCTCGCGCAGGCAGCCGGCGGGCAGCATGCTGTCGTCGCCCACGAGCTGCGCGACCGAGTCCAGCTTGTTGCGCATCGTGTGGATCTGGCTGACCCTGGTGTCGTCCACGCCGTCGACGAGCGTCGGCTGGTCAGTCGCGACGACGTCCTGCGACGTCGGGTAGTGAGTGGTCCACTCCTTGATTGCCATGATCCGCTCCTACAGGGCCGAGCCGGTGTCGGCGTCCGTGATTGTCATCGTGTACAGCTTGGGAAACTCGATCGGCAGCAACTGCACCGATTGCCTGAGACCGTTCAGCAGCAAGCCCTGCTGCCCCTCGTCCACCTTGCGCACGCCGTCCACGTCCCGGATCACGTTGAAGACGTCACTCCACGCGAGCTCCGGAGTGGGCAACGAGGTCCCGGGCTCGTAGACGCCCTGCCAGTGCACGTCCTGCAGCAGCAGGTTGGCACCGAAGTCGATGTCCGGGTTGTTCGTGCCGTCCTCGAGCTGCGCCGCGAAAAAGTCCTTCAGCGCGGTGCGAATCGCCGCGGCTACCGTGGCCCCGACGTAGCCGCGCTTCAGATAGATGCGCGTGCTGACGCTCACGTTCTTGAACACGCCCACCACGGTCTCGAAGGAGAACGTGATTGTGGGTGGCTTGTTGTCGATGATCTCGTCGTAGACCTCGGAGAGCAGGGACGACGACGGGGCAGCGGGCTCGATCCTGCCAGACGAGAGCTTGGTGCCCTGGGCCACGACGTACAGCCGACCCGTGTTCTCGGGGATGCCGGCGTACTCGTTGCTGGTCGCCATGAGAGCGCGGGCCACGCCGCGCACGCTGGTCGCCACGGTCTCGAAGTCCTCGCGCGTCACCGTGCGGTTGAGCACGCGGAGCGAGGCGGGTGCCTCGACTCTGGCCTCATCGAGCTCCATGCGTTCGGCCCCTCCGCTCGTGGCAGACAGGTTCTCGACCGTGACGTTCGCCGAGCTCCCGTCGCCGAAGAGGAGCGTCTCGTCCAGGATGGAGATCTTCCCGGCCTCGACATTGCCGCTGGTGCCACCGCCGACCTTGTAGCCGATCTTGATCTCACCCTGGGGAATGGCTCCCACGGCGCCGTTGCCGAAGCGAACGTGGGCGCGATCCAGATGGTCGACGAGCACGATGAACACACGGTCCGTGGACTTGTAGCCCAGGAACGACTCCACGCGCTCGTAGTCCCCATTCACCGCCGAGAGCCCAGTCCACAGCGTGGTGCCGGTCCAGTCGCACTCGTCGATCGAGCCGTCGAGAAATGGGGTGTAGCTCAGGACCAGCTCTTGATTCGGCTCACCCGTCGAGTAGAAGGTCTCGTACTGGCGCGTCGATTGCTCCACCTCGACCGCGACCGAGGAACCACCCGCGGGGATCTCCTCGTCCTCGGTGGTCTGGAACTCGACGGGCTCTTCCGGATCCGCCGTTCGCAACCGCGTGCCGCGTGGGATGGGAAGCTCGCTCGAGGAGTTCACAGGATTGACCGTGAAGGTCACGCTGCCCGTGGCCGCGCCGGCCGACGGCATGGTGAAACCGATGAGCTGGCCGAGCCTGATCATCGAGATGCGCTGCGCCAGCGTGGGGATGAAGCACTCTCCTGCCTGGTTGTCCTGGTAGAAGTGCAACGTGTCCCCGACGAAGCAGAAGAGCTCGACGAGGATGTTGCCGAAGTTGGCCACGTTGAAGTCGGTCCAGTCGGGAAACACCGAGCGGATCAGGCCCTGCAGACGCAGCTTCAGGCTATCGAAATCCCGATCGGAGAAGTCGATCGAGCTTGGGATGATGCTGGTTGTCACAGCGCGACCTCCTGCGAAACCGGGCCGATCAGCACGTTATTCTCGCTGGGCGTCGCCCCCGACACAACAGCCCAATTCACCCGGACTCGAATCACGTTCTGCGTGTAGCTACCCTCCTCGGCTGCCTCGATTGTGGCCGAACAGGACGATACGGAGACACGCGGCTCCCAGTCCTGCAGGGCAGACGCGACGAGCAACGCGATCTCTTTCGCCAAGGCCTGGCTGTTCCCGTGGTGCCGATAGTGCTCCAGGTCGATACCGAAGTCAGGGCGCCACGGTAGCTCACCAGGCCGTGTGCCCAGGATTTGCGCGATGCAAGAGCGAACGAGCGCCTCGCCCTCGGCGGCCACGAAGTCGCTGCTGGCCAAACGGCGCAGTGGCCACGTGAGACCGTAGCCGAGGATGTTGCGACGAAACGCTTTGGATTCGCGCATGGCTCAGTTCTCCACCGTGATGTCGAGAATCTCAGGCATCGTGAACGACTGGCCCGTGACCGCCTTGCCGAACTGCTCGATGACGATCAAGATGTTCCTGATCGTAGTGAGCGCGGTGACGAGCGGCCCGAGTGGGATGAAGCCGGTGACATCTGCTGAGCCCAGACTGTCCGTCGCGCCGCCCATGGCCGCCTGCCACTCCGCCACCTTCTCGTCCGCCCCCGGAATGAGCGTGGCGATCGATTCCATGATGGTGAAGATGAGCCCGGTCAGCTTGCCGATCAGCTGGATGACCTGCATGATGCCGGCCATCTCCTGGTTCAAGTTCTCCCTGGCGCACTCGCCGATCTCGAGGAGCGTGTCGTCCTGCGTGCGCTGCGCATCGTCGAGGACCTGCTTGATCTTGCTGATCTCCTTGTCGATGATGGTGAAGACGTTCAGGAGGTCGTCGACGAGGTAGCGGATCAACACCACGATGTCCACGATCATGCGAATGTACGGCATGGGCGGGACGAGAGCGATGAGCGCCGCCAGGGCCTTGAACAGCTTCTCGAAGCACTTGATGAGAGGCCCGGGGCTCAGCGTCATGAAGCACTTCGGAACCGCGGTGACACAGGTCACGATGGCCTGAATCATGTCGACGAGCTTAATGATGCTGTTGATCGGAGCGAGTGCCGGCGAGAGGCTGTTCAAGAACTTGAGCAGCAGCGACGAAGGGCGCGGCATGCTCTCGACGCTGTCGCGCAGATAGGCGAGCTCACCCATCCCAGGCAAGGTCAAGGTGAACTTGTCCGGGATCTCAGGGAGCTTCACGCAGACGACGGCGGCCATCTCACTTCATCCCCGGAGTGATGCGCCCGCCACTCTCCTGCGCGGACACGAGCGAAGAGCCGCCGAAACCCTGCTTGAAGACGCTCTTCGTCGTCATCAGGCCGGTCATCACCTCGATCATGGACAGGTTCAGCTTCATCTCGATCGGCGCGCCGCGGTAGTCGAAGCGCTCGTAGTCGATGTCGAGGGTCTCGAGCACTCCGATGAAGTTGAACTCCGCGTGCGGCCAGATGACCGAGACGAGCGGCGGAGCCTTGCCGAGCCCCGACGGAACCATCAATGATTCAAACCAGTTGCGCCACGTGAGCAGGTCCTCCGGCTTGACCGACTCGTCCATGTCGCCCTCGGTCTCGTTGCGTCGCTTCAGAATGTGCAGCGAGAGCCAGAGCTCCATCGAGAGCTTGCGCGAGCCGGTGCGCACGTACTGCACGACCTCGTGAGAGAGCCCGAGCACGGGTCGCAGCGAGTAGTGCGCCTGAACGGTCTCCTTGACCGAGGTCGGATTCACGATCGCCTGGCACTCGCCCTTGAACGAGGACTCGCCGGCCCGCTTGGCGCGAAAGGTCAGCAGGTACCGCGGGTCAATGAAGGGCTGGAAGCTGTCTGCCATGTTCAACCCTCAGATCGCCAGGCCCAATGCCGATACCGGCCGGTTCTTGAGCGTCACCCCAACGCCGTCGATCTGGACGCCGGGGGCCTCGATGATGATGCTCTTCAGTGCCTTGAGATGGATGGAGCCGTCCTTGGCGTCCATCTCGATCATCGTGCTCCCTCCCAGCGTCTGCAACACGATCTTCTGCTCGGTCGCGGTGTCCTTGACGTAGATCTCGAACGTCTCCGTCTCGGCAAGGACGCGGACGTTCGGCGTCTCCTTGGCCGACTCGCCCTGGACCGCGTTCGGTGTCGCGGCCGTGCCCTTCACTTGTGGATAGTGCGCGCTGAAGTAGAACGGCTCCTCGAGCTTGCCGTGGATGAAACCGACGAGCACCAGCGCGTTCACGCGCGGGACGAAGAAGCCGCCCTTGCTGTTGTAGCCGGAGCCAGCCATGCCGATGGGGTACGCCCACTCGGTCTCCTGGCGCGTCACGCCGGCGACGAAGGCCTTCACACGTCCCATCTTCAACGGGTCTTCGTTCTTCGTGACCTTGCCCCAGTAGAGCCCGTTGTAGGCCCCCGCGGCAATCTCACGATCCATCTCGCTGCCAAAGCCAAACTGGTCCACGTCTCTTTACCTCACTTCGGCCCTGGATTGCGCATGTGCGACGTCGTGCTGCCCCTGTAGAACAGAGGCGTGCCTGGCCGCGGACCCTTGGGCTTGTTCGGGTCGGTCTTGCGCTTGGCCTTCGGCCGAATCAGTTCGCCGTGCTTGCCTTGCTTCCACACACCTCCAGCCTGCGCGTGTAGCCCGACGTTGGTCCCGGTCCTCTCGTCGTAGACGTAGACTGGAAGGATCGGACCACTCGGGCCTCCACCCTTCTTGACATCCTTCATGGTCATGAGGGTCGTGTAGCCCTCTCCGTCGATGCGATGCTCGACCTCCGTCACGATCCAGATGCCGTCGATGATCGCCGAGAAGTTGTCGAGGACCACGGCGTCGCCCTCGAAGATGAGTGGGTTGCCGACCGTCGTCAGCTTGATGGTCCACTTCTTGTGCGCGTGCTCCCACATGCGCCTGGTTGTGGACTCGAGTAGCCGCGACGATACGTCGGACACGAGATCCGTGGGATTGATCACGTCCGGCACCTTCTGCGTGCCCGACGGGGTGCCGCCCGCGCCCTTGATCGGAAGGCTGCTTTGTCCTGTGTCGAGGGCCCACATGCCGGTGTTCGTGCCGGTCAGCGTGTGGTAGACGAACTGACCCAAACGCGGGTTGATGGCCTTGCCCTTGACGTTATTCGCGTTGAGCGCGTAGTCCCCCTCGACGTTGAAGGACAGGACATCCGGCCCCTCGAAGTAGCTGATCACGTCGACGGGCTTGACCTGCCAGTCGAGCCGTCGGAAGTGAAAGCCGTCCTCGGTGGCAGAGAACCAGAATCCGCGCTGGACGGCCAGCTTTCGCAAGAACTGCATGGCCGTCTCGCCGTCGGGGATCTGCGACTCGGAAACCGTCTCCTCCTTGGGCCCACCGCCCGAGCCCATCCCGAGCCCGGTCTGGATGTGAATCTGGTCATCACGGTAGCCGGCCCAGCGAGCGATCTTGCGCGCCATCTCGGAGATGCGAATCGGACCCTTGGAGTTGAGGTCGTTCTTCTCCGGATGCAGGTGCATGATGTGCTTGTGCAGGTGCATCTCCATGAGCACCGTGCCGTACACATCGGGCCGCGGGGAGTCCGGCTCGCGTCCCGGGTCGCGCATCGCCAGCGCCTTCACGCTCTTCACGGGGGCAGTGAAGGCTCGCGACATGTAGCCGTCGTAGCCGAAGCTGACCCTGAGCTTCAGACCGACGGCCATGACGAGCGGGTTGAAGACCTTGCCCGAGGAGTTGTCGAACTCCATGTTGATGCGAGGCACCTGGCCCTTGCCCTGGCGCGACACGTACTGAAGCTTCATGAGCGCGCCCTCGAGGATCGACGACGACAGGCTCTTCGTGCCGGCCACGACCTCGATCTTCCACACGGGCTTGAGGGTGTCGATGCTCGCCAGACCCACGGCTACACCTCATCCTGCACGCCGTCGGTGACGGACATGAGCCAGTCCTGCACCACGTTCTGCGGCGGGATCACGACGACCGAACCTGGAGTCAGCACGATGGTCGGGTCGTTGATCGGCTCGGGCTGGTAGTCGGCGATGATCCACCAGAGCCTGGCCGGGTCTGGGAAGCCCTTGAAGTAGAACTGCGCCAGGTTCATCAGCGTGTCGCCGAGCTGAACCTTGTGCAAGGTCTCTCCGAGGCCGCCGACGTACCAGGGCCGCGGGCGCAGGCTGTAGTAGAGCACCGAGTCATCCGAGCGCCGGATGACCGTGGAGTGCTTGTACCGACTGTATTCGCCGTACATGTGCTAGCCTCCACCGCCGCCCGCTGCCACGCTTCGACCGGCGCCCCACTGGCGCAGCAAGTACTCCTGAGCTTGCGTCGAGATCGACTCCTCTCCAATCTGGTTGTTGACGTTGATGTTGATCTTCTGGTTCTTGAGAAGCTCGTTCGTCGCCGCCGTGTTCGTCGCGATCGTCTGCAAGGTCCCCTGCGGTCCCTCGCCGCCCTTGGTCGGTGGCGGGACCGGCCCGGTGGCGGCGAGCATGGTCTCGGCGGTCGGAGCCTTGCGCCCGGCGCCGATGTCGAGCCACTCAGCCCACTTCTTGATCGTGCCACTGAGGGCCGGCAGCTCGTACGCCATGGCGCCCTGGGCCTCGGT